CTTTTTGTTCTAGTCCCTCTTCATAGAGTATGTAATAACACTCATTTTATCACACCTTCAATTCTTTTTGAACTCGTCCTTGATTTTATCGTTCTGAATGTCCATCTCTTTGACAGCGGCCTCAATCATTGTCTCGATGGTCGGAGTGATCTTCACACCCAGACGCTCCAGAGCCTCCATAACGTATTTCTTCTTGTCTGCCTTTTCGATAGCGCCGGTTGCGCCCAGCTTCTCTGCGGCACGAACAGCGATCTGCACCAGCTTGTACACACCGATCTTCTTCAGATATGGGATACCATAGGCCATAAAAGCAGTACCAGCGCAAGCAATAACCAGGCGGACGATAACAGAAACCAGCTCATTGATAATATCCATCATAATAAACCTCCAAAATAAAAAAGCCCGGGGGCACGAAGCTCCGGGTTAGTTCGTAATATTCTTTGTGTTGTTCTGACCATCGATCAAATAGTTCTCAAGTGCAGCCTTGGCCTCCTTCATTGGCTCGATCGCATTGCCGTCGATACCGTGACTGAGGAGTGCAAGCAGAGCCTTCATGGTGACATTGTTGCCTTGCTCACTGTGGCCGATACGCTGTTCTGCTTCGAGGATCTTGCGGTCATGTACTTCCAGCGTAATACTGTTTTCTTTCTGGTGCTCTTCTAAGGAGACCAGCTTGGATTGAAACAGGTCGAGCCTGTCTTTATCTGCACCTAGTTTTCTATTGATCTTCTCAATCTCTGCATCGTGGGCATTCAGTCGCTCGTTCTGCTTGTCATCCGGGGCTTTCGCATGATTGATTGCCTTTATGATAACAGCGATAGCGGCTGAAATAGCAGTGATGCCACCACAGATGCTCAGTAACATGGTCTACAGCTGCTGTATGGTAAAAGAATAGACGTGAGGTGCGGCATTCAAACTTCCTATCATGTCTTTTCACCACCATTCATACCACTGTCTGTGTTTTTGGCTTTCAGTGTTTCATTGATCGCGGTCAGTTGTGTAACAATAGCGTTCAGTGCTGTCACGATTTCTTTGCCGGTCTCGTCTAATAACAGCGGCTTTAAGATTTCCTGCGCCATAATTCCTCCTTTCAATTGACAAAATACTATCAACGTGATATAGTGAGAGCAGTACAAACCCTCCATCGGGCTAGTACAACCTCATTTCTATGAGTTGTTGCGTGAGTTAGAGTCTCTGTGATGTAGCCATCGTCACAGGGGCTCTTTCTCTTTATGTGCGTTTTCCGCCATCACATACAGTACGCCAATGATAATGCGGTCGCTCTTCATGGAATAGAATGTAACGTATCCAATCGTCAACAAAAATACACAGCAGTGCAAGGAAGAACTATAGCACCGTAAAAGGCAAGCAAATCTGACCAAGGAAATTGAACGGCAGGGAAGAGTAATCCCAGATATGTAAGCCAAGCATCAAATTCAGCGGGATACCAACCACAAGCTCCATAGCAGTCACAAAGATCGCTCCAACACCAGCCTGTTTCCAGAGCGGCATTTCCCATGGAATATAGTTGTTCAGTCCGCCAATTACAAGGAAGCAGATACCGCCAACAACAGCCATCGTCCAATGGGAATGTCCGCGCCACAGAATCTCAACGCAATAATAAAGGCACCCTCCGATCAAAAAGAGGATGCCGCATTTGATTAGTTCACGAAGTTTGTTACTCATTCTGCCACATCCTTATCTGCGTGAAGATCCAAATATTCTGCTAGTACAGCATCATAACTGATTTCAATAGCATCTACCTCTGCACTGGTCGTACATGCCTTGATGTCGATTTCTATTTCCTGCTGATGAGACACGAACGGTTTAACATACGTGCCAATCGCAAGTGCCAGTGCGGCCAGATCATCATAAGTCCACTCCACACATTCATCGCCTGTAGAGTTCCAAGTCAGTTTAAAAGGTTGCCCGGCGGCTGTAGAGATCTGATATAGGGCAAGGTTGCTTGTAAGGAGAGCTTGCTTTTCACTGGTGACACTGTAATACTTGCCATCTGTCCACTGGATAGGATGCAGAGACAGGAAGGTGGAGAGAGCAATTTTTGACTGAGATATTTTACTTGTTTTGAGAGATTCAAGCTTCATATCCTCTGAAGGAACTGGTTCATGCTGTTGCACTTCATAACAGTCGTCTAAATCAGCAATCATCCAGTAGTAATCACCAGACACCGCAGTCTCGTTATGTTTTGTCACGGCGGCAACAACAACACTATACACGTCACATTCTGTTTGTGTTTCAACGGGTTTCTTTACTTGATAGCCAATTACAACATCTTCAATAGAGGGAAGAATAGGTGGTTCTTCAACTGGCTCATTAGGGGTTTCGCTTGGTGCTCCTGTCTCCTCATTCTTTTCGATTTCTTTCATTTCATCCATACATATCACCTCTTACTTCCATCGTCCAATTGCAATATATTCCATCGTATTATTTTCACTTCGCAGAGTAACACCAGTGGTTGATTTACCACCAATTGCATAGTTTTCCCAGCTGCTACTTTTCTATTCACTCATACCAATGCGATAATCTGTGTTGGCAAAAGCTGCGCCAAAACTAGAAAATGAGTTATTGCCACATGAACCCCAGCATATCTGGGTGCCGTCATCAAAACGAACGTAATTCCAGCCAGAGGCGGAGACGCCATTTCCAAGCCAACTTTTCAAAACATCCTTATTGACATCCTTAATCTTCGTACCGTCGTCTGTATAGCCTGCAATGTGCGTCAGATTCGACGTGTTAAGGCCGTCGCCTGCATAGCCGATTCGAATTGTTCTATTTCCATTGTTGTAATCCGTAACTCCCCCGTCTATATTCGCTGTAATGATAGAACGATTCACACTTACACCTGGATAAGACGTTGTAGGGGAAACACTTTGATCGTTGTTTGTATATGTACTTGTTTGCAGTTGCCAGTTTGCATCCCAATCTGCATAAAGTCTATATTGACCACCACCACGTAGCCAGAAAACTGCAACAGAACCATTTCCCATCTGGCTATATCCTGCTGGATTTGCGCCAGATGTTACCCAACCGCTATCGTTATTCAAACAGATACTATGCATATGTGTTGTTCCCTAACCAAATGCAGTGACTAACAAGTCAAGATTTACAGTAAATCCAGCGCTGTGGGTACTCCAAGATGGTTTTGAGCCGCTATTTAGTTGGACGTTGCATTTGATATGGCGTAGTCCACTATATGGAATGGTATTCATACTAACAACCGGATACCATGTGTTTTGGTCAAGGCTCGTTAAATTTACCAACTGTGCTTTATCAAACAGTGTTTCAGTTGCAAAATTTGCAGTGCCATTTAGATTTGCTGTAATTGTAGCAGGTTGTCCTTCCGCTTTAATGACATCTAATGTACCATCGTCATAAGCAACCATACGAATATTATAATCTTTATAATTGGCACCAATATCTTCTGCATGAAAATCAACATATTTACCGACTTCTATAACACCATCATCACCAACTGCAGGAATTACATTCTAATAGCCTGTACTTCTCGAACTGACATCGTAACCTTTCAACTTCATTGCATTCAGCGCATCGCCACCCGGTTCAGGAGAACCAGCGTAATTGTGTGTATGTCCAGTAGCAGCATATAACGTATCTGTCATACTCTTGATCCAGTTCCATAAAGCAGCCAGCGGTCTGCGGGTATACTTCGTAGTTGCACTACCATCATCACTCGTAACTGTAGCGCCAACCATAACAGTGTCAGCATCCTCAACAGCGTCAGCACTCGTCTCCAGTGTATCTACCAATTCGCCCAAGTCATGCGTATGATCGGCAGGGGAGACACCCTCTGCGGCCAGCTCGTCACTTGTCATTTTATCTGCTGTCGCCACATGACCTGTGTTATCCACACTAATGCGATATAGTCCAGCCTGTTTTGCTTCGTATACCGGGTGAGTATAATTGTTAGCACCCGCTTCAATACCATCCAGCTTTGCCTTATCAGCCGAGCTCATCAAACCATTGTTTTCAGTAGTAGCTACATTAGGGTCGCTTAAACTAGCAAGCTTCTTTTTTTCTTCTGTTGTATAGTCGTTGCTGGACAGGCCGAATCCTTCGATTTTATCTACCTTTGTACCGAGCATAGCCTCGATCGTTTTCCAGAGGTGAACCGCACCCGCTCTGTCTAGCCAACTTTTCTTTTCGTCACTCATCGATATGTGATCGCCTCCTTATAAAACGTTTTATTTGCAATGCGTTGTTTATATCAGTTTGCGGAATTTGAATGTAAATGTGGAAGATGTATCTGCGGCCATAGAACCTTTGATTTGAAGTCTTAAACCAACCCCTTCGGAACGGCCAGAACGAATTGTCCTAAGATAAAAATGTTGTCCGTTTGTAGAATGACCAGAACAATGTAAACCTATATCATCTGCATTATCGCTGTTTGTCTCTTCAGCATACCACTGGGCAACTCCACAAAATACGTCTCCCCAAATATTGCAATACGGGGTCGTATCGGCACAAAACTGTATAACATAAGTTCCAGATGGCAAATCAGTTGAATGGATACCAGTATCTTGCCAATCCGTTGTGATCGTAAGTGCTGAAGTCTTAATTGTCACCACATCTGGAATCACTTCACTTGCTATCTTGCTCTTAATCCAGCTCCACGATGCACTTAGTGGCTTGCGGTGATACCCGGCTGCACTCGTATTCATCACAACTTCGTCAGAATCTGTGGGGGGGGGTAAGAACCGTATTGAGGTTGGACGGGATGAACTCACTATCAACACCAATATTCATATTTCCTAAAGCCATAATTCGTACCTCCTTTAAGCTGTAGCAATTTTCTTCCAGTCGCCCCATGAAGTTGTGCCTTGACGATAGTAAATGTTACCATTGCTAAAAGCGAATTCAAAGGAACCACCGCCTGTGTCATCGTACCAAGAAGATAAACCAATCAAAAACGCACATGAATGACCACTTGACAGCCCAATTTTTTCACTAAGCTTCAAACCACGAAAAATCAGCCGACCGTTATAGTCGTTTCTATCAACGCCATAATAATCAGACGGAGAAGTATTATCATTTCGATTATCTCCTTCAGGGTAAAGGTCATTATGTATGTGAGTGGCAGGGTTAAATTCAGATGGTTTATTCTGCACTTCACTCCATTCAGGGAGCGTTTTGTTTCCGCTATTCATTTCTCCTAGTGCCATATAATCCTCCTTATCGCACGATATACCACTGTGCTGTGATTGCCGCAGACGGGATATTCTTCGCCCGCAGACGCAAATACCCATCAAAGCTCTCTGTATTCGTAAACTGAGCTTTCGCAGCAACACTTGTACTGATAGGAGCCACATTTACATTCACGATGTCATTCGCAGTCATACCAGAGCAGGCGATATCCACATAATTGGAGAACCCGGGAATCGTACTATCCGTCTTCCAGTTCGTGATGGGGATCGTAAACATATGAGGAACGACCACATCGGCCTTACCAGTCAGCTTCTCGTCCATCTCGGTCTCTGTGTAATAGCGCTCATCATGGGTATGGTCAATATCGCTTTTTCCGCTCAGTTTTGTATTGATTTCGTCCTTTGTAAAATACGTGTCATCGTGGTTATGTTCTGTATTTGCTTTCTTCGCCAGAGCATTACCAACAGCTTTGGCATCGGCGGCGAAATTCTCTTTTGTCAGGGTCTTGTCCACTGCAACAGAATCCAGCTTCAACTTGTCCAGCTCTGTGCGCACATTGGTCAGCCCGGTATCAGCCGATTTTGCAATACTCAGCGCCTCAGAGATCCTGGTACCGGTCACCTTTGCATCAGCAGCACGTCCGGATACAGTCAGTGTCGCATCCACAACAACCTGCGGCGTAGGCAGGGGATTGCCGCTATCATCGACCATGCCGCCAGTAATCGCATCGATCTCGTCATTCGTCAATGCAGCCAGCAGTTCATCCGGGTGCGGGGTATCAATCGTGATATCGCCCGTCTTACCAGTTGTCACTGTGGTCACACCACCGCCAGCGATTTTAATTTTATCCTGTGCCGTACCATTCAGGATTAGATTGATATTAACTTCGCCATTGACTGCATTTTTGTCGGCTTCCAGTGTGAATTTTGACGGGTTCAAAAGAATCCAGTCATCGCCACTATAAACGTACAAGCTGTCTGGACGCAAGTAGTAAATCTTATTAGACAAAGGAGCCAGCGGAAGCGAGCTTACGATCTCCAAGTCTTTGCTGATTTGAATTCGTCTTGTGCCGATATCTCGATAAGTGCTTCCAGTATCAGTACATACGATCAGTTGGCCGTCAATCACAGGAGCTTGATCCAGCTGAGACTGTGCGACCTCGCGTAATGATAAATTTGCCATACTCAACTCCTTTGCTTAATAAGATTCACCACACAGCGTCATTGCCATGTGGTGAAACAAATCAATTAGCCATCAAGAGATTTCCAAGTGATAGCGCCTTCCAGCACCTGTACACGGCCATCCATGGTGGTATTCAGACCGTCTGCATAAGTCTTTGCACTAGCCAGAGCAGCATCAGCCTTAGTGGTTGCATCAGCAGCGGCAGTAGAAATCGCCTCATTCTTAGCAGCGGCCAGTTCGTCCTGAGTGGGCTTTGCATTCCAAGCGGCGCGCTCGTCGGCAGTGATATGCTTTACAGCATCCTTAATATGCTCGTCCAGCTTGTCATTAACGACCTTGACTTTTGCGTCTGCTTCAGCCTTGGTGTAAGCGTCCGGCACCGCAACATACAGACCATCTTCCTCAACGGTGATACTGTTATTGCCCTTTGTAGACACACGCACATTGACAGAGATCTTATTGTCATCAGAAACAGTGACCTCAGCAGTAGGAGTGACTACACCAACATAAATATCGATCAGAGCGCCAACAGGGATCTTCACGACCTCACCAGTGGTGATAGTCAATTCAATCTCGTTGGTCTTTGTGTTGTAAGTACCTGTCTTCACAACCAGATCCTTGCCCAGATTGATCACCAGCTCATCGCCGCCAAACACAGGCAGCTTGATGGTACGGGTCTCAGCATCATAGGTGGGATCATGGGTCAGGCCGCTCATCACGGTGGGAACAGGAGCACCGTTCTTTGCCACACTCAGAGTGCCGGTAGCAGGGGAGTAGGTGACATCCGTAACAAACAGACCTTCCTTGCCCTCGGTTGCGGCGATCTTTGCATTCACATAGTCTGCCACAGCCTTGGTGGTGGGAAGATTGTCGTCGCTTGCATCCGCATTGGGAATCTCAGTCACAATGGGGCGATTCAGCTGTACGAACTCAGTGCCATTCCAAATGTGGAAGGTGTAGTCAGTCATACGGATATACAGCAGGCCCTGAATCTGGCCGCTTGCAGGCAGAGCGCTCACCAGTTTACAGCTCTTGGTGTACTCATCTGTACCCTTGAAAATCTGGCGTGTGTCTGTAATAAAATACAATGTATTGGCATCTTTGGTAGTCAGCTTATCATAATTCGCTTTTGTACCGTAGCCAAAATTTACATTAGCCATCTTTGCCTCTCTTTCTTAAAATTCTTGCCAAACAAAATTTGTCGGCTCAACGTAAAAAGGTTCAATAGAAAAAAGCCCCGTGGCTTCGCTTTGTTGAACGATCCACGGAGCATATTTACCATTTTCGTCTTTCACCATAACGGTTTGACCTGCATAAGTGTCTTCCGTCTCATTTAATTGCTCGTTTGCTTCAGTAACGCTTGCAAAACAACGATTGCGGGGACGAATCTTTTGAACGGATAGGTCATCACGCACATATATGAACTCTGAAGAATCCTTTGTGATGATCATATCCCTGCCGTCCAACATTCCCAGTGCAATCGCAGCTTCTACATCTTCGGCGTTACCATATCCGAGCTTGGAATATTTAGCCTGTGCCATCTTTGCCTCCTTATAAAAGAAGCGGATGGCTTAGAACGGAACCACCCGCAAACTACCGTCTTCAGTTTCGACGCTTTCCTGAGTAATCTTGACCGCGCTTCCGATCGGCTTACCGTTGGCCAGCAGCTGCAGAGTATGGTCGTCGTTGTAGCTCAGGTCATCAGCCTTACCATCCAGAATAGCGTTATTACGATCACTCAGTGCCTTGATCTGTGCATTCAGTGCGATAATACGCTGGTCAAGTGCACCCAGAGCCTCATCAGGAACAATGTCGCTCCAATTCTGGATGGGAACAACAGTGATCACGCCGGGGCCAACCTTCCGCACATGCTGAACAGTCGTGCCATCTGGGTCCATTGTCACATCAACGAATGTCAGCTGGATCTGGATATCGCCCGGCTCATTGGTCAGGTTGGTGTCGATAGGCAGCTTATACTCCAGCTTGTTCTTATAAAGCTCTTCTGATTTCTCCAGAATCTCTGTCTTATATCGCTTGCTGATGGGCAGAACGTACTCAAGCATCACGGTGAATTCACTCATGTCAACGCCCTTGTATGTAGTGTCAGCCAGAAAGTGGAGAGTGTCCACCTGCTTGCTGCGCTCCATAATGCGTTCTCTCTTACTTACGGTCAGTGTATTATCCTCATTGATCAAAAAGGTATACATATCACACCTCCTTCCTGATGATATACAGATACTCGTCCTTTGAGATTTTGTGCCCGGCAAACAGATTGTCCAGGAGCTTGTCCTGAATCATTCCGTCATTGTACAGCCGATGCATACTCTCAACGAACTCGCTATACTTCCTCTCGTCGCTCATAGCAGCCCTCCTTGAATCAAACTCAAAGTGTAAGCATCAATAATAGCCTCAGGCGTTTTACCACCCAAGGCTTTCAGCTGCTCATATTCATACAGGTCAATTTCCTGCAGTTCCACTGTGTCATACTCGGGGCAGGGGATGAGATAATACCCGTCCACATGCCAGATATGACTGCCGTCACTGCTGATAATTCCCTGTGCATCATCCTCCGTACAGTTCACCATAATGTCGTGCTTGGGCTGATACTTTACAAAGCGCAGGTGGTCAAGAGCATCGATCACCCGGCCATTTTTCAATACCTTGTAGTACACTCTCAACACCTCCTTAAACGCTGAACATCAGGCGGATACCCTGTGCATTGTTTGCAGGGGTAAATCCGTAATATTCGCCAGTCACAGTCACAGACCAGAAATAACTTCCATACTGAGCATTCGGGCTTCGTGTCCAATATGCAGCGGGATTACCATTCTCGTCATTGCAGATGCGGCTGGTATTATCGGTCATAAAGCTGATTGCCGTACCTTCGTAAATATAAGGCTCGACATTCTGAGAGGGGAACAGCTCGGCCACAGAGGGCAGATAGAAATAACTATCCGCAGTCACAACTTCGCTGCTCTTGTCGCCAATGGTACTGCCAACCTTGACCTGTTTGATGATCTGTTGCCAACCAATCGGAAGAGCATTCAGAATACGACCGTCAAGGAATGTACGGATATTCGCATCTGCCCAGCCGCCAGTGTTGGTGGAACCAGTATTCAGAGTCATCTTCTGTCCAAGCAGCCCAGCCTGAATAAAGCTGATAGAACAACGCTTGTTGGAATTGTCGCTCAGGTAATACTGTTTGAAGCCACAAGCCTCGAAGGTGAAGTCCTGATGTGTCCATGCGGCCAACTTCCGGCAGGCAGCATCACCCAGGTCGGTATACCAGAGCTTGCCCCAGTAGATCGTACCCTTTGCGTAACGCTCATAAGCACCGTCGTCTGCTTTAGCACAACCAAATACCAGAGTGGCGTTCGTCTGTGTGATACGAGTGCGGTTCAGCTGAATATAACCAATCTCAGCAGCAGTGGTGTTTGCCGCATAAACATGGATGCCATTTTCGCCCTTAGTATGGCGCAGAACGATCATATCACGAGAACCAAGATGAGCGCCGTTTGTAGACTCAGTGCCCCATGCAACCTTAGAGCCATTGTTGACCCAGAAGCGGAAACCGTTCATGCCGTTAGTCTGGAAGCATTGAGCAATCACAGAGTTTGCAGCAGAATCTTCGTCGATTCGATAGTCCAGTGCCATAACCCAGCTGCGATCTTCGGCCAACAGAGATACGCCGGTATCGACATAATTCTTGCCAGTAAAGATCTTCGGCTCGTTGAACAGAACTTTCTCTTCCACGTCGCTAAAGGTGAAGTCATTTCCCATCTTGATGGTGATAGCGTCTTTGTCAGAAACAACACTTTGCTCCAGATTCACCTTGGTCATGGCATAAATCTCAACAGGGCGCAGGTCACTCAGCTGCTTGTCTCTGAAGTAGCCGCTGACGTATTCACAGACATCATAAACAGCATTGATATCCTTGTCGCCATTGACATAGCCGCCTTTGTCCCAACCGCTGAACAGATAATACTTATAAGCAGTCTCTTCGCTGGTATAGGTCGGAGTGTCGCCATCATACAGAACCATAGAGCCATACGGAGCAGTTGTCTGCTGTAGAACAGCGCCGCGATTCATATAGCGCACACGATACTGACGCACGGATTCATCATACACAGCAGTAACAGTCTGATTCTCAAAAACAGGAGTGAACTCGGTGTCCCAGCCGCTGAATGTAAACACCGTACTGATGGTGCTCGGGAAAGTAGGTGTCGGGATCGGATTGTCAGAACGTGTCACAGGGTCAACTGCACGCTCGCCCTTGTCAATATACTGGATATCCAGAACAGCGCCATCCTTATTCACGAATTTCCAAGCATACTGGTTGATCATGGTGTTGTAAGTGACCTCCAAATCAGGCCAGCGCTCTGTGTACAGCAGCTTCTCACGCTCACGGATGATGGGCACATGCACTTTGCCTTCCACGACAGAATGGTCAGTGTTGTAGCCATTTTCATCCAGACCGCTCATTGCATACAGGCGATTCAGCAGGGAAGTATCAGCCAGCTCCCAATCAATACCGGTAATACGCACACGGTTCAGGTTGGTGCACTTGCCCAGCATATCTTTCAGATCGATGGTTGCACACTTCTCAACAGTCAGAGTTGTGATGTTGGTGTAATCCTCAATCGTCAGGTCAGTCAGATAGTTCAGGTTCTTTGCGGTCAAGCTGGCGATTGCAGGCAGGTGGGCGATTTTGATCTTGCCGCCGCTTGCAAAGGAGACACCGGTAATGCCGGAGCCGTCAGCATAGAACTCTGTCAGGCTGGTGCATCCGGTCAGGCCAATAGATTTCTTCAGGTTCGGCACGTTCTGCAGGTTTAAATGTTCCAGCAGAGTGTTGTTACCAACAGCGAAATCGGTCATGTTCGTATTCTTATAGCCGCTCACACCGGAACCAACTTTTAGCTCTGTCAGCTTAACACCGTGGCTGAAGTCAACATAGCCGGGATAGAAGCCAGAGATATCACCAATGCTCTGAATGATAGAAGCATTATAGACATACACCTCAGTATCGTTCATTGCGGTGATGGGGCATTCAATCGTGTAGGTCTGTCCGCGCTTGCCACGCACCTTTACAGGGTTAGAGCCGTACAGAACAGAGACATAAGTATCAGCGTAAGGTGTGATATGGAATGTGCCATCCGGTTTTACACCAGTCCAGTTGGTGGGAGTATAGCCACGAATGGTCATATCATCACTGGTTGCGGCAGAACCGGAATACTTAGATGCCATGTACTTTTCCTGGTAGCGCTGAAACTGCCGACGCTGATGACGCTTGTTGCCATGCATCATAGGTAGATAGCTGGTGGTATTGATGGTGGGATCTTCGTAGGTGCGGAAATATTTGCGACGCATATCCATGATCCAAAGCTTTTCGGGCTTCACATCCTGATATTCCTCGAACTTTTTCAAGATACGGGTCGCACTCCATGCCAGCGCATTCTCACGGTTGCGGAACATCGCTGCCATCTCATCGGGGAACAGGTCACGCAGTTTGCACCACAGCTTGGAGTCAGCAGCGTTAAACACATTCTTTGTACCGATGGTATCAGTGTCCTCGTAGCCGTAAGTCAGAGTCAGACCACCCTCGTTATCATTGCCCATGGCGGTATCGTTATCGTAGTCAAAGCAGAAGTCCCAGTGAACCAGATCGCTGGTGTGCGGGAACACGTTCTTTGCACGGTTATCAACCATAGTGTGGCGTTCAGTAAACAGATAATGGAAAATAGCAGAATCCAAATCAAAGTGATCCTTGAAATGTGCCTTGAATTCCTCATCATCTGCATTCACCACCCAGTTCTGAGCTGTGATCCACGCCTGTTTGCCAGCCTCGATCTCTTCCTCGGTGCAGGCAGGGTTACTATAACGGAACTCAAAGGAATGGTCGCCGTCCCAAGTTTCCTGTGAAAAATCGCCGCTCAGGAAGCGGGTCTGCTCATCGGCGTTGTTGTCGATCTCAACGATAAATTCCTTGTGGTTCTCAGGGTCCATACCCATCGTATCTTTGTTCTTTTTGGAGTTGCCAATGTCGCCGCAGGCATAGAAGTGCCACTGACCATCGTTAAATACGGTCGCATTGGTGGTATCGGTCTCCTGAATAAACACGACACAAGGATAGAACGCCATGGTATCACGTACTTTAGGATTATCCTTCTTGGCCTGACGCACATAGGGGTTGAATTCATTAAACTCGTCTGCCAGCAGGGCATTATTTGCATTCTCAGATGAAGCAACATTGACTTTGATGTTAAAATACTTCTCAGGAACGCTGTTTTCGGTCAGTGCATAGGTGTCACCGGTGGTGTCGTCACCAAACGTAAAGCCGCCATTGCAGTTGATGTCGATATTTCGAGCGGATGCGCCATAGTGGTCGGAGCTGGTGCCTTGACCCTTGTGGGAGCCGGTAGCAGTCCAGTTATCTTCCTTGGCACGACCATTCTTATAGATCTGCTGGATCGTAGTGTTGGCGACTTCGTTCTTCTTGCCGGTGGTGAAAGTAGGTGCAGAGATCTTGATGATACGTAGATCGGGGCACTTCTCTGCCAGCAAGTCAGGAGTCAGTTCGCCGCTTGCGTCTGTAATGTCGTTGCGCATATAGCGAGAGACCATCTCTTCGGCGTTCTTCGCATCGGCAATAAAGTTGTCCAAAATCTCATCATCCGTCAGGTTCATGCCGTAGCTCTTCATGCGATACACGATAACGTCGCAATCGTCAGAGCCAATGGTAATGCCAACGGGAACAGCTTGAGTAAAGCTGTCGCTGGTATCATACAGTTCAACACGGCAGGGAATACCGTCACACCACAGAACCATCTCGCGGAACTGCTTGTCAGGCAGAATATTGAACTCGAACTCAAGGAAATCGTCCTCACAGATGGGCAAATCAATACTGTTCTGGTGACTGGTCAGCGTAACTTTCTGAGCCTGAATGTTCAGACCAACACCGCCATTCAAACAGGTTACAGCAGTAGCATCATAGTTACGGACATTCGTTGTCTTAAACACCAGCTTAAAATTCTTGCCGCTCTTCTTTGCATCGTCTGCGAAAAGCTTATAGCTGATGGTAGCAGTCGTACCGGCCTTGACACAGAAATAGGTGTCGCCATCTTCATCGATTTGGTAGCCGCCGTTCACCCAGTCAAAGTTGTCGCTGACAGTCATCTTGTTGCTGCCGGAACTCCACAGACGGTTCACATCTGCGTTACTGCGGCCAGCGGGGTTAAAATCCAGCATCAGACCGGTCTTAACAGGCTCAATGGTAATGCCCAGGTCTTCGATCTTTGCGGTAATGCTCTTGATGGTAGCGCCGCAAGTAATGGTCAGAGTGTGAGTGCCAATACCAGAAGATTTAAAGCTCCAAGTCTGAGCAGTACGGCCAACAGTCAGTGTAGAAGTCTTAATACCGTCAACTTCAAGCGTAATGCTTGCAGTAGAAGAGGCCGGGTTATAGACAGTGTAAACAATGCCGGTTGTACTGTACTGTTTTGCGGTAAACTCCTTTGTGGCACAGCTGATGATTGGCGTGTTATTGCCTTCCTCTGCCCACATGATATCTTTGTAAATGGTGTTGCTGGTCACAGCTTTGCCATTGATATTTGCAGTCATGGTCACTTCCAGCAGATGAGCGCCGTGTCTCTGTGCCGGGATCGCATAGGTCATCTGTCTGCCGGTAACCGCAGTTGTAACACTACCAAGCTTTTTGCCATCCAGAGTAAAGGAAACGTCCTTATTGATATTTCCGTATGGAGTAAAGCGGAAAGTAACTTCACCACTATAAACCAGAGAATCATCGAAAATACTCTCCAGATAAAACTCAACGATATTGATATTCCAAGTCTTTGAGCCCATGCTGCCAACGGAGTCAGTGACCTGCAATTTGATCTTATTATCGCCATTGTGCAGATACTGAGTGATGTCGAAGCTGTTCTTACCTTGATAAACGGTCGTAGTGGCGACCTTTGTGTTACCAACGTACCATACGCCGGTAGCATCGCCCGTGTCTTCGCCAGAGTTGTCCACAGAAGTAAAGTTGAACTCGACAGTTGCGGTATCGCCCTTGACAACAGCGATAGAAGACTCACCAATACGCTCAATGGTGATAGTAGAGGTGCTGCCACCACCACCGCCGCCACCTTCAATAATGACAGTGGTCTTGACCGTACCGTTCTCTAACAGGTTCAGCTTGGAATCTTCGTAAGTGATATCGTACTCGCGGCCAGAATTCTCATCGGGCTTAAAGTCTTTCAAGGTTTCCTGAATCTTGGCGATATCCGCATTGGCCAGGTCAACAGAGGTCTGAATGCCGCCAACCGTATTCTTCAGGCCGCTCACATCACTGGATAGCACATCAACGGTCGTCTTATCTGCTTTCTTATCGAGCAGTGCGTCGGTGGCTTCCTTATTATAATAGGAGGACTTCAAAGTCTCCGGCAGGTCGCCAACACTATTTTTCAATTCCTGCACAGCGGCATCATTTGCTGTCTTGTATTCAGTCAGCTCAGTCTGAACAGGTGTCACAGCAGTGCTGATCTTATTGTCCACAATGCCGTTGTACATGCTTACCCACTCAGCAGAAGGGTCAGTGTTCAACTTGATCTTTGTGATTTCTTCAGCACCATTCAGGAACGTCAGGGTGCGGGTATCGTTGTCATACTGCACATTGAAATTTGCCAGACCGTCCACGGCAGCAATCTCACCACGCAGCATCGTAACAAAGCCATCAACCTCGTCCTTCTTATAGAACTGCGCCAGCTTTTCATCCACGCTTGCAACTGCATTCTTTGCGTCCTGTGCGCTCTTCTCAGCAGCGGATGCAGCAACCTGTGCCTCGCCAACCTTCTGGCTCATTGTTGCCAGAAACTGGGTATACCAGTCATTGCCAGACGGATCAACCATCTGCTTGCCGGTCAGCGATTTCAGCACATTCAGTCGGCCATTCGGGCGGGTGCGCCACAGATAGCTCTTGGTAGTGCTTGTATTCGGAACATTCACAGCGCCCGATGCCATGATCTCGAACTGCAGCTCGCCCTCTTTTGCAGTAGCGTCATTTGCTACCAGCCAGTAGAAGCGAATCTTGGTGTTGCTATAGCTCACGTTGATAGGGGAGGCGTAGTTTTCCTCTCTGTCTGCGTTCAGGTAGTGGATCTGAATCGTCATCTGAAGCAGGTCAATACCATCGTAGTAACGCGGCATTTCAAACGGAATAACCTGAGAGTTGGACTCCTGTGTGATATTGATCTGATTGGCATCCAGCTGAATGTCTTTGTTCTTGTCGATGTAAGACCACTGGTCATCAGAGTAATCAGCAAACTAGGTGTAATTGCCACTACGCTCAAATGTCTCTTCTCCGTTGTCGTCATACACGGCAATTTGATCTTGGTCGTTTAATTCCAGAGTTGCGACATCTATATCATCAACAGAAGCATTCGCAGTACTTGCGGCCTTTTTCGCAGCCAACCGCTTAGATTCTCCAAAAGATAGTGCCATTTGCTCACTCCTTTCTTATTGTTCATCTGCCGTAGTGGCAGTTAATTCGGGGAAATATTTATCAAACAAATTGTCCTGATAGAACGTATATTTGTTGTTTACGATATAAGTGTAATAAGGGTAATAGCGGCTCAAAGAAAGCGACATCGTGCCTTCACCCAGATTCATAGATATACTCTTGATGATCCAATCCACAGGGGTCTTACCGCCCAGATATTTGGCGGCATACTGGATCTTTTCATTCACGTCGAGCCACGGAACCAGTCGTGTAGTCACACTCAAGCCATCGGTCAGGCGGGCACGCTTCCACAGTTCGTATTGACAAACTTCCATGGCTGCGTCATCCGTGGTGTAATTCTCGTAGTCTCCACCTGATAAAATCTCAGTTCTACGACCAATCTTTTCAATAGATAACCGTGCATTGTACAGGTCATCAATATTGTTCGGGTCATTCACACAGATAAAAGCCATATTGTCGCAGTTATCTTCTGCCTTTTGAGCTTCGATCTCTTTGGTGGCCGGGATTTCGTCCACCAGTTTTGCCATAGCGTGGCTCTGCTGTTGACCCAAGAAGTAAATGCGGCCAGTATTCGGATTCCACTGGAGAACATAATACTTTGTAGCCTTAATACATCCTGGGTCTTGAATGATATCTGAACCATTGGCATCAGTCAAAGAACGATACAGTGTACTTGTCTTTGTCTCAGAGCCAACTTGCTCATTGCCGTCTTTATCCTTGTACTTCCATGTAAATGTCAACACAACTGTCATAGCGCCACTTGTTACGTTGCCATTTTTGTCCGTCTTGGCAGCTTCAACATTTGCAGGAGCCACAAAAGATACTTTCGTTTCACTTTTCCATGTTGATTCGGTTGCGTTCAATACAAGGTTGATTGTTTTATTTGTTCCAGACCATCCTTTTACAGTGGCTGCTCCGTCTGCTTCAATCGTTGCACCAAACACTTCAACGCAGTTTCGGACAGCGGCATAATCCACTGTGGCCGATTCGCCATCGTTTGTAACAAGCTTCTCGAATACTTCCGGATCAAGTACAGGCGGGTCGTCAAATCCACTGGGAATCTCACGACATACAAACACATCATCGTCAAAATACATCTCAAACGGATAATACAGGTCACGCAATTCTGAAAGAATATCCCAGACAGTAGAACCGGTGTCGTAGTCCAAATCATGTGGAACGGTACGGCTCCAATAGTCGATGGAATATTTCTTGAACTCCGTCTCATCTCTTAATACCGTCCAGATTGCGTCACCAATGCGAGTGCCTTTCTCAATACGATGTGTGCCGCCAACCAACTGCCCGCCTAAGTCTCCATTGATGCGAGAAACCAAGTCAACACAGCTGGCCTGCACAGTGTTTTCTGTTGCGCTATATGTAAAGCCATTGGATGTAAATGTATAGCACCCCTCGTTGTACCAATAGATTTTTACACCATTAACATAAGAACTGTCAGCTGAATTGGAATAGCTAAGGAACAGGTCGTTATACAGCTCATTCAGCGCGGTCTTTGTGTCAATCACTTCTGCCTGAATGTCATGCATGGAATGTCCTGCAAACACACTGGTTTTTCCGTAGGTCTCCCTTAGCTCGTCCTCGCTCTAACCAGCAATGGCAGAAACATCCACCTTACCAAGCGTAACTCCGTTCAGAACCATACCTTCAACAGCAGCAATCATCCCATGGACGTGCATTTTATTGCCATACACGAAACTATCGATGCCTGATTTATCTACCTCAAGGATATTGGCAGGGGAGAGACCGCCGCTCATTGACTTCGCTTTTGTTGCCACAGCATCCAGATAAGCCCAGATATCATCCTTCACAAGCGGTACAAGTCCGTCTTTGGTCTGCAGCATCGGTGTAAATGCGATATAAGGTCCATTTTGACAAATTGGGTCATCACTTCCCAAAACTGTAGAGTAATCACCAAGTTTGGTGTACCATTCCTCTGCTTCAGCTGGGTCATCCGGTGGCGTGCCGTCATTGATCTGGTCAAAGAACGTATGATACTTTGAGATATTGGCTCGTGTCCACACCAGCACATCTCGATTCAGGTTGTCGATATTGCCGTATTTTGCATAGCCTCTGTTTGTGATGTCCTGAATCAAATCATCATAATTCTTCGCAGCGAGCTGATAATCCGCATTTTCCCTGATCATCTCGTCAATACTCTTTGAAGCACTGATTCTCGACATTCCTCTTCCTGACAGACCAATGAATACACGCACATTTTTACTGATCCAATCTTCTTCCGTCAGGTTGGAAATGCCACTCTTCTTACCCAAGTACAGGGTCACATTAAAGGTTCGCCGCACGTCAGATTCTGAGTCGATAGAAATAGAGCCATCGATCACAAGACCTTCCAAACTATCAATTGTAATAAAATCTTTGTTCAGCATATCAATGCGGCAGTAAATATTAGACGAATGATTGTTCAATAGCGCCAGGTCTGCGTCAGTCGGAAGATATGTCATACGCTGCCTCCCGGCTGATAATCACTCAGCCCATTGTTATACATGTCGCTCTCACTCTCTGCGTCACCAAGCTCCACAAAGTCGAACTCCAATACGCCCTTGTCGTAGTGATCAGAGCAGGAGATAGACACATTGCCATTGACACCCATTAGCTATCTGCGGCTATCAAACATCTTCAACAGCTTCGCACTACCGTTGGTCAGCCACTCGCTCAGTTCATCACGGAACGCATTGCCGCCATTGATATCAAAATCTTTCATTGTGTTATCAAAACGGATGCCAACACCAGAGAAGTGGCCGCTGTAATAATTGGCTTCACTGCCAGCAAACAGATACGGGTATTTGCTTCCCATCGTCTCGACAACTGTAGCAGAACGTACCTTCTCAACACTGTCGACTTTCGGCTCAAGGAAAATATGATAGGTCTTATTGCCGTCAGTGATCACAGCACCATCAAAGTCGCTAACAACGCTGGCCTTCGCATAGCCAAGCTCAATGCCATTTGCAACTGGAGCTACGGCGTACTCATAGTCGGTCTTGCGTCCAATGGCGTATAGATCGGTATAATCAATCATCACATAACCATCGTCAGCGCTGTACATATAAAAGTCATTGAAGTCTTTTGGCTCCAAATCCTGATTCTTTGTTGTCGATACCTCAACACGATAGTATTTCATGTTGTTTAAGAAAGTCTCAGAGAACCACTCTTTATACTCGCTGGAACTCCTGAATTCGTCGGTCGATGTAAAATCACTTGATGCCTTGATAAACTTTCGGTCAGCGGTATATGCAATCAGACAAAACGCTTTGTCCTCGGATTTGAACTGGAAAGAAAGAACTCGATTCTTGTCGATATAATCCGAAGTCACCGTCTTATAGTTGCCCATCGGTTGACCAGTTGTTTTATTGATGTGGAGGTTCGACCAGCCCATCTTCATAATAACATGATTCAGATCGATCTCTTCCTGATAAAGCGAAGTCCAGATTGCTGCACCTTTCTTGCGCCGCTTGATTCGCAGGGCATTTGCACCGCTGCTCCGTGTCAGAAAATACTGTGCGTGCATACTGATATTAGCCATACGATAATTATTCTGCACGGTGAATTCTACGTCATCCACATACTCTGGATAGTCAGTTCGGAACGCCTGCAATCCAGTGTCCAGCTGATAGCCGCCAACAGACTCTGCCGTCGCTCTCAGATAGTACAGGGTATGGTTGTCCAGTCCATCGATCTGGAAACCCTTCAATGAGTCGCGATAATAGTAACTCACCGACTTTTTCAGCAGCTCACGATTCGCATCATAAAGCCAAAATTCATAACGATTTACAGATTCACCCTCCGATACCTTATACTTGTAAGAGAACTCAAAGGAATAAGAAGGGTAGGGAATAGTGGTCACGCCAGAAGAACTCAGGTCGTTCAGTTTGATCGTTGGTTCCTCATGGCAGTAGAATAGCAGCTTATCCGAGTATTCAGAAAATAGATTCGTGCCCTTCAGCCGACAGCGAATAATCATATAATACGGATCTTTGCGATTCTCAAACGTGCCTGCCGGAATCGTAAAATATCGTGCCAGACCAGTGCCTCCAGCCGGAAATGTGCCAAACTTATACACGCCTTTTGAAAGCGTATCACCCTGTAAAATACTGCCCGTCGGAGTATCGAAGACGATAAGAGCAATGATATCAATGTCTGCGTATGCGGCAAACTGAAATGTATGATCCTTTGTGGCATCAAATGCGCCGATTTTAGATAGAATTGGTTTCAAGTTATCACCTCCGAATTATTCCTTCGATATATAGCAAAGCTCACCATTGGTATTTACGGCCAGATTCAATGCGGCCAGAAAATTATCAACAGTGATTTCTGAAATCGTTTTATTGATATCTGATACGTTCGTTTTCAAGGTCGAGATGTTTGTATTTGCAGCCGAAATCTTGCGTGTCACATCTTGATAGTGATTTGATTCAGCCGTTTTTGCGTCATCAAGGTCTGTCCTCAACGAAGTAATATCAGAAGTATTTTTCTCAATGTTGCTTTTATTGTTGTATACCTGTTTCTTAGTTGTTTTATAATCTCTGTTCGTAAAGCCCCCAATGTTGTCGTTAAAGCCGTTCATTGAGCGCCACAAGTCTGCAACATCGTTGGCTTCCTTTGTCTCAAGTGCGCCAACACGTTCAACTGCTGCGTTTGCAGTTGTGTCATCCGTGTATTTTGTCGCAACAGCCCAGTCGCTAAATTCCTATTTACCAGATTCATTTTTAGCCGAAACACAGATATACAATGCACCTCCGACTCCGCCGTAAAGCCATAGGTCATTTACATCATATGGAACTTTAGGCGTGTCTGTAAAAACGCGAACCTTCTCTGCGGCAATCTTTGTTGCAGAACCAGCCATCGCAATAGCGTTAATAACACCTGCGTCGATAATTTCCTTCCAAGAATATGCTTGTTCGCCCTGATCAAAAACCCATCGATAACAAATGCCAGTTAGCTTATCATAGTAAATGTCGTCCAGATGCGCCTTCTTTAACTCATCAGTGTCCCAATTAACAGCTGGATAGTTATCGCTCGTGGGGACACCGTCTCGATACCAAGTATTGATCGTATTCCTCAACTGCTCTTGAACGGTGTCTTCTGTCTGCTGGGATTTGTCTTTCATCGACTCAAACTCGGCGTTCAAGCTATCGACACCGGTCACCAGAGATTTCACTGTCAGAATTTCAACGCTGGTATTACTCTCCGATACAATCAGGTTACGGAAGTTGCCCTGCAATGCAGTCACAACAACCTTCTGGCCCACAATATAGTCATGGTTTGTTACAATGCCGTACTCGCCACCGAATACAGCGATTTTATAGTGCTGGTCTTCTTTTTCTGTAATCACTCCATAGGCGGACACGTCAAATTTTGCATTCTTTACAGCGCGTTCAGCGGCAGAAGTCACCACCTCGGCCAGCACATCAATAGCTGATTTATCTGCCATTTCTTTTTCTCCTAATCAAAAATAAAAGCCGACCCGCTAGGCTATCCTAGTGGTATCGGCTGTAAAAGCTATTACTTATCGCTTGCTTTGCATTTGAGCAACCTTAGTCGGTAACTTCTGTTTGATTTCATTCGCCAGAGCGTCAGAGCTGCCAACAGGATTCGTGATAATAATATCGCCAATCGAAGTTGTAACATCTCCACCGCCACCCTGAACAATCGGCTGAGAACCGTACTTTGCCATCTGCTTCTGGAACCATGCATCCGGGTTGCCACCCATCTCGAACAGGCGAGAGGTGATATCAGCAGGGACAACACCGTCGCCGGTTTCAAGATAGGTATAGCGCCCAGATTGCGGCTGACGAACCAGCATCTCAGGACCCTGCTCGTCAACGTTAGCAAAATTAGACTTCTTTATTTCCTTTGTGCCACTTGCAAAACCAAGTAATGATCCAAGGAACTTAAACGGTGCTGTAACAACATCGGCTATGCCTTGGCCAACGCCTCTAATGAACTGCCCGGCTCCTTCCGCAATATTCTCAAGAGCCCCTTTCTGTTTAGCAGGCTGTTGAGCAGTTTGTTGTTGCTGTTGTGTCTCTTGCTTTGCCTTCTCCGCCTTTGTAGCGACAGCTTCAAATGCATCACCTGTGGTCGCCAAATCGTTTTTGATCGATGTAACGGCAGCTGTACATCCGGCCTTGATGGCGTTGTAAGACTGATCCATCACCCACTGCATATTGTTTGCTAAATTCGTAGCGCCAGGTTCTACATTCTTCCACGAATTGTCTGCATCCGTTTTCAACTGACCATTCTCACCAAATGTATTAGAGCTCGAAGAATCAATCTCGGCATAACCATCTTTCACCGTTCCCTGAGTCATTTCTGCCAGATTAGTTACGCCAGCTTCGTTCATGCTCCAACTATTATCAAAGCACGCACGCATATCGTACATCAGCTTCTGGGTGTCTTGGCTGGTGTCAGCCCATGCCTGCTCCATTGTCTTTTGAACATTGGTGCTCAGGGTTTTTACACCGCCACCAACCTTACTCCAGCTGTGACCGAATGCCTTGGAGATCTCATTCATGGCCTTATTTGTACTATCAACAGAAGACTTATAAGACGCATTCAGCTTATCCGCAATCTCCTTAGACATATCGCCGGAAGTAGAAGCTAGGCTGTTCCATCCACTGGTATAAATCTTTTGCAGCGAATCAAACATCGTGTTGGTGACATCTTCAACCTGTTCAGCGCTCAGACCGGTATTCTCGTTCAGTGCATCAAAGGTGTTGTTTACCAGCTCATTCATCTTCTCAGACATCTTTTTGCTGGTTTTTTCAATATCCTTTGTGTCCAGACCGAGCTCGCCAGCTACAGATTTCCAGCTAGACTCAAAGTTGCTCGTCATAGACGAAATTTGGCTCTGGGTCGCCTTCTTTGTGTTGCTGGTGGATTCTGTCACTGTCTTAGAAGAGTTAATCTTACCGACCGTAGACATACGATATACAGTCTTAGTGGCCATATAAATCATGCTTTGAACGGCAGCAATGATTGGATTATCACTCTTCTTGAAAATATCAGAGAGTCCAGACATGAACTCGTTTGTATCACCAAGGATCTCATCATACTCGCTCTCGAAAATTGAGCCAACACCAGCGGCTGCGGCAGCTGCGGCACCACTCAATTGAGCATTCGGGCCTTGGGCACTCATACCAGCACCGGCAGCGGCACTACCGGTCACTTCGGCCAAGCCTTTTGCCAGCCAGCCCTCTGGATTAGCACCAATCGCCATCAGGTTGTCGGTTTCCTTTGCAGGGATAACACCGTCACCTTTTTCAAGATAGGTCATGCGTCCCTGATCGGGGTTACGAACAATCAGCTCTTCGCCCTTTTCATCAACGTTTGCAATCTGACCCTTCTTAACGCCACGAGTACCTTTTGCATATTTCTTTGCTTGGAATGCGGGAGTAGGTTCATCAACCTGTGTGTTGGAAACATCACTTGCAACCGAAGCAATCGTAGCAATCAGAGCAACTGCACCTGCAACAGCTGCAGCGGCAGCAATCCAACCAGCGATAGGGATGGAAGAAAGAGCAGCAGCAATCGCCTGCATCATAGCGGCCATAGCACCGCCAACGCTTGTTACCAGAGTACCAAGTCCAGCGAAGATAGAAGGGAAGAAGCTTACAACGCCAGACGAGATGGCACTACCGATAGACTGTGCGCCAGCCGCAATTGGGCCAAACATACTTCCGACAGTCTCAACAATGCTATTAAGACCAAGTCCAGTCTGACCGTTCAACAGACCAAATCCTTCTGTGAAGAACAAGCCAATGTCAGTAAACATCGACCCGGTTTTCTCAGAGATAGATGTCTATGCACCTGAGAAGAACTTGCCGATACTACCAAGGTTGTCTTTCGCAGCACCAACCAGTCTCTCAAAGAATCCGCCAGATACACGCTGAATATCGCCTGTATTCACCTTTATTGTGTTGCCAAGGATATCCAATGTCGCAGTGGTGTCTGATTTTAGTGCGGCAGAACCAGCCCTGTTCTTACCAGTGATCCAATTCCAACCGTCAGAAACCACCTTGGCGGCCCCATCGAACATCTTCTTGAAACCGCCACCCAGATCAAAGTCACCGTTTTCGCCAGTGAACATGTTCTTGATCTGGTTAAAAAGTCCAAAAATTCCACCGCCATCAGTGCTTACACCGCCAGAAGTAAAGAATGTTATAACGTCGTTAAGCGTTTTTAGTGTGTTGATTAGCTTTTCGAGATTTGTAATAGCATCACTGACATTAGTAGCAGACTGAATGTCACGCATATTGTCTAGGATACTATTCTTAAAGCCATCATAGTGACCTTCCATTTGCTCAAAGGTCATGGCCTCGAACTCGGCGGTGTATTTTAGCTTCTTCTGATAATCATCCCAACTGGTGCCGATAAGATTATTGGCTTCCTGAACTTTATCCTTGAGCTTGTTTAACCTGTCAATTTCATCTTTCTTCTTATACTCGCGTTGCTTGTCAGACAGGTTTTGCCCAGCTTCACGAACAGCATTTTCATCTGCTTTCCATACGAAGCCCTGACCTCTGCCGCCATATACGTGGACAGTCTTATTGGCCTTTGCACGCTCGTATTCATCCTGAAGTTTTGCCAGTTCGATTGCTCGTTCCTGTGCATCATTTTCTTCGTTAAGGGCATCAATTCGTTTATCAATGACATCAATCCAAGCATCACCCTGAATCTTTAGGTCATTCGATTTGTTCTCGTTGAACTTTTCAAATACACCAATTAGATCACTCAGGAGGCTCTTAATATTTTCGAGTGTTGTCTCGAAGTTTTTAGCCTTATCTTCTGCACTTGTAAAGCCATCACCGGATGCAATTACGGCATCCCTCAATTCACGTAGACGTTGAGCAAGTGCTTTTGTTTCGTCTGCAGCATCATACTCATCAATCATTGCGTTCAGTTTTGCAATGAAAAGTTCCTTATATGCTTCTGTATTGAACTTCAGCTGATTACCTTCAAGACTCAAACACTTAATATAATCATCATCGAGACTCATCAACTTCTGATAATTATCAATACTTAGGCCACCATAAGTGTTGTATTGAGTGACGATATCAGAGATATCGGAGAAACCACTTTGGAAATGATCAATCCTGTCGGTTGCATAATTCAAAGAAGAACCAATTCCATCAATGCACTCACGAATGCTCATCACGTTGTTTGCAATCTTGGCGGCAGCATCTTCAAAACCTTGTGCAAGATATGCTCCAGCAGCACCACCGGTCTCACGGGCAGACGCCGCAAGTTCTTTCAGATGATCTGCAAACATCTGTTTAAATGCATCGCTGTTGTAATCAACTTCTCCGGTTTCGGAATTCAGAGCACTAGCATATTTTGGATTTGTAAATAGGTCTGTGTTTTCATACAGATTACGAACAGCCTGATACTGCTTCTCAATGGCATCCATATCCAAGAAGCCAAAGTCGTTATCCTTTTTCTGTGTGCCAACATCATAAAGATCAGAAAATGCGGATTTTATAGCGTCCGTCTTTTCCTTAGCCTCGTCCATCGCAGTGCCGTAGCCCTTGATAGCGTCAGTCAACTGCTCAAAAGAGATGGTTTCAGAATCAACGCTGGAATTCAACCAATCGAGAATCTTATTTAACTCACCGGCAGACTTACCACCATCATCGGCAGCGTTTGCTTCCTCAAGTTGTGTCTTGATGAATTTACGGAACTGAGCTGTATTCAGTACCAGCTTACCATTCTGTTCTGTCAAACAGGCAGTATACTTATCCTCAAGACCGGCAAGAGACTTCATTGTATCTGCGCAGATATAGCCATACTGATTATACTCTTTCATTGCCTTTGACAGAGTATCAAAAGCAGATGCTGCGTCAGACACTGACTTAGAGGCGGATTTTGTGCTGTTTGAGAACCCGCCAAGCTGATTACTAAGTGCATTACCGTTATTGATTGCTGCATTCATATTATTGTGAAGCAGAGTCAGCTTTGTATTGAGGGCATTCATGACAGAATCGATTTTTGCCTGAACTTCATCTGTATTATCGCCGTTAGCGGCACCCTGAGCGGCAGCAAGAGCGGCTGCTAGTTCACCAGTACCAGTAGTTGCGTCCTTCAAAGCAGGGCAGAGCGCAACAAGCTTATTCTTTTCCTCTTCGGTCGCAGTAGTAAGAGATTCTGTCTTTTCAGCGGAATCCTCTTTGGCGATTGTATTCAACTCGGTAATAGCCTGTTCAATCGCTTCCATCTCTGTTTGTGCATACTGAGCAGCCAGTAATTCTGCATATCTCTGCTTGTTAATCTGGAGTTTTCCATCTTTCAAGTCAAGACAATTTAGATATTCTGTATCCATTTGAAGCAAAGACTGCATAGTGTCAGTGCTCAGATAACCATATTTGTTGTACTCCTCAACGGCAGAAGAACAAGATTTATACGAAGATTGCAAGCTATCAATAGCTTTCATGGTCTCTTCAAGCTGAGTTGCATAGTTTGCAATTCCGCTAGTATCGCTTGTGGCAACAATACCAAGTTGTTCAAATGCACCGATCAAATCCTCAAACGAGATATTATTTGCGTCAGCGATTTCATGAAGCTTTGCAAGAGCGGTAGCTTCAGCTTCAGTCTGATGAGCTGTGTCAGAATCAATGTTAATGATGGCCTCGCCAGTCATACTGCCAAATGCTTGCAGGGGAGAGAGGTCTTTGTATTGAGCAATAGCTTCCTGCATAGACAGATAGCCATTATCAATTTCCTCGATTACGTCCTTGAATTTACTCTTAAAAGCATCAAGATTTGTATTTTCAACGCTTGTTGTGCCGTTTAGCAGATTGTTTGCACGCTCAAGAGCATCACTTGCTCCCTGCATTGAATCTGTACATTCCTGAACTTCGGAAGAAACATCTCCGTATTTAGAAGCATCTGTCTCATACATATCCGCAAGCTCAGAAACTTTTGTGCCAGCATCATTTGTAAGGCTGATTTCATCTTCAAGATTTTTCTTTGCCTGAGCACGTTCCTCATCGGTTGCATTCTCATCCGACATGAGTTTTACATAAGCATCCGATAGCTCGTTGACTCTAGCTGTATGCTCACGCAAAGCTTCCGTCCGTGTGACATTCTTAGACGGAGTGACAGTCACTCCAATGCCATTCGGGTCAGCTTCCGCATAAGACGTTGGGGTTTCATTAGATACTACAACTTCTGACTTGTCGTTGAATACATCAGACGCAGCCTTGTTTGCTTTATTATTTTCATCGTCAGCGATTTGCTTCTTCAATCGAAGTTGGGTCTCCAGCAGATTGTTGATTTCCTGAATCTTTGCTTTCTCTTGTGGGTCAACAATGTCCTCAATTTTTTCTGCACCAAGGTCTTTTACCTTTTGGTCAAGGTCATCCAGCTTTTGTTGGATGTCATCAACATCCTGCTGTGCTTCTTCTGCGGCATCATGTGCATCTTCCATCGTAGAAATCAGCTGTTCGGAGTGCGTCTTCGCATTCTTCATCCAGTTAATGAATGCGTTCATTCCAGCAGAAATTACCCATCCCGCAAACATGGCAAAAACCATATTCAAAGCAAGTGTGGCCGCTTTTAGAGCGTACATTCTAAGCTCTGTTGCTACAATCTCACCTTGACTGTTTTTTAACCATTTGATAAAATTAGATATGCTATAATCCTGCCCAACAGTGTCTGCCCATGCAACATAAGTGTTAATGAGGTTGTTTAAGGAATCTGCAATTCGCTTTAGTGCAGTCGCTTCAATCTTTCCATCTTTAACGCCGAAGAAAGTTAATATCGGTTTGAGAGGAGAAATCAAAAAATGGAAAAATATGTTAAATACTGCCCGTTCTGCGATAAGTTTTATTCAAGATGGGATACATTGTGTGCTTTTTGTATAAGAGATCTTATTTTATATGAGAACTGGACTCGAATGAAAGAACGAGAACAGTACGATTGGAAAGCAAAAACCAATCCTAAAAGAAATATCTCAGAGATTGATAAAGAGCACCTAAAGAAAATACAACTCAAAGCTACCGAATTTGACACTCAATATAGAGCCGACTTGGAGGAGAAAGAACATCCGAAGTATGTTCCAAAATGTCCTACTTGTGGCTCGCCAGACCTTGAAAAGATCGGAACCGCTTCTAAAGTCTTAGATGTAGCATTCTGGGGCTTTGCCAGTGGAAAAGTGAAGAAAACTTTCCATTGTAAAAACTGTGGATACGAGTGGTGATAAAAAGAAAAGCCCTGCTATACAAAGTAGCAGGGTAGTGGGTCGTATTTAGATTTAGCGAAAAACGTATTTTGCCATTGCGGAATTTCTATCGCAATACAAAAACTCAAAACTCTTAACGCGACTCATTGGGATACAGAGGACAGAACCGGTATTTGCATTCTTTGCGGCATCATCCATATCCTTACCAGACTTTGATTTTGCAGAGCAATGATATGTTAATGTAATATACTCATCATCTGCTGTTTCTAGTTTTCCTAAAATATGAGACCCATCATCCATGTTTAGCATCATCAAATTACCATGAGAATCGATATGCCTAGTCCAAATATTGTCACTCGGCTCAACTCCAAGAATGTTGACCATTATTTTTCGAGCCCAAACAGAGTTCTTGACTTTGTAAAATGCGGCAGCGGCAAGCAGCCCTAAAAGAACGTATGCCAGTACGATAGGAAAACCAACTACAACAAAAGGAAGGATTCTATCTAAGTAATCAACCGTATACTTTAATACAAAACCAACTGCGATACTTAAAATAAGATATCCCTGATATTCAATTTTCTTTAAAGACAGCTTCATATAAAACCAGACACAGATTGCGCCTGGAACAAATACATTAAACAGCGTATCAATGCTGTTGATTAGTTTTACTATTTCCGTCATCAGCGCCTCCATCTTTGCTTTTCAATCTATTATCACTATAATCTCTGAAATAAGCATTCAGCTGATTCTCTGTAGTTTCGTCCTTGCCGCCATGATACGTGTAGTCCGTAATAGAACGACCGCCAAAATTAGAAATTTCCATATTCGGCACATGCTTTTTATTGTTTTCCATGAATCAACACTCCTTTTTATAAGAGTGTATCACAGACTGTCGTAAAAAGCAACGCAAATTAAAACACCCGGCCTCCCAGTAGTAGGAAAGTCGGGCTTAATTCATGTGCCGTGGCGCAACAGTTATTTCAGCAGCTCAAGAATATCATCAACAGTAGTTCCATTTGCCAGCGCCTTCTTTACAAGATCGACGGCTTCCTTTTCGGCGGCGGCCTCGGCAGCTTTCTTGTCAGCTTCGTCTTTCTTTTCAGTAAGTTTAACTAACTCTTTATCCAGCTTTTTGATTTCAGCTTTCTTAGACTTCAGATCAGCCTTCAAAGAATCGATATTAGCCGCGATAGAAGTAACCTCTGCATTCAACGAATCTTTTGCGGACTGCTTTTCATCGATCAGCGCGGCATAATCGATAGAAGCCGCTGCAATCATGGTAACCTTGTTTTTGCTTCCTTTAGGTCTCGGCATGATAAATACCTCCGTAAAATGAATTTATACGATTATATTTTCATTATAGCCGCCACTGCGTCAGCTGTCAATATGAATCATGTCGGATTATATTTTTAAATATTTTCTCCTATTTATATCGCGCTAGAGAATAGCACGTCTCCTCGTTTCCACCTACTTCTTTAAGTCGTCTGGTTGCGTCTGAGGTGGACTTCTGAACTTTCGTCCAAAACTGACTATCCTTCCAGTGGTTGCTCACTGACCCTTTTTAGTCGATGAACCTTCCACCCTCCTACATTATATAATAGGGGAGTGGATCGGCTGCTGACCGCCCATTATAAACGCTACTTAGCACTCAATCATTACCATATTTTGACAATACGATAAAACCGAGCTTTTATCTCAGCATATAGCATCCATATCCTTGTTTCTATCTTTCGATTCCTACATTATATAAATATAACAATAGGCGATATGGCTCTTAGGGTTTCCCAGCACTCTAGGGGCTATTTTATTTTTACATGGTGCCGCATCCTATATTTTTATACGCAACAAACATAAGAGGGCATATTAACTTTACCCGCACCATTTTTGAGCTTTCCGCTCATCTGCATTACGGACAACACGCCAGAGATGGCAGCCGTCAAAGTGGGTAATGCACCTGCAAATTTTACAGCACTATCTGCACCGTCAACAAAAACTGTGGCAAGGCTTACAAAGAACTTCGGAATATCTGACTTCATCAAGTCCGTACTAAACTTCTGGAATGCAGAATCAAGCTGATTAAGCTTCGCCTGCAAGGAATCCATGTACGTCTGGTTCTCACGCATTGCGCTGCCGCTAGAATTAAGCGCCTGCTTCATAGCATCTTCAGCAACGCTAAAATTATTCAGCAGGGCAGATGTACTCTGACCTCCTCTCTTTCCAGAGATCAACTCAGTAATATTTGCCTGTGTTGTGTCTGACAGATCTTTCCAAACCTCAGAAAGTTCCTTCATAATCTGATAGGTTGATTTGAAGGTATTATCATCCTTCATAATATCAACACCAGCAAGTTGCTTCAACTCAGATCGAAGTTCGGATACAGAATCTGCCATCCCATCTGTTGCGATACCGGCATTTTCCGCATCTGTTTTTGAAGCACGAAGGTACATACTCAAAGTTTTTAGATAAGTGCCACTCGTATCGGCGTCCTGAAGCACACCATTTACAGCAGCCGCCAAACTAAGCGTCTCCTGATATGTATTTCCGGCGGCAGACATCGCAGCGGAACTTTTCTGCATTATAATTCCAAGGTCGTTCATGCTGACCGGTTCGGTATTAGCGATTTGATTCATGCAGTCCAGAAGACGCTCTGCATCATCAGCAACCAGCCCAAAACCTTGCATTGCAGAAATCAGGTAAGAGGAAGCAGTCGTTGCGTTATCGATTTGGTCTCCAACATTCGCCATAAGTGCAGACACACGAGCAAGCTCTTCAGAGTCTTTATCCGTATATCCAAGTCGTTTCCAATCAGCAGTGCTATTTACAAGGTCAGAAATATTAGCACCAAGCTCACGAGCGTTTATTGCAGTTCTATCGAGATATTCATTCATCTCGTCGCCAGTCATTTTACTGACCTTTTTAAGCTCTGTTACAGCCGTGTCCAGTTCCAGAACATTATTATAAACTTCTCGCAGACCTTGTTTAACCATAGCCACGCCAGCCATAGCGATGGCGGTCTGGAAATGCTCCTTAAACAGACGAGACAGTTTTTGGCCAAGAGTTTCTGTAGTGGCCCCACATCTGCTGGCCTCAACCTCAAGGTTTGATAGTCTTGCACTAAGATCAGTAACATCGCCTTCACAGCCAGCAGCAGAAGCTTTTATTCCGTTTAAACTATCAATTAGCCAAGAATATTTACTTTTATTTGCGATAGAGTCTTCTAACTTCGTTGCACGTTCATAAACACTCTTAAACTTCGTCATGTCAACATTGGCTTGATTTATATCTCTAAAATCAAATCCAAGTTCTTTTAAATGTTGACTTGTAGAATCAATAGTTGTATCAAGAGTCTTGCATTTTTTATCAAAGTCTTGAATTGCTTTCCCTGGTGTAGTGTTCTCAATAGAAGCAAGCTGATCTCGCAACTCTTTTAACTTTCCAGAAGTTTTTCCAGTTCCATCTTCTCCATATAAATATTTTTTGATATTATCATTTTTATAGTTGGAGTTATTCTTAGAATAGTTTTCAAGAGACTGAATCTTTTTTTGATATTTTTCATACTCGGATTCTTGAGATGTGAGAGTCTTTTTTAAATCATCTGCAATTTCTTGATTTTGTTTTTTTAGTTCTTTTGCAGCCGAATCAGCACCTTTTGCAGTATTCCTGTCAGCATTGAATTTTCCGGTTTTTTCGATATCCTCAAGCTTTGACTTCTGAGATTCCGTAATTACATCTTTTGTTTTTGTCTTGAGTTTATCCATCTCATTGTTAATTGCGCTCAATCTAGTCTGTACCGCTTTCAACTCAGATGATTTATTTCCATTAGCAATTAACGATGCTTCATCCGCTTTTAACTTTGCTTGACGATTTGCAAGGCTGAAAAGGCGAGAAATATCACTTTTTGAAGTATCTTGTGTTTTTGTAGAACCAGACTTCCCAGTATCAACCTTAACTGTCTGCTTTGCCGCAGATTGCATAGCTCTTTTAAGCTGTGCGGTTACTTTACTCTGGTCGATCTTAACATCAAGTGTAACCTTTGGAGTTCTTAATTTTCCACTCTTGACCACCTTGTCAAGTGCATCATTTATATTGCGAATTGTATCGTTTTGATTCACTCCAAAAGCAATTTTTACTGGTTTTTCTTTATAATACTCCTTAACAGAATTAAATTGCTTATCTAACTCTGCTTTATTTGTGTCAATAACAACCTTGACCTTAATGGCTGTTACGGCAGAAGACTCTGTGCCAGTATTTTCTTTTTCATCCATACTGTTGGTCACCTCTCTTTTCCATTTTCAACAATTCCTTTCAAAATAAAAAAGAGAAGCGGCCAGCTTCTTCAAGCCAGCCTCCTCTCATTCAAATTTTATTCCAAATAAATTTTCATAAAAGATGGCTTTTACAATCCATGTAAAGCCGTCTTAACAATCATTGCCGCCTCAACTTGCGCAGGAGCAATAAACGGACGTGCAGGGCGATATTCTTTCTGCCCACCAGACCGAAGATAATAACTCAGATCCATCCAAAGACCATTCTCAATCCAGTTCGCAAACATAGTTCCACCAACAGCCGCGTTCTCACGCTCATCAAATAGAATATTTGCTCCACCATATTCGTTCCAAACAATCGGTGAGTTACCAAAATGATATTCTCTGTACAATAAAGTATCTGCTACACGTTGAGAATCTAACTTTTTCCCACCAAGAAAATAAGACGGTTGCGGTTTTGCAATATCTTTTACAATCATTGTAACAGTATTCCCATCACGAGTCACACTACTTACAATATTACTTGCATCTTCGATTCCAGCAGAGCGAGCGGACTGTGATTTAATATTTCTCCTTGCACTTGTCTGTAAAACGGTTTCAATTTGCGGAGCTACGTCCTGCATAATCTGCTCCACACCATCTGCTGCATCACTCAATAGGTCATCGAAGTTTGTGTATGATTGTTTCATTCACTCCACCTCAAATCTCAAACCGATCCTTTGCAGATTGAATCTTTGTCGTATCCTTTTTGATGTAATACTTGTTGGTCACATCCGTGCCAGCATGGTTCAGCAAGGAAGAGACATCTTCCAGACTCATACCCGCATTCTTCAGCAGGGTAGCACCACTGTGCCGGAAATCGTGCGGGTGCAACGTAGGCTCATCAATCATCTCGCCAATCTTCTTACACCAGTCACCGGCAGTGCTTGAAGTAATCGGCATCCATGCGCCATTGATTTTTGTGCCAACGAACACATAGCCACCATCCTCAATATCATGCTCAGTGCGGTATTCCTTCAGTTCTTTCAAAAGCTCAGAAACTTCCTTACTAAACATCAAATCTACGATTTTACCTTCTTTTTCCAGAACGTCATGCACCATGCGGTTCTCATAGTCGATAGACTTCCAAAGCGTATTCCGCACAGCATTGACACGAGCCATCGTTGATAGCGAGAACAGTGCATACAGACGCAGCGTCATCGCATTATCCTTCATGTGAACGGTGGTCGCAGATTCAACCAGAACGTTCAGCTTCTCTCGCATCAACTTAACCTCATCAGGCGTAAGGTATGTCTGCTTCACAACAGCCACATCCTTGGTCGGTCGGTCAATGAACTCCATCGGATTTTCTTTAATGATTTTCTTCTTGCGAAGATACCGGTACAGCGCAGAAATCGTACTCATACGTCGCTTCATACGAGCAGAGTTATTTCCGTGCTTCTTACAGTAGAACAGAAATTCCTCAATATCCTCTTCTTCAAGTTCCGTAACAGGAGCATTACCCTGATTGTCCAGAACATAAATCATCCACTGCTTGAAATCCGATTCATAATTGTAAACAGTAGACGGGCTGAGATCACGGATGCCCATATCAGTCTCATATCTATCCCAGTATTTCAAAGACACTGGGTTCACGTTCTTGAACTTCTCAGCATCCCATAACTTCAGCGGTTTACTTCTTGTAGCCATATTAAAATTCCCTCCAACCCACCTCTAAAAGTGTTTATTCCTTTTTATCTTTTGCCAGCACAGCAGAGATCTCCTGCTTATTGTCCAGCAGGGCAGAAGTCACTTCAGAAAACTTCTCGACGTCAAAGTCATTCAAGTTGCCCTTCACATCATTCAAATAGTTCTCCATAAAGTCAACGAAATCAGAAATAGGGTCAGGCTTCTCAATAATCTCGTTGAGCTTGCCACAGAGACCAAGAACAAGCCATTCCTTATGAGAACGATCAATCTGCTCATGAACGGCCTTCTCCAGAGAATCATACTGATCCCAGAACGCAGAAGTATCACAACCGGCCTTGTTAATCTTGAAATTGAAAGACTCGTAAGCAATACGAGGCCACTCACTCTGCGGCTCGCTACGATAGTCATAATCTGCAAAATACTTCAGGATAGTCAACCGGAACACTACATCGAGCAGTGCGGGCTGATAATCACCATCGATAGTACATGCCTTGACTACTTCATCAAGAAACTCATTTCGCTCCTGAAAATTTAAAACCTTCATTTTATCTCCCTTTCGTCTGTGCTTGCTTTAATTTCTTTCGCTCTTTTCGAGCTTTTTTTAGGTCATCATAATCGACCCAACCTCCATCAATTTTGGAGTATGTAATCCAGCGGTAATCTACATCAGGATACTTGAACCAGAACATCTTACGCTTCATCAGCGCGACACTATCAGCGAATCCCTTCGTATCAATCACTTGTTTGCTGCCATCTCGATATGTAATTTCATAGTCCGCCACATAATCAATCTTCCGCACCGCTATGTCTTTTCCGTCCTTATCGACCCGGCGGAACGCTTCCTGCAGAAGGAAGGGGACTTGCTTACGACACTCTACAATTTCGCCGCTTGCCAGCCTTGGCAATACAATATCTCGATAAAACAACATTTCTGCCTTACTATCGTAAACTACGCCATCGTATGTTCTATCTGCTGGATTCTTACTGACATTAAACTTTGTCCTGTTCTTTTTCTCCATAAAACCACCACGAAAAACAAAGGGGCGGTTATGCCCGCCCCTTACGATTTGATGTTCTCTTAACTACCGGCTTCACGGGCGTCTCATCCTTTACATCACTAGATGACTCATTCTCAGCCTTTGCAGGCTCATCCATGATCTCATGGAAAACATCACGAACAGCTGGGATAAAAGTCTCTACCTCGGCTTCCGTAACATTCTTGTACTTGCGCATCAAAAGAGTAGTCAGATCTGCTTTTGCCGTCTCTTTTGAAATAATTCCCTGACGATACTGGTTTACGGCAGTCCACACAAGAAAGTGCGGCTCAGTGTCGCAAATCATTCGCCAAGGATTAAGACGCGCATCCTGCTCGCAATGCGGGCAAACCGGATATTCTTTTCCGCAAGTACGGCACCAATTCAGATTTGCCATTAGGCAGCAGCGGTCTCAATACGGAACAGGCGCTTGTCTTCAGAGCAGTATTCCTGAGTAGCGCTAATCTTGACCGGATGAGCCAGCTCATTAGTGAAAGTCATATCGATAGCATTATCCATCTTGGCATTCGGGAAGATGATACGCATCAGCTTCTTGTTTGCCTTATCGCAGGGATTGTAGCAGAATGCCTCAATCACGAACTCGCCCTCGGTAGAGAACTTATCGGCGCTATCATTGATAGCAATACCCTCCTCGCTCTCGTACTGATACTTCACAACAAAGCGGTCGCCAGCCTTCAGATTTGCACCAGTGGGCAGAGTGACCTCAGTACCAGTAACAGAGAACTGAGACTCTGCGGTCTCACCCAGCTCAAAGGTCTTCAGTGCATTACCCTGACCATCGACCAGATCGATGTACTTAAAGGGGGCATTTGCAACAGCAGCCTTGGGGGTATGGGTCAGAGTCAGCTTCTTGCCGTCAGCAGAAGTCAGGTACTCAACAGTGGTAAAGACCTGCTTTGCCTCAGAGGAAGCAACCTCCTTCTTTGAGCCCATCTGCTCTGCCAGAGCACCCAGATGCATCAGAGCATTAGACCAATCTGCCTCTGCAGTCTTGCTCTTATCGAATGCCATGATGTTAACGCCCTGTGCATCCTGAGCGTAAACGGTCTCGCCGCCCAGAGTCAGCTTGAAATCCTTAACCTGATTCATGGTCCACAGACGCTTGCCGTTCAGATCATACTCGTGAATGCGATGAACGCGGTCAATAACGACCTCATTAAAATTAAAATCACTCATAATATTCTTCCTTTCAATTTATTTGGATAAAATAAAAGAGCAAGGTCAATCAGCCTTGCTCGTCCAATCCAGTTGTGCTTTTGGAATCTTTCCAAATTCCACGGTGCCAGCGTAAACGCCATGCATCGTATTGTCGTAACTTTTTATTTGCTGAATCTTTCTTACATGATTCATGAATACACTCATAGGGTAATCCATAGCCTTGAAGTAATCCGCTTTAAAGCCAGACGAACACGCCATCGAGAGCACAAGCTCCGCAAGGTGTGGTTCATAACGCTTTATTTTTTGATACTCCAAGTTATCTTTGGCTTCCTCTATCATTGCAATTCTTGTCGGTTCGTCAGCAGCAAACTCAGAATGCTTTTCAATTCCATTCGCAGCACATAGGTACTGAGAAATCGTTTCATACACCACATGGTCAATACGAGTGTCCGTAAGCCTGTTGTGTAATACAATCTCACCACTTATGTTATCTTTCGCCATCATAAACCCAGAAGTGTCCATATCGCCAAGCAAAATAGACATATCTTGGTCTTTATTGCCTATAAAAAGTTGCCGAAACATTTCAAAGTCCGAAATCTTCTGCCAATCAATTCCAACAGAGTCAAGCTGTGCTTTGTAGTCGCTCGATGTAGAACAGAATAAATAAACCAACTGAAAATACTTTTGCTCACCATAATCGATGATGTCACCGACCGAAGGCATGTGAATCGTAATTTTGTCGTTGATTTTAAAGTCTCTTCCGCGCATCAAGCTTGGCTCGTACATTTCTCGAAGCTCCATCAGCCACACCCCACCAGATCATCCAAATCCTGCGTCTTGAACGTCATAATTCGCACACGATGGTGTAAATCCATATTGTCCTCGATATTGGATGTGATTTTAAGCTGTTTTATTCCAAAAATTGTACTGCCGTGTAGTTCTTTTTCCACAAGACCACTCAGATAGTCAACTCGTGTTGCACCACCATGACCCTTCATTTTCATCAGTGCCTGGTTCACAATAACCCACACAGTAAGTGTGAAGTTTTCATACCAGTCGTTGACGTTGCTTCGGTCAGTCATATTTACCTTAAAACAAATATAGCTGTGCGCTGCCTCAATCGTGTCAGGAATATGGAAGTATGGGAAGATGTATGTATAAATCGCCTCGTCAGGCTCTTCAATGTCATCATTGCCCATAGCTTCAACAAGTCCATCTGTGTTGACTAGTTTTAAAGCCAATTTGTTTTTATAATCAGTAATCAATTCACTCGTTGTCACAGCAAACTCACCACCTTACATTCAATGGATGTATTTGCTGTACCATCTGCATTCGTCAAAGAAATTCTTACAGTTGCGCCGTCCATGATACTATTATTTAAAATACGAATTTTAAAAACACCATCTATGGTACTCTGCGTTTCTACAAATTCCTTGAATTCCTCAAGGCAAACAAACTTCCACTTAGCAATTTCAGCAATTTCCTCGCCAGCAACACTTGTGAATATGGGAGTGAATTTTTTCCAAGAACCACCAACACGAACCTCTGGTTTTCCTACATACTTTATAGTAGCAGTCACACGAGAATCTATCTCTGATTCGTCGATTTTGTTTGGCTCAAAATAATCACAAATCATCTTCTCGGCATTATCCGTCTTACTGTTATACTGATCCTGCCGGATATTCAACACAAGGAACCCCTGTGTCTTACCATGCAGTTCGTAACGCTCTGTACTCTGGTCAACAGAAGTCGTAACATACGTTTTCGGCTCGCCATTGATAATTTCCAACATAAAGCGCTTATCAAGGTCAATCAGTGCAGTCTCATCATCAAAAGGCATCTGAACCTTATACTCACGTTGACTTAGCGAAGTCACAATAAGTTCCTTATTATTTGCGTAATAAGGTTTACTAAGCGTTGCCCAACGAGAGACTATCTCACCAGTAATCGGATTTTGCCATTGGATTTGGCGGTTACACAACTCCATCTTACCACGAAGAAAAATTTCATCGTTTGGTTCAATCTCAGTTACCAGCCATTTGCAGTTGTAACAGTCAACAATATCACCAAGATTTAAAGAATCGCCAGGATAAGCCTAGATTTTCTTTTCCTTAGCAATACTATTACTGCGACTGACAACCAGCTTCTGAGGTAAACCATTCACAAGAGTATTATCCTCATAATCAACACTATCCTTGAAGTGTGCAGCGAAGTCACGTTTTGCAAAAGCAATTTTTACATCCTTTTTGTTAGACATTTTTGCGGCACCGCCAACAGCTCGTGCCCTTGTATAAAAGTCCATCGGTACACCTCCTTACTCAGAGTAGGAAGCGTATGTATCATAGTCGATGGTCTTACGCTTACGGGTCGAGCGGTCTTTTGCCATATAGTTGTCTAACATCGTCATATTCTCTTCGTGAATGTCTTTCACAAGAGCACGAATACTCGTGCGCTCATTAGCAGGGGAGAATACTTGTAAACTCGTAGGAAGGTCCTGTGCGCTAAATGCTTTCAACTTTCCAAACTCACGCTTAAAATGTTGCTCCAACATCAAATGCGCTAACATATCAATCTCATCGAATGTGAGATCTGAATTAAACTCTTCTAGTTCTGAATCGTAATCATCGAAACTAAAATCCTCTTCCGGTTCAATGTTTCTGGTAATCACAGAAAGTGACTCCATCAAATAACTTTTTGCACGGTCATGTACAAGATCTCGCACTTCATTCTCGCTCAGGTCAAAATACTGAAAGAAATTACTATCAGTTTCAACCAGCTCGTAGAACTTGTCGTATATTTTTGAAAATGCGGTCACACTATCCCTCCAATCTTACTCGGCGGGAACGACCTCCGCCTTTTCTGCCTCTGCCTTCTTACGGCCACGCTTAACAGTAGTCTTTTCTACAGAATTATCCGGTGCAACAGTCTGTGCGCCTGCCATCATAGCCTGCATCTGTGCCATCATAGCCTGCATCTGCTTCTGCATTTCAGCCATCTGGTTCTTTGCAGTTTCAAGTTCGGCCTGAACATTATCAGCAGACTTGGTTGTAGGTACGACAGACAGCTCACTGTTACGCTTGCCAGCACGGAGCTCCTTATAACGCTCGTCAATCAGGCGCTTGACCTTGGTAGACAGGTCTTCACCGGCATTGGTCATACGATAAAAGCGACCACGAATACGCTCAAACTGAGCACCATCCTTAATGTCAATCATACGCTGAAGATTCTCGACAGTGGGATTCAGAATCGCATTATCGATATCTTCAATGAATAGGACATCGTCGCCCTTAATACCAATAGCCTTAAAGATTTCATTCTGCTCTTCAGGGCGAAAACGCAGAACACCATTCTTGAACGCAGAACAAGTGCTGTTCATATACATAATCTCCTCCGGCGGAATAGGAATCACACAAGGATCTTCCACACTACCGGGCTCGAAAGTATAGCCCTTACCGTTCAGTGACGAAATGGTAACCACGTTATCGTCGCAGTTCAGAACGTCAATAAACTTCTTTTCCATCACGGAACTCATAATTTGTCTCCTTTTCTATAAAAGCGGAGACGGCAAAGTCCCCGCTCAAATTTGCCTTTGGTAAAAATTACTGCAGAACAATCTTAGCAACGCGCTCGATATGATCAATGCTATAGCCGAAGGTAAAGTCCTTGACCATCAGATGGATCTTTTCGTTGTTGTTGTCGTGATCCTCGTAAGTATGAGTCTCACCCTTCATGTCAAGGCGACCAATCTTGCCTGCGATGCCATAGATACGCTTATCCGGGATCAGCAGGGAACCATCACCCAGCTTCTTGGCAGAGCTAATACCAGTAATAGCCACGCCGTCATAAGTCTTCACAAGACCGTAACGGTTGAACTCGTCCTTAGCTGCGTCGGACAGATACTCTGCATAACCGGTCATACGACGCATCTTAGCACAATACTTCATCAGGCTGACAGTGAAGGGATTACCACCATCGGCGTACTCATTCAGATACAGAGCCAGAGCGTCCATGTCCTGCATAGTGGGCTCCTTACCCTGAGCATCAATCTTCTGCTCACCACCAGTGATAGCATCATCAACCATGCTGAAGATGTCATAGAACATCTGGTTCTTCAGAGCCTCAGTCATAAAAGTGGTCAGAGTTGCCACACTCTTCCAAGCATTACGTCTTACATCCACAAAGCTAAGATCAGCCTCAATCTGCTTATTACGCCAGACGGGCTTAATGGTCTCGTAGTGCAGGTAAGACTTCGGCACGTTGCCGCCCTTAGCTGCATCATAAGCCTTCAGAGTATTCTTAACGGTACGACCTGCCTCGTAGTCATCAAACTCACCAACATTACCACGCTCAAACATGGAGTCCAGCAGCTCGTCAGGTGCACCATACAGCTCATCAGTCACAGTACGATTCACAAACTGAGCAATCTCCTTGTTGGGATCGCCCTTGTCAATCAGCTCCTCAACATGAGCGCCAACAACCTCTGCAATTTCCTTGTCCTCGGCATCCATAGCGCGATTGTACTGAGTCTTCTCAGCAACTTCATAAACACGACCAGGCTGCTTCATCAGCTCGGCCACTTCAATATTCAGTGCCATAATTCATTTCCTTTCTCTTCGCGCAAAATAAAAGAGCTACCGTCCAAAGACGATAGCCTTAAATTTCACGTATCATATTCAAGATTTTTCTCTCAATCAAGCAACAGTCTTTGCCTCGGGCAGCACACTGATCATAATCAGCTTGTGGCCGTTGTCGTCCATCACACCAGCAAACTCAAAACGAGAAGTGCCAGTAGTAGCAACCTGCCACTTACCGTCAATATTGACCTCCAGCAGCTTGCCGATATTGGCATCCTGTGCATCGCCATCCTTGTACTGGTCGGTGCCGTACAGCTCGCCAGCATACAGAGGAACACGCTTCACCAGCACACCTGCCTCAATCTCGGTTGCCATCTTATCATAGTCATCAAAATTAGTCTGGCTTGCATAGATGCCCTCCGGGATAAACTCATGGGCAACCATCTCGATGCCCTCAGCGGTAGCTGCGTCAGGGAACTTAACCTGACCAGCCTTGTGATCAACCTGGACACCCATACCGGTGACCATAGCGACCTTTGCGGCATAGTTAGCGGGAATATTCTTCGCGCCGTTCACCATCAGTTCACGAATCATAATATTTTTCCTTTCTCTCAAATGTTATTACTTACCCAAATATTCCCGCCATGCGTCACGCTTGTTAGCGTTAGTGGTGTTATACTTGGTTTCATTCAAATTCAACTTGATACCATCAGGCTTATGTACCTCAGAAGTCTCAATCTTCTTTTCAGCAGGAGCCTTCTTGGCTGCTTCAACGCAACGCTCGGCAATCACACTCTTGATGCCGGTCTCATCCAGATTCTCAATCAAACTTGCGTAGTTGCCACCCTCAGAAACTTCAGCTTCAGTAATCATCTTGCTGGAGATTGCGTACTGACGCAGATCTTCCTTCTTCTGTGCAAGCTCTGCAGCTGCCTTTTCTGCCTCTGCCTTCTCTGCCTGATCCTTATATGGAGCCAGAGAAGCAACCTCTTCCTTTGCACTCTGCAACTCAGTATTCAAACTTGCAATAGTGCTATTCAGCTCCGCAATCTTGGTATTAACATCAGAAATAGAAACAGTCAGAGTAATATGCTGCGGCTCGCCAAGAGAAACCTCGTTACCCTCAACGGTGTAAGAGAACATGATGTAATCCAAATCGTTCATACAACGACCGAATTTCTTACACCAGATAGTGTGATCTTCGGGGAACACTTCTGCTAGATACATATCTGAATTAAACTTCACAACAGCCTCATTCAGCTTTTCGTACAGGTCATGACCAGTCAGACTGGAAGTCTCTGGAGTGGACTCAGGCTCACCAGCAGGTTCAGTGCCAGTATCAGGCTCGGTCGGGGGAGGAGTTTCACCGCCTTCCTCGGAAGTTTGAACATCAGGCTCTGCCGGAGTAGTGGGCTCAGTAGCAGGTGCTGCGTCAGGCTTGCCAACGGGAGTCTGCTCTGCCTGCTCAGGCTTAGTGGACTCAACCTGTGCGGTCTGAGTCTCCTTATCCTTATTCAGTTCCAAATTTTTTGCCTCCTTTTCATTAGATTCTATATTTGAAATCTCTTTTGTATCCTCGATATAGGCATTTGCCAATTCAAGACCAAAATCGGTTTCAGCGACTTCAAGCAGTTTAGAGCACTTATATGCTGGTTCAACATTTGCACCAAGCAAGCAATGTGCAGTAAACACACCATCGTCAATGATTTTTGCCATGCGGCCACCCACGATTCCCTTATGAGCTTTCAGCACATCAATTTCCCAACTGGTATTTAATGTGCCGCTCTCAATACGGCGCAGAATCGTCGCACAAGCCTTTGGATATCGCTTCCAGATCTTACAAGAGGCAACAATAAAGTCGGTATCGTCAATTTTCTCGATACCGACCGACTGAAAGCTACCGAATGCATCAGTGTCAAATTCGGCAGTCTTGTATTCATTGCCATCGTCGTCTTTTCTGGTGACGACTTTCATATTGTGACCGGAAAAATCCAGTTCACCCTTTGGAGCTACGACCAACTTACCAACAAGCGGGTTGCCAACCAGTGTACTCATCCAACTTTCAATGGTGTCACGATTCAAAGCAACCTGATTTCCATTTACTGAGAAGTCACAGATGACAAACTTGGCAAGATAGTGGTCTGGATGCTCCGTAATCTCAGAGCAACAGATGTTTCTACTATAGAAATACTCCTTACTCATCGTTCATCACCTCACTTACTATCTTCATTTCTCTGCTGGTCATAAATTTGTTTTTCAGTTTCCTCGCCCTTTGGACGGCCTGTCTTTTTATCACTGTCGCCACCTCCGGCGGAATTGCCGGACGATGTATAAGAGGTCTGGCGAGCCACAAACACATCGTCATAACCTTCCTCGGTTTCAGCCTGACGCTTGCGTAGTTCGTCCTCAGCATGAAGTCCCATATACTCGTAAGCAGTCTTGTAAGAACAGTTCAAAGTGGTGAACAGGAACTGAGCAATCGCCTTCTTCATCTCCATACCCATCATTTCAGTAGTAGAGACCTTCACATCAGGGCAGTACATCGGGTCTACACCTGCATCTTCAAGGCGAATACGATACCATCGCTTTAATACATCTTCAATTTGTTCAGCAATCTTACCAATATTTTTCATCAGCTGGTCAAGAGACACCTTTGCAGTTGAAACAGTCTGCTGACCATCAGTATTCAAGAAACTAATACCCAAAGCAGCCATTTCTCGATTGCGATACTGTTTGACAGTCTCGATATTTGTCATCTCAACTTTTGGCTCAACATACTTGATATCCTTTACATAAGGAGCGGTCGTCACAAGCACGGTATTTTGCTTCCATGCACGCAGCAGGTTATCGTGCGCCGTCACTTGTTCAGAGAAGCCCTTTTTATCTTTGTTTGGTCCCATCAACTCAGGGTCAAGCTGTTGCCAGATGATTTTCTTTGCCTTTGCCTTAGCGTTTACACGGTCTGAAGTATCAAAAGTCTCAAGCATCAATGCCGGACGTAAAGCGCGGAATAGGGGAGAGACACCATATTTTTGCCCCATATTACCAATACGAATCACGCCACAATGGTCAACATCCAGTTTTGCGTATGTATCACCATTCTTAAATGCCTGATACACCTCGTCTGGATAGTTGTTTTGAATCTCGGTCTCCTGATTTTCAAAGAACAGTGCTTTATTCTTTTTATCCTTCAGCATGGATTTGCTCAAAGCGGATTTTAGCTTAGACATGTTGATAAGCACAACAGGCTGTCCATTTGATAGGTAATCACTTATCTCAGCAATACCAAGAGGGTAGTAGTCTACAATGTAGTTCTCATCCTTCTGACGCAGATATGTAATATAAGTGCCCTCTGCGTAAGTCATCGGAATGGCGGCACGTAGCAGACTTCGCACATTGATTTGTGCGTTGAAGTCATCAATCACTTCACGGGCGTAATTTACCTGTTTTGTCTTATTACGCTGTTCAGGGAACTGTGCGAAACTGCATTTGAACTCCGTATTAACATTCGCCTCAATCGCATCATAAGTAATGCCAATCAGGTCATCCTTGTTAATATAATTACGGATGATTCCATTGACCGTCTGCACATTCGTCAGACTTGACTGTAGTCCTTGTGCAAGCTCATCAATTCTGTCAACGGTCAGTGTCTCAGAGGAGGCTGAAATTTTTAGATATGTACTATACTGCTTATTTTCAGGGTCATAAGACGCAACTGCATTTCGGATGACGTTATTCATTCTCTCTTCTGAAAGTTCATTCAAAGAGGTAATAACTACAGTACCGTCATCTGTCTGTGAAGCAGTCACGACATCAAAATCTTCCTTTTTCTTTCTTGCCACATTTTCACCTCCTCTGCTTAGAAGTCAATGTTAGAAATACAAATCGGCGGAGCAGTCATTGTCTCCACCGCAGACTGGCGAACTTTATCCTTACGACGTAATTCGTATAGACGATGAGCAAGCAAAATTGCAACATAGAACCTATCATCGTGGATTTTGTTAGCAACGTCGGGTGCCAAAGCATATGTTACGGTTGTATTTTCAGAGTTTGTCGTTTTCTGAATACTTGTAATCTCGTTCTTCATCAAGTCGATGTTAACCCACGCAGTCTGTTCCTCTAAGGAAAGTTCATGCGTCTTCAAAATTTCTTGACCAGTTGATTTATCCACACCGTCTACTACCTGAACGTAATCTCCGCCGTTATATTCAAGAGGGAAATGAATAACACCAAGATTCATCAGCTCAATAAATTCCTCAACCATGGCAGTACGAAATTTACGAGGACTAATTAGACGTAGCTTATCAACAGCATCTGGGTAACGGGCATCATATCCTTCATATAATTCATGATTTGCGTCGATAAAACCACGATGTTCCGCACCTGTTTTATCGGTCCAATTATTAAGCAAACCGTCCGCATATGTGGAAGTACCACCGCCGCCAGCGCCTTGGTCAATCATCAATCTATCAATGTACTCGTAATCAGGATTTTGACCATTGTAATGTAGAATCAACTCATATAACTGCTCAAGCTGACGATTAGAATCGAGCTTGAATTTTTTCTCATTCGCAAGATCAACCATGTTCACGCAGTTGATAATATCTCCACACATGCCGTTTTCTGGATCGTTATAAATACGCATAACACCAACAATAGAATTATCCATTGTGCGGGCAGGATCAAACGCAAGAATATACTGGTAGTTCTTATCCCAATAAAGCTGTGGTATATACTTTCGCTCATTGCGACGAACTGTACCCCATTTGATAATCTGGTTTACGCCACCATCACGGCTTGGGCGATTATAATATTCACGCAACGCCTTCATTTTATTTGACTTTAGAGCTGCTTCAACTTTATCTCTCGTCAGCAGAGCCTTGTACGGTCTTCCATTCATATAGACCTGAATTGCAACATCGCAAATCATGTCGCAAACAAAATAATCACGGTCACCGGCAATCATACGTTTTGCAAAATTCTTGTAATAACGATAGAATAGTTTGTTCATCGTATCCTGACTCGAAGCATACACAAGCTGAGTAGGAACCTTGCGAGGCTGAGTTTCAGGATTATAAGAATCATCCGTATCAGTCACGAAGTCAGTATTCTGAGTGGCAAAAGCTTCACAGACAACAATCAGTTCGTCAGAGCAAAACGCAGCCTCGTCAAAAAACACAAGAGTTGCACGACGAGATCGGTTGGAATCCGGGTTGGAGTTTAGCGTGTTAATGGAGCTACCGTTGTAAAACTCAACAACATACCCGGCGGGATTATGACTAAAGCCACTCTTATTGGTTGCAGACTTTTTCGTTTCTTTCTCTGCAATATCTTGCAGACTACGGATAGACGCAGCTGTTTTACCAACACGAGTGACAATTTCTTCGATTTTATTAAAAGTCTCCTTACTCTGATCACCAACGCTACTTACAATATAAATAGCTTGGTTTTCATACAACATAGCCTTCAGTAGAATAAAAACTAAACCTACAAAAGACTTACCAAAATTTCGACTACACGCCCAAAGAACATGACTTGCATTCTAGCTTTGTTCCAGCATATATGCCTGAGCGTCAAATAGTTGGATACCCAATAAATCTCTGGCCGCAATAACAGGATTACGTCGATAGAACGCAATCGTTGCCGCATCACACTCGTAAATCTTACGTTTTACGGCTGTAATAATAGGCGCTCTTTGTTTCATTCTCATACGGCATCACCATCCGTATCTTTTGCGCTTGCGTCAATACCGGCATCTTCCAACAGCTCCTTGAGCCGCTGATTCTCAATTAAAGACAGCCTGTATTTTTCCTTAGCGTCATCACTTTCTTTCTGGAACTTATCAATCAATTCTCTCTGTGTATCGAAAATTTCCTGCTGGTCATTCTCGTCAAAGAACGCATTTTCCTTGATTGCTTTGAAACTCATATCAGCCGCCCATTGAGTACCGGGGGAACGCAACTGGTCATAAAAATTTGCTTCTGCACCCGCAATATTTTTCTCTCGCATATCCTTCATTAAGAATGTAAGCGTATTACGTCCTGCATCCTTGTTGGAACGGTTCTTTACAGAAATCTCATTTTCCTTGGCAATCTTGTCGTTATTAGAAACTAGCTTGACCTTAATGTCATTCAGACTTTTGATTGCCTCAGCCGAGTTCATCGGGTTTAAGCGAGCAATCTGCAAGTCGATTTGTCGAATCTGATTATTATTGTTCACGACCTGAACAATCTGAGATAGCTTGAACGGGTCGTCCTCAATACCATCCTCAAAATACTTGATGAGTTCACTAAACAAATAGCGACGGTCACCCTCGTTGTAACCATCAAATGGGTCGTATCCAATAACAGAAATACAGTCATCTTTTGCTTGAATCTCTGCTTTCGACCACTTTTGCTCCTTTTCTTCCTGTAGATCAAGAGCGTTTTTGTTGAGTTCTCCATTTACAAGAGTATTAGAGAAGGTTTGAAATTGATACTGTCTGCCGTTTAAAACAAGGCGGTTATACGCGCCGGGACGACAAGTTCCAGAATTTGCAACAACCGAATCATAAAGACTGTTATAAAACGGAACATCCAAAATGTGGCAAAGCAACATACAAGCCGTTCTATCACTACCAAATCGTCTTGAGAAATCATCAAACATTTCATTTACACATTCCTTGCAAACAGGAACGTAATTGTCGTTTGCTTTCCAAAAGCCATATGTATTTTTATAGAAGTGACCAACTGCCACATCATATTCTTTACCACAACGCAGGCATTTGAATGTCTTCTTGTTCTCGGTTCCTTCAAGAATAACGCCATCCTCAACAACCTTTTTCTTTCTAGGCAAACAAACACCTCCATTCAAAATCAAAATAAAAGCCGTAGAACGTGCGCACATCCTACGGCAAACAAAAGATCCACCCTCATGAGCACCAATAATCTGGGAGGCCGGGTGGATTTAATTCTATAAAAGACCTGCTATGATACGCATCGTTGAGAGGCTTAACAGGTTCTGTTCAAAATTCGACCTCAGCATTTTGACACCGTAGTGAGCTAAGGTCTTTATCATCTATTTGGGCTTACGCCCTGCCGACGAATCGGCTGAATTTTGTATTTACGGCCAGCTTTACGCCGACCGTGCCACCTGAAATACACAGGCAGGACTGTTCATAAAAGGACCTACCGCCAGAGGGAGTAGAAAACTGGCGATAGGCTTGCGAAAGGGGAGATGTTGGGTGCAGGTGCGGGAGTCAGACCCGCCCAAGGCACAGCTTATGAGGCTGGCTAGTACATCGGCACTATCACCTGCGACATATGATGCCTAAGTGTCATCTACTACCAAATCGTGTGCGCATCACAGGTTTGCCATAGATCGACTTCGGACTTGCCTCCAACCGCGAATTGGAAGCCATTTTTGGCACGCCCAGAGAGACTTCAACTCCCAAGAGGCAGATTTAGAGTCTGCTGTTTTAAGCAATTAAACTATAGGCGCATAAAACCTACCTTTTAGCCGGTGGTAGGGAACCGGTATAATATAGGCCCTCCGGGAGAAGGACTGGCGCGGTCTCAGAGATTCGAACTCTGGCATCGGGTTTACCGACCTAACGGTTTTCAAGACCGTTCTCTTCAACCACTTGAGTAAGGCCGCACAATAACCCTACTTTCCTGCACAGCTACCTTTATATAAAGGTGTAGGGAATAGCCGTACAATCTTTGGTGAACCAGGTTGGAGTCGAACCAACGATGTTTCTAATGTCACGGACGAATGTTATAATGTAACAACGAATTTTGATGTATCAAAAGTAGAAGATTTTGGACCATATTTATTTGCGGTTTTCATCAATGTAAACGTTTTTACATTCCCGGACTTTTTAAGTTCTTCAAATGGAATGAGCCACATTTCACAATTTTTATTTGCACAAAATATGTAGTCCAATTCTGTATGATTTAGAATACTATCGTAAACACCGCCTTTGGTTCCACCGCTGCTTCGCATACTTATAACATTATCATCTGTCGCAGTAAACTTACATTGAACAGACATAAAATGTCCGTCTTTCTCAACAATCAAGTCATACCACTGTGTGTCATTTAAAGGAACGGATACTGTATATCCATTCGTTCCAAAATATGCAATCGCAAGTGATAAACCGGCTCTTCCGCGTTTTTGATTTGTATCAACTACCAATATTTTTACCTCATTACTTCAGTCCGCTATCTTCGCCACTGGATATACTGACCCATAATAAAACAAGCATCCATCAATCCGTCCGAGCTAGTTGAATTGTTCTCGTGCTGATAAAACGCTTGTTTTAGACTTTTAAAGCTTCGCATTAACGTAGCGAAACACGAATAGCTTATCATTTCGTTCTACAGAACTACTTTGCATCCAACCATCCGTAGATTGAGTTGGTCTAGGCGGTAGCAACTATTGACCGCACAGCTTGGAGCCACCTGTAGGAATCAAACCTACGACATATGTGGTACGAACACATTATTCTATCTACTGAATTAAAGTGGCATGGAGCCAATGACAGGACTTAAACCTGCGATATCGGGAGTACAAAACCCGCGTTCTATCAACTGAACTACACTGGCACATAAAACCCGTAGACATTAGCCTACGGGCATAGAAAAGGAGACAATCAATGATGTCCCAAGCAGACCTTGCGGTCATACTTCTTTTTTGGGTCCCCATTTAGTGGTAGGGGCTCACCACTTTTTAATTTAGACGTACAATGTGCGTCTTATCTTCATTCAGCCTTCCGAATTTATCCTGATAAACCAGAATAAATCCTTCTCGCTGAGATGGGGTTAATTTTCCATCTGCGTAATCCATTTTTGACGTTTCACAACAACAGCCCTGCTCATAAATTACAGAATTACCGATATCATAGTGACCTGTTTTATGAGTGTGTGCCATCACGATAGTATCAAAGAAATAATCATTATCCTTGAAATACCGATATGCCTTTTCTGCCGTTTTCAACATACCACTAGAGTAAGCAAGTGGATGCGCAAAAATTGTTTCACCAACAAAACTAAACCAAGTATCGTTATAAACAATCTCGATACCACTATCCTTAAAAACATCAATCAGAGGGTCGTAATGAACCTTTGTATGAAGCTCCTTGTTATAATGGTTAAAGCCATCAACAAAAATAAGCTCCAAAGATGTCTTTGGCATCAGTTCAAGCAAGTCGGTGTCCAGATTCTTAGCAAGATAATTCTGGAAACGTAAGTCATGATTACCATAATTTACAACAACCTTCTTAGGCTGAAGCATCTCAATCAGGTCAATCATATACTGACGTGCAATCAAAATTTCCTCCATTGGACTCTTACGATACACCTTATTGAAACGAGAAATGGCCTGCGCATCTACCAGATCCCCGTTTATCTGAAGGATATCAATCTTTCCAGCATACTCACTAAAAGTCTCAATGGGCTTCTGGAATGGAATATGTAGGTCGGAAATAGACAGAATGCAGGTTCCCACATCTCTATTAGATAAGGACTCCTGATACTGCATACCCGCACGGAATGCCTTAAAACGCTTGCGATATGCGCACTCACCAAAATTCTTACCCAACTCATCATTGAGCACCTTGGATGCGCCATCCCAAGTCAACTCTCTAGCCAGAACAGCATTCCCGATTCTTACAAAGAAGTCATCGCTCGTTTCTTCTGGCCGTTTATTATAGCAACCCATTGGCATCAAGCTGGGTCGCCCAGCAGCTCATCAGAAGTGGAAATATTGATGGTGACACCCTCAATACCATCCCACTTTGCCAGAGCTTCATTCAAATTGAAGACATTCTCGCCATCCTTGGTAATCTCGGTGATAGTGCCCTCGGCAGTATCAATAATAGCGTTCTTAAAAACAACACTCTTCTTAGCAACCATAAATCTATTCTCCCTTATATTTTATTTCAATTTTGAAATGATTTAGCGATTAAACTGAATCATATCCGCCCATGTACTAATCCATCCACGATGATTTGTGTGAAGTTCACAAATCGCAGTTCTATCATGACCTCTAAAGTGTTCAAGATATGGAAGGAAACCACTGTTTTGCGGATTTTTGTACAAGTCACACTGGCCTGTATGACCGATTACGACAAGTTTACATGAATCCTTCAACCGGGTAATAACCTTCAAAAGATCACTTAGATAGAAATTCTGCGTTTCATCGAGCAAGATTACTTTTTTGTCAAAGGTGATGCCGCGCATATATGTGTGAGTTGCACACTGAATATACGCACCATATTTCTGACTTTCAGGATTATCATCAACAATCATCGCAACATTTGGATTAACGCCAATAGTCTCAAGTGCCTGATAAAGTGGTTCCATATACGGAGCACTCTTCTGTTCCTGCGTGCCTGGAAGATAGCCTTGCTTCTCTTCCTGTGTAGGAGAAACAATATATGCGATACCATTATATAGTCCATACTGAACTAACAAATTCGCCACACCGACAGCAATCGTAGTCTTACCAGTACCAGCACGGGCATTACAGAACACAACATCAATATCGGGATTCCAGATTGCGTCCCTAAAGATTTTCTGTTCCGGATCGAGCGTCATTCCATAAAAAGTAGGATATTCATCCAGATTCTGCGGGACATCCTTCTTCTTACGCATTTCAGTCTTATCAGAAGCCATATATTATAACTCTCCCTTAATTGAATTCATCCACATCATCGCAAATCTTATCTACAATGCCAAAGTTGACCTGCTCATTAGCGTCCAGATACCAATCCTTCGCTTTATTCTTGGTCATAGTCTTCTTATCAATGGTAGAGTGAGCCATAATATACTCACGCATCTTTACAACCTGCTTCTCATAGTAGTCCATAGCCATCTTAGACTGCTCAAAAGTACCCTGAGTACCGCCAGAGCCACTGTGAATCAGTGCAGTAGAATGAGGCAGGGCAAAGCGCTTCTGACCAGACAACAGCATCACAAGAGCAGCGCTCATTGCAATACCTGCGTTAATCGTCCAAACAGGAGTCTTGCTCAGTGCAACAACATCAATAAAGCTGAACATGGCGTCCAGCTCGCCACCATAGCTGTAAATAAACAGCTTAATAGGCTTGCGCTGCTCAACAGGGACATCCTTGTCGATACGGTTGTACTGCAGAATCTTGCGCTCAATCTCAATCAGAGACTGGTCAATCTCAAAGTCAATAAAGAAGATGCGATCCTTCTCGTCAACATAGAAGTTCATCATCTCAGGAGAGGGGAGACCGCCACCATTCATCAGGTTAGTGATCTCCTCGGGCAGCTGAATTTCAAAATCCAAAGTCTGTACCTCGTTCTTTCATAAATTAGTCTCGAATGCCACGCTTGGCACGCTCAACAATTTCACGAGCTTCAATATTAAACGGAATCAACTCCAGATAGCGGACAGACTCCTCAATAAAACGCTTGTGACGAGTCTTTGCAATAAAGACATGCGGATAAACCTTACGGATTTCCTTGGCTTCTGCTTTGGTGATTTCGATCATTTAGGTCATTACATCCCTTCAAAATAAAATAGGTAGGAAGAAAACAAGCGTCCTCGCTCTCTCCCTACCATAACTATCCCGTAATGATTTTATATAAATATGTAAAAATACAACGTATCTGTGTTAAAATAATACAAAAATGCACGATTTATAAATCAAACATTTTTCTATTTTGAGATGTTTTCTCAATATTGATGCTTTTGGCGCACTTACGACAATATTTTTGTCTGCGCCCAGTCCGAGCAACGGTGCGACCGCAACATTCACACCTGATGTATGGCTTTCCGCAAAACTGATTCCACTGAATCCCAGCAGTCTCGAAATTTGATACTGTAACTGCGATAGGCGGTTCTTCGTCTGCGATTAACACATGAATGTTCAAGTTGTCAATCTTCTTTAAGCTGGCAAAACCAATAAAACCAAGATTGCGCAGTTCTCGAATCATTTCATTCTGCTTATCTACATTTACAGAAACACCAGCCATACGGAAAATATCTCGTGTATCTTCCGTAATCCAATAATTACACTTGTTGTTTACAGCCATATGAAACTTAGCCAAACAAAGCATTGTGAACATGAGCCGTTGCATCGGTTTCCCATCCAAGGCAAGAATTTTCTGGGTTTCAGACTTTGTAACACTTACTCCATCAAGTTCAACCAATTGTTTTCCTTTGGCGGACGCAATCGCTTGCACGATAAAGTTCTCATCTAAAACTCTATTATATCCAAACATATGAGCCACAAGAAAATCATCAAGCTTCTTCTTGACTTCTTCCTTAGAGTACCCCTGAGAGAAATAAAGCTTTGCAATATAATGTAAAGCGTGCCCTGCGGTTCTGCAAGTCACATCTTTTTGAAGCAGTTCTTCTGCATACTCACGTTCATTCAATACTACCATTCGCATCCTCCTCTTCAATTTTGTTCATATCGACTAACACGTCTTTATAACGCTCACTACAATATTCAACATCACCATTATCGTCCTTAACAAGAACATGGGCCTTGTTGCCAGCCTTATCAAAGAGACGCTTAATAATAATATCAGGAAATAGAGCCCATACAATCGAGACACTTGAGGCGTTTTTCTTACAGAGGTCCAACAAAATATCACAAAGGATATTATCATCAGAACATTTTTGATGCATGGTACGCAACATATTTTCGTTGTAAAAATTCAACTTCTCAATTCGATCTGCGCCGGTTTCCTTGTTCTTGGTATTTGAATTGTCGATAACAGAGTTTGTTCGTGCGTATCGAAGATATTCTTTAAAGATAGGGCGAATACCGTAATACTGAGAATTTTTATATTCATCACCAGACTTGAGAGAATCGTAATCAAATTTACGCTTCTTTTTCAAATCATCTTCAAACTCTTCAAGTTCATCTTCAATAATCCAGCACAGACGATTCATAGTGCAAGAATTAACACCGACGGGCATACGGTAAAGGTAATATTGGATAACAACTTCATCAACATCATTCTTGACTTCCTTTTTCATCATCTCGTCAAGGCCATCAAAACCTTCCCATTTAATTCTCTTACGAGCTGCAGCCACATACTTTTTATAGTCCTTCATCTGAGAGGGGTAAATGTAGCTCATAAAATAAGGTTTGCGCCAAGCACAAATACGTGCCCAGAACTTCTTGTCCTCAACAACATCTGGGTTATCATCCTCTTTAACAACACAAGCCTTATTGTCGTACCAGTATTGAGGCATCGGAGTAGTGGAAATACCCTTTATGCGATCAATCGACGCCTGCTGATATAGCTGGCCGCATTTAATGCGATATGTTAATTCTTCGTACTCGCGGCTTCCTGGCTCATATTTACTTCGCACATCAAACATTGTGGTGATACGATTTGTGATTTTTCCAATATCGTCACCGAATCCATTGATATTAGAGCTAATAAAGTCCTCTTCAGTGGGGATTTTCTTCTCGCCCTTCTTTTGCACACAGAGAACCGTAGGCTCATCCACCCATTTATCAATCAGGATATGATTGTCTGTACTAAAACAGAGATCTCCGTCGTTATCGGCCCCATTAAGTGCAGCGTCCGTATTATCCCACACGTTCAGAATAAATACGGTCTTCATATAGCGATACCAATTTTTGCACTCATCACTTGAGTTTATGTCCATGCATCGAATATTTGCCATCTGGCTCATTGGCGCTCTAAAACAGGCTACTCGCTTCACATCACGGTCGTTCCAGAATCGACTATAAGCCTCACCAGATTTTAAAAGACCAGTGACAGGCATTCTAAACATAGATTGGCAAAGCGCATACGGGTCCCCACTAAGAACTTGAAAGTTACCTCTAACCTTTACTACACCTGTTTTCGCCTGAGAAATTCGTTTTTTAATAAAGAATCGAATGCGGTTCTGAACGTATGGGTCGTTGATCATTTCTGGCTCAATCATTAAGGCCTTGATATAATCATTCTCTAAGCTGTTTATGTAATTCGGGTCATCACGCATTCCGTTGCCACGCAAATAAAGCAGTACATCACGCCAATCACCACCCATGGCACCTTTGATTTCATCCAGTGTAGGCTTCACCAACTCTCGAATCTCATCGTTCGTTAAATTATAACTCTGGATAAATTGATAGTTCAGATTACGCTCTTCATCAAGCTCCAGCTCACAGGTCTTCGTTACAGAAAAGTGGTAGTGGTTTTCCTGACAATTCTCGAAACAATCATCTGCACTATGATAGCTGTCATAAAGTTTGAGCATCGACGTAGTAAGGATCATCTGCACACGGTTAATGTCCTTATAGTCGCCAAAAGCGTCTTTGACCATATTCTGCTTTGCAACCTTCTTGGCGAACTCACGGAAAGGGAAGGGGAATAGCATTCCCTTACAAAAGGCGTTACGCACACAGAATCCAGACGCAGTTGACGGTAGCTTCAAATCTTCGCTCCATTGTTGGGCAAGGTCATAGCTGATAAGACCAAAACCATCGCTGGCACACAGTTCGCAATCATGTTCAGGATCTTCGACCATCGTAGGCTCACCAGACACACCATCATCCAGGATAATCACATGGTCTTTAAAATGAGTATAGCAATCATCCACAACCAGAATGCCATCTGGATCAGTAACAGGGATTGAGGCAGAGCAGGCGAGTGCCCGATATGCTTCCAACTTTGCCGGAATAAACTCCATTCCTTTGTTACGGCCATTATCAATTCGCTTGCGGATCTCACCAACAAGACGGTCGCTCACAAACACAATCGTGCTATTCTTAACACCACCGGTAGTCCCAACCAGACGGCGATACGTGATTCCATTGATTTTAAACCCCTTTGGAGAACATGCACGGCGGTAATCATTCTTCTTATCAACCACCAGACACATATAATCCGGCTTGAATTGAACTGCGTCCAGTTCAGTATACAGCCTCCGAATCTCCCGGCGGTTCTCTAAGCAAGACGGCTCATTCCGCAGCATCTTGATTCTACGCTTAATGCTCCGTGCTTTAGCCTCTGCATCCGTAACACCATTCAACTCATCAATCCATCGTAAAACAGTGCTATCAGCCAGCGAGATGATCTCGTGGTTTCGTCTAGCCTCATCTAATGGTAGAGTCAAATCCCACTTTGCTTCAACCAGACGCTTCGTATGGATCTTAAAAACAAACTTCTGGCAAGTTTGCTGCTTTGCCATTCGGCAGTCACCTCCGTATTCTTCTAAAACGTATCCTGTATTGTATAGCTATAAAGAAAAATATATAATTAGGCTTTTACAGATAGCAGCTCTCGCCATCTTCCATAGCCTTGAGCCAAAGTCGTTCACGCTCCTGATAGAACTCATCCAGCATATCGTCAGCAGCTTCGTACTCTCTGCGTGTTAGACTTGCGTAGTTCATGTCACGTACAAGCTGCCTGATCTCTGCGTCAACATCCTCATAAGTACGCATTATTCATAATCCTCCGGCACTGGAAAATATCCATAGTTTTCAGTCGGCTCATCCATAACCGCTCCGCATCGCGGGCAAAATAGAACTGGGTCACAGCCAAATTGAATATCAATCCATTCATCGGCTTTTTCTATACAAGCACTACCACATTTGGAACATTTATAACTGCCGTCTATACCAATCCAGTGAGCGTGAACCACAGGGCGAAATTCGCCGCCATTTTCGATGACTTCATTGATGGTTCTCTCCATATAACTAATTGCTGATGCTTCCCAAGTATGATAGTTGTCAAGCATTTTAATATCAGCATCTAGTTTATCCAGCAACCGTGTCTCGTTAATATATCTATCCATCACTTAACCTCCTCAGCCACCCGGCGGATCGTCTCATCAATCTGTTCAAGCTCTGCCAACAAAGCATCCACAGTATCAGCATCACTCTCAGAAATATTCAAATCCTTAATCTTATGTAAGGCCCATTCAAGGTTTGGGTAATAGCCGACCGTAACCTCCTTTACACCGGTGCCCATCTCACCAGTCTTTGGATTCTTGCCAGCTGGCCGCTGCTCAACGATAACGAGATTCCGCTCGTCACAATTTTTAATAATGTATTTACCAATTTGCACTCGCATCTCTTAGCCCTCCTTAAATATTTCTAGCGGCCTCAAACGCAGCCACGTCGTTCATAAAATCATTGATATGTAAATACTTGTCAGCCTTCCGCACAGTCTTTGGCTTGAACTCTCGACACTTGCATCGCACCTCATCACAAGTGGTGAAGCACGGGATCTCATACTGGCATTTTGTGCAGACATGCTTCTTATAAAACTCCGGCAAGCGTCTAACCGCTTTGTAACACTCATAAGTTACCTTTAAATCAATCCAATAGGGGTTATCAAAATTCATTGCACTCAACCTTCTTTCAAATCTCACCAATTAAATCATCAATATTAAGACCACAATCCAGCACATTGCGGCCAGCTTTCTTATTACTGTTTTCTGCCATCTTGTCCGCCAACACCTTATCGACAATATCTGCTTCAAAATTCATAACGCATTCTACATTTACGTTATCACAAGCTGCCATTCTTGCATTTGCCTCAGCTACAAGTCGAGCCATAAGTTCTGCATCCGCAGATTCTTTATCCGCATCCTGCATAATTTGCGCATATTGTTCTTCAGTCAAACCGCTGCCAGCCAAGAAATTGTCGATATACAGTTTTTCGATAATCTTGCATCCATGGTCTTTTTGGTTCAAGGTAACAAGTAATTGGTCGGTAGACTGATGAATTGTGTTATTAACCATATCTGCCACCTGCTGATTAGTCAACTTAACTTTTTTATATTCAAATTCCTTTCGGATTTTTCTTTCAATCTTATTATTGTCACCCCATGGCTTCTGCTCTTCCAGTCGCCGCTCAACATCTTCATGTTCCTGAACTCTTGTTGCCACAATGACTTCCTTATTAAATATCATTGAGGACAATAAGCCATCACAGACAATTGTATTTAACTTTGCCATCATCTGCACAGCGAGTTCCACATCTGCTGGGTCGATTTTTCCAAACCTGCGAGCAAATAGGTTCATAGTTTTTGGCTCAACAACAATTCTATAAACCTTTTGAATGGTACTATACGTTTGCTCTTTTTCAAATTCCTCTCTAAGCTTTGGGTTCAGCTTGCGATAGAAATCTCTCATCCGACCAGTTTGCCAAAGATCCCGTTCAGTTGCCGGAGTTCTACCATCAGACAATGTGTAATCTTTTAGTACCTCGGCCTTCAATCGCATGTAGGTTAAATTCTGTTTGTCGGTCAAAGGAGTTATGACAGCACGGCCATCGACATAATTGACAAATGCCCTTGTCTCTTCGTAGTCCAACGCATCGTTTACCTTTAAACCATGCAGGGCACTATCTAGCCATGTTTTTAATTTTACGCTTCCGACCATTTTTCGGAACGCCTCAGCAACAGCCTCGTCGTCCTCTGTCTCAGCATTCCGTCCCCACCATCTGTAATCACGACTAACCATTCCACATGTCTCCCAGATGTCTTTCTTCTCCCATAGCAGCTTAATGCCGTCGCATGGTTGCGACTGGCAAAGGGCGTTAAAGTGGTAGACGAGCAATTTCTGAATGAGGTCAATAAACTTTCTATTACCGCCCACTGGCTTTGCCGGAAGTATCTCATCATCTGGCCGTATGCTTTTTATAATGATTTGCCGACCAGCCTTCTTTAGAACCACGAATCTGTCCAGCTCTTCCAAGAATGCAGGACGACTATCTCCAGTGATTGGTTTTCCATGACTATCAAGTACGTCCAAATATCTTGCAAGCTCAGAAAAGTTCTTGAAAGTTTGACCATCTGACAACTTTGTGAGCATATCTGGCGTAACATCGTAAGTCTTTGCCATACGGTAATACCTCCTAAATTTTTTGAATATCAAATCGTATATATAGAATTTGTAATATCAGTTTTGATATTCAAAATTCATAATTTGTTAATATTTAGTTGTACTTTGAATTCTGTAAGGTTTTATCACCCACAACTCCTATCACAAAATATCTCTTAATGGTTTACTCGACTTGAAGCTATGGAGCGTAAGCGACATAGATTCAATTTGAGTAAACCTACGAGCGTCCGCAGACGCGAGATCCTTCTCCATGCCCTGTCTGGAAGACCACTATAAATATCCACCACAACCATTCACCATAGTCATTCCATCACTAACTCCTTTGCTGTATCCTGTATTGTATAGCTATCTACACTCATTATACCATGAGATTGCCAAAAATTCAATAGATACATAATACAGGATACTAATATTTCTAGCGCCTATTATAATAAGGTATGTTTCTGAGAGTGTTACTCTCTATGAAGAACATCCAGATGCTCTATATGTTCTGCATAAGCTGCAGCCGGCTACAATCATGCTCCTTAGAGATTTCTGGAATCTCTGAGAGTGCTGCTTGGATACCAGATCAGTTCATTTATGGCGATAGGGAAGTACAGATGGGTACAAATAGGTACTTTATGCTCCGAAGAATGGTTCTTTTCGGTACATTTATGGTACACATCGGAAAAACCCGCATGAAACCTAGCTTTTTCGGCTTTTATTGGGTCAAAAAGGAACAAAATATGGGGTAAAAAGGTACAAATAAAAAGAAAAACTAGCCAGAATATAACGCAAATACGTTAAATTCTAGCTAGTTACCGAATGAGCTACCGATTGAAAAATAGCGATTTTAAGCCATTTTTATGTATTTTGAGTGGAAAATGAGTGATTTGTGTGTGTGTAGGAGAGGTATAGGGGTGTATTTTTAAGATGATTTTGCCAGGGAAATGTACCCGGGTAGGAACAGGTTAAATAGTTAGATTGAGTTGATAGGATAGATAGAGGTTGTTGTGATTGAAAGAGAATGGTATTTTTGTAGAAATTGTTGTGCAGAATGTATAGATAATAAGAGAAAATGAAATTCATAATTGGTGATTATGAATAAGAAAGATGTACTGGGGTCTCGGCCTGCTGCCTGGAACGTCTCAAAAATGAAAAGTATCCCCCATGGGGAAAAGCCGCCTTTGTGCAAAAAGCGGCTTTTGCTTTAATTGAATAAAGTGCCTGTTTTGGCACTTTCCAGGCCGGGAATTATTCCTATTTTTCCAGTATGTTTATAGTGCTGATTTTTGCCGGGAATTGAATTTGCAAATTAGTTGCATTTTCAAACGTTCGATTGTTCAAATTTGAAATACTTTACCACTTTAGCACTTTACCATACTAAAATATTCATTCCGCCTGATTAGGCACTTTGCTTTAATACTTTATCACTTTACCGAGCTAAAGTGCCCTATTTTCCTTTATAAGGTAATTATAATATAAAGCAAAAATCCATTTGTTGCACACGCAACATTTTACGGTTTAACCGCTTGACTTTTACGGTTTAACCGGCTATAATAGTGCCAAGCTCAAGGGCAACACCGAAAAGCGGAAAACATGATGGTTCTGAAACACCGGAAAATTTCAGTTTCCACTTTTTGACGTTTTACCGTTTGAGCGATTCAAAAATAGGGCTTGACAAAACGGTTAAACCGTGATACAATACAGTCAAGCTCAAGGGCAAAAGCCCAAAAGCAAAGCCCTAATTCTAACAGCACATTGACAATTCAAAACTTCTAATCTTTGCCGTTTTGGTTTTTGTCCATCCTAACCGATGGGCAAACCATACAACAAAAGTACAGATTATAAGTTTACCATCTAATCAAACCCTAATCGGTTTGATATGTTGGTTAGAATTGTCGAAAAATTAAGAACCTTGAAAAAACACTATCTTTGTAGTAGGGGCGTTTTATACGCACAACCAAAAGCAAGAAAAGCGCATATTGGCAAACAAGATGTTTTAGACGAAAGTCTTTCACTGGTCACTAGGTAGATTATACCTAAAAGGATCAGCAAGGATGGTCAACAGTATGCACCTTGTATTAAAAGCGTACTGTACCAGAACGGCAAAAGCCGCTTGAACGTCACACACTCATTATATCATATCAAAGGAGATAATACTATGTCTAACCTGTCTAACGTCTGTCTGTCCATCCGTAGCTCTAACCGTATCACGTCCGAAAAGCGTGGTTACGCAAGCGTTGGCAAAACCATCATTAGCTTTACCAACAAACCCGGTAACGGTGGTGTTGCACAGCTCAAAGCATTCCCTAAGCCCGATAAAATGCCGTCCTATATGCTCATGAGTAAAGAAGAGTATGAGCGTTATGGCAAGGCCGTACAGTACGTCTATAACAAGGCTTGTGCTGTCAACCTGTCTACCACCAACGGCAAAGATACCTCTATCATCAAGGTTCACACGGACGACTTTTATAACTGCCTGTCTGATCTGGCTATCATCGTTTTCGGTGAAACGTTCTCTATGCAAGAGTATCCTAATTTTGGCACAGAAGTCCTTGCTATGGCAAAAACCTATCTGCCTACCAACATGGACGGCGACACAAGCCCGGCAAATATGCCTATCAATCGTTTCGTCAAGGCTCTTGAGCCTATGATGTTGGCCGTTGCAAACCACAGCGTTTTCCTCAAGGACTATGAGCGTGATTATAACCTTGCTATCAAACGTTGCACTGCCCGTATTAACAAGGCAACGGCACAGCTTGACAAGGCAACGGCAGAATACGACAAGGCAAAGTCTGATCTTGACAAGGCAGAGGAGCAGGTGCGTAAAGATGCAAGCGATACCACCGTCAAGGAAAGCACCAAAAAGAACCATGCAACGGCACTGTCTAAGACACAGGCAACGTTTGACGAAAAGAAGAACGTCCTTGATACTGTTAAGAACACTATTGATACATGGAAGATCAAGCTGGCTGATGCTGAAAAGACTTACAAGGCAGCAAAAGCGGCAGATTCTGAGAACTCTTAAAGTCAAACTCAAAGAGTTAGCCTAAACATACCAAAAATGCAATACATAACACGCCTGACGACTAGAGGTACAGGGGAAGAAGTAACCTCTACCAACGGCAAAACGCCGTCACAAGATACCATAAAAGAGGTGAAATATCTTGAAATCCTATCAAAATACGATGGGAGAAGTGCGTCAGAACACTTCTGGACACTCTATCATCTACAACGGCACAGAAGTCAAAGAGCTTGATCTTTACGGCACATTTGACGGCGTTGTGTTTGTCAGTCGTCCGTTTATCGCAATGGAAACAGGCTTTATGCCTATGTACGTCAAAACGTCTATGGGATGGACTTCTATCCATCCTTGCAAGATTGTTGACTTCCTCAAAGAAGCATACAAGGCAAGAAGTGTTTCCCTTTATGACTGGAATGCCTATCAGCAGAGCAAGAAAGAAAAGCATCTTGCAATGGAAAAGGTCAAACAGCAGCAGAGTGAAACGGCTTTTTTCAGAGCATCACAAGCTAATGCAGAGGGTTCTTTGCGCTATCATAAGAGCAAAAAACGTCTTGACGATCGCTACAATGAAGTAGGTAAAACAATTCAGAAAAAGCGTTCTCAGCGTGTCGTGTTTGGCTCTAGTGAATACGTCACAGTTTCCGGTTGGATCTACGGCAGAGAAGTCTTGATGAATAATCATAGCTTCCGCATGGATGAAAGAATGTCGTACTACATGGACGGCACTGGATGCTGTGCCCGTGATTTCGATAACAGAGATATGCGCCCTTTGAATGACGTATTCCCTGTGAAATCCGGCAAGAAAGCAAGGTGATAACTTTGAGTTTGACAGTAATTCGTCAGAATGATATAATTGTACCATCAAGAAAAGGCGGTGCAATTATGGCAAATCGTGATTATAAAAAAGAGTATCAGCAGAGCAAAGATAAGGCAAAACTGATTGGCTTGAAAGTTGATGCTGATTTCTTTGATGCTTTTACCGCTAAGGCAGAGCTGAACGGAACAAACAAAAATGCGATTCTGAAAGCCTGTGCAGAAGCGTACACTTATGGAAATCTCATCATTGATGAGAATGGAAAACCTAAGATTATAGACTAGCCCTATAACCCACGCAACGAAACGTCTTGCAAAATCATGCAAGGCGTTATTTTTATGCCATAAAATGAACATTTATGCAAATAATATTCAGAATATTCAATGATGAGTACAATGAAAACACATCAGAAAATCACATAAAAGAGGAGATTTATGCCGTGAAGTTAGTGGGCACGGGGCAGAAAGATCCCACTACCAACCCAACAGGGTACGCAATAGCGTTGTGAATCAATCGTAAGAAAGGATGATTCCATGGCAATTTTGGCAATCGAAAGCGCATTGGATGTTGCAATCATGTTCAATGATACGGATATGATTACAATCTATCAGAAAGCCCTGGCAGAAGCCGGTGTTGAATACGTCAGCACCGCAAAATGCTGGATTGAATAAGAAAGGATGTTTATTATGAAATCGCTTCTCATGTTCTTTGGTTATTCTACCTATCAGGCCGGATGTATCGCGCCCATGATGTGGTTTTTCGTTCTGGGTGCTATCGCTATGAGTGTAGCAGAATGGAAAGGATGGTTAAACTGATGAACAGAGAAGATATTGATATTCTTGAAGTAGGCAATGCTTATACGGCGTTGTTTTACAAGAAGAATCACTATCAGCCCTACATTGTGGCGTGGCATTTTGACCCGGATTCCTACACATGGGGTCAGGGTCATTATTTTTGTGACCTGAAAAGTGCAAAGAAATTCTTTGCGAAACAAGAGCGCAATAATGCAAACTGCAAGTATTGCGAAAAGCTGGATTGCCCCCATAGGGATTGCGTCAGACGATTGCCCCGTGAAAAGGGTGGTTTGGGTCTTTGCAAGAACTTTGAGTAAAGGAGAATAAAAAGCATGAAAAAAATCGTTGTTTTCAACCACTTTGGTGGCTGGAAGATGACCACTTACGAGAATTACAGCGCATATATCATGAATGCGAATAAGTGCTGTACTCTTATTGTGGCAGACGCAAAAGAAGCTGTGGAATGCGTAAGGAAGTATTATCCTGATGCTGAAATAATCGTAAAGTAAATCCATTTTGTGACCGTCAATTCAAAAATATTTATAAATTCAAAGGAGATACTACCATGAAAAAGAACGTCAACACTTCCGTTACCACTACCGCAGCCGCTATTTCCGCTCGTCAGGTCGCTTGTGAAAAGGTCATAAAGAGTGGTGTTACTCTGAATGGTTGCCTTTATGCTGAAATCCCTCTCGATCTGATTCGTGTTGATGTTTGTTATCAGCGTGAAATCGGTGGTGCTCGCTGGCCGCGTATCAACGCAATGGCCGCTGGATGGGATGCAAACAAGGCTAACAGCGTTCTGGTTAGTTACCGTACTGATACGCAGTATTTCTTTGTCCTCGACGGTCAGGGACGTTTTGTGGCAGCTCAAAAGGCAGGTCTGAAGAAGATCACCTGTCAGATTCTTCAGAACCTCGAACTGAAGGATGAAGCAGAAGCGTTCTTGACGCAGGACGATAACATGACCAAAATTTCTATGTACGATAAGTGCAAGGCCGGTGTTATCGCAGAGCACAAGGACTGTATTACCCTTGTGAATACTCTCGCTCGTTACCAGATTGATATGAAAGAGGTCAACGGTATCGGAACCGCAATGGAAATTTCTGCGAAAAATCCGACTGAGATTGACTGGATCATCGGTCTGATTGTCCGCACTGGCTGGTATGGTCTGCACAACTGCTTCTCTCGTACCACGCTCAAGAGCTTGCATGAGCTGTATAACAAGGACTTTGGCAAGATGGACAGAATCGAAAATGTCCTTGTTCCGATTATGACCGCAAACCGTCCTGATATGTTCCGCAATGTTTCTGAATTGGTGTTTACCAAGAGCAATAAGCAGGGCTATCTGGCTATGTATCAGCTGTACACCAACATGATTGTGAGCAATCGTGACACTCGTATGAAATTCCTCGAAAAGATTGCAGGCATGGGCATTAAGGTTCCGGCCATTGCAAAACAGGCAGAATAAACCACATAACAACGTCAGAAATAATTGCAAAAATTACATAAAAGATATGTTTTAAGGAGAGCTTGATATGACCGCAAGAGAATATTGTAAGAGCCATCCTGTAACCGCTTATGATAGCAGCTACGGCAGATGTGGTGGTTTCCAGATTCATGGCGATATCGAATACGGCATTGACGATTATCTCTATGGTATGTCTGGTGTGTTGTGTGATGATGAGAAGTATTTTCACTATCACCATTTGAAGATCATCTATGCACCGTCTGGCAGAGCATACGTCAAGTGTTTCGGTAAACGAATCTATCTTGATGAGTGCATGAGAGTGTAAAGGAGAATACAATATGAAAAAAGGTCAATGGTTTATGAATGAGGAAACTGGTGTTATTACCAATATTCACCGGGAAGCTGTCGAATGGTATCGGCAGGGGGCAAATGTCTCAATCTGGATCAACGGCGTTATTGTTTGCCGTTGGGGCCACTGATAAGAAAAGGAGAGTACAAAAAATGAAACTTACTCAGAATAAGCTGTCCGTTATCCTGGCTACTATTGTGGCTGGTGTTTCCATTTTGGCAAACTGTATGATTGCTAATGCAGCAGGACCTATGAAAACTCATTTGCAGAATCGTTACATTCTGGCTGGTTATGTGGATGAAATCGAGGTGTTTCGCAACGGGATCAAGACAATCCATGTGGTTGATGAGAACGGCGAGGAATGGCTGTATTCTTACGCAAGCATGGAAGAAACCCCGGCAGATGGTCAGAATGTAACGTTGATTATGAACAGCAATGGCACAGAAACCATCTATGATGATACCATTGAAGACGTTTTGTGGGCACGGCCTGATGAAGTGAATGTTGATTGATGTTCACAAAATGCTTACAAACAAACAACATATCAACGTACTAAAATGTGATGTTAATAAAATCTACATTTTAGTGCTTGACAAAATCGGCAGTATCCTGTATTCTATAGCTAGAAAGGGCAGTCCGTCATAGGGCTTTTATTTTTACCATATAGCTATATAACACAGGATACGTAAGAAAAGGAGAGTCAACTGCTATGGCTATGTACAAAACTAAGAAGGATGCAGCTTACGCATGGGTTCAGGAGTTTAATGCGATTCCTCAGAGCGTTATTGAAAAGCTCGCCAAGGTCGATTTGGAAGAGGATGGCGAAGGTATTACTGAAATCACGCCGCCGTCTTGTTGTGATCGTGTCTATATCTTTAGCGGTGACCACTATGGCGAAGATGGTGAGATTCAGAGCTACAACGAAGATGACAACACTTACAAAATTTGTCTCGATGGCACTGGCGAGGAAGTTGATGTTAGAGAAGATGATTTTGAAGTCGAGCGTGACGGCTTCCTTCCGATGTGGGGAACGATGTGGCAGTTTAATGACCCGTGTGATAACTGGTGGCTCGAAAATCATCTTCAGGAAATGGCAGATTGCGGATTCCGCATCTACGAGCAAGAAGATTACGGTTACATTTTTGGCATTGATGGTTGTGGCTACGATTTTTTTGAAGCTCATTGGATTCCGCTTTATGAAAAGCGTGGATTCCATTGGGACGATGAGACTGTAAAGGAGATGGAAGAAAATGCGTAAGTACACTCGGAAAGAACTGAAGAATATGGTTGCCCTTGGAATGGCAGAGGATGTTACTCGTGCAAACAACGAAGATTATGAAAGAATCATCAAAAAAGAAGGGTTTCTTTCTCAAGTTGGATATTCTTCCGGTGTTTATGGTTGTGACGGAATGTTGTTAAGAGGTCATGAAACCGGTGTTTATTATGCTGTGACTTCAAGAACGTTAGCCATTTTTATTTTTGGTTAAGAGGTGAATATTTTGATTATTGATAGCATTCTTGATCGCCGGGATGGCAGACACTACAGCGCACATGACTTTTATCTTGAAGTTAGAAAGTATGAACGCCTGGGTGTTGGAACTCACGGTGAAGATATTTCGTTAGCGATGGATTACGGTGATAACCGTGATGTGCAGCGTGTCCTGTGTCAATACATTGACCGTAATGAATACAATCCATCTATTAAGGATTATATAAGAAGTCAGGAGTGGGTGTCATAATGCCTTATAAATCTGAAAAAATAAAACTTTCAGAACAGCAAGATAGAAGAGTAAAGATTACATCTGTAATGAAAGAAGAAATCCGAAAAAAATATTCTACTGGATTATTTAGCTTAATGGATTTGGCGAAAGAATATAACGTGAGTAAGAAATCTATTTTGCTTATAGTTAATCCAGAATCCAAAAAGAAAAACGATGATCACATCAAGAGTCACTGGAAAGATTATAAACCGTCATTAGAAGAACGAAACAAAATTATGAAAGAACATAGGCATTATAAGCAGGAGTTATATTTGAAAGGAAAATTAAAATAATACGTTATTATGCTAGGTGATTGGCGGTACTAGGGCAGACATAACCGCTACCAGAATGCGAAAACACAAAAATATTAAAAGGAGTGTTAGGTATGGCTTATATCGGTAAAAAGGACTTTCAGATGCTTGGAAAGATGTGGACGCAGATGCGAGATCACAATGGATATGTACCTGAAAGTATGTTTCTTGAGTTTTCTGATGTGATGCACAGAGTTTCGATAAATAACGATAAGGTCACTGAAAGAACTGTTAAAAAGATATATGAAGCTAGAGAGAAGGATAAGAATTATGGTCGCCGCCAGCAGAGATTTGTAAAGGCTTATCGGTGGGCATACGATTGTAAAGCAAAAGAGGCAGTGGAGATGTATAAGAAATATAGAGAAGAATCTCCTGAGAAGATTAACGAAGTTATTGATTATTACGACAAGTGCCAGGAACAGTGTCGTCTTAAAAACGAAGAGAGTGACATCTAAAAGGAGCGATTAATATGGAAACAATGTACGACCGCATCAAGCGAATGGATAAGCATGAGATTGCTGAGTTTATCTATGTTGTTTATCAAGTTGGTGTTAAAGATGGTGAACAGAATCTTTGTGATTCTCCTATGGGATTTTTTGGTTGCTGTTACTTCCTTAATGATAATGCAAAAATATGGATGCCGAATGATAAGCCCAAAAATCTTTGTGATGCTTGGAATATCTAAACATTAAAAGGAGTGTTTGTTTATGAAAAGATTGGATATAACTGTGAACTGTATGGCGGTTTACAATAGCTTTATTGATGTCCCCGATGATATGGATATTGATGAAGCTATAAAATATGCAAAAGAACATCTTTCCGATGTTCCTATTCCTGAAGGTCTTGAATGGGTTCCTGATAGTGACGTGTTAGATGAAGAGAACTGTGAGTTTGAAGATATGGATTAACTAAAATCATGCTTTTATGAGGTGGAGAATATGGCAAAGAAGAATAAGATTCCGGTCATCTTCCGCAAGATTGATGGATTTATTGATGCGATTTTACCGACTATGGCGCACTCTTATGGAACAGTTCTCACTTACTGTAGGAACGAAGGCCACAATGAAGCAGACTACCTTTATGCAATTAAAGGTCGGCTTGCTACAGAAGATGAGTATACTCCGCTTTTGAGAGAGTTGCGTTCTATTTACGATGACGATGAAAACGAATTGGTTGTCCGTAAGAAGATTGCAACATACTGGAATGCTAAATGGTGTTGAGGTGAAAATATGATGTGTAATTGTTGGATTGTCACATACGAAGACTATCACGGTGAAGGTGACAAGTATGTTTTCTATAAGAAAGAAGATGCAGAAAAATGTATCAAAGAGGATTTTGAAAACACGCTGCATGACTTAAAGAAAGATGGGTATGATCCGTACACAATTGATGGAATGTATCGGCAGGCAATTTTTGTTCCGAATAGTGATATCAATTATGAATGGAATCTTGAGCTTTCAACGATTAGGTGACGAATAAAACAGATATTTTACAATGATTGACGAGGGGAAATATGAAAGTACAAAGAGATAATCCTATCGAAGAAGGAATCGATGCTTTCTTTGAAGAAAAACAAAGACTCAAAGAAGAAAAGCAAAAACTCGAAAATGAAATTCGAGATTATGAGCAGAAATATTTAGATCAATATTATGATCAATTATACGAACAAGAACTTTCCGAACGCTGGGAGTTTTATAAGGATTTATGGATGGGAGAATGTTTTTCTGACAAAGAAACGTATCCTGATAAACCTTTGATCGATGTGACAATGGAGCGGAGGTGAATATAATGCTTGTTTACGATCATCTGAAATGCCCATTTTGTGGCACACTGAATAAGTTTACTCGTGGCAATGATAGAGAACTTGATAAGTTTAAATGTTTTTATTGCCATAGTTGGTTTGAAAAACAAAATGACAATGAATATATTGCTGTGAATGACAGAAATGAAACAAAAGCAGCAGAAAAGAATTTTATTTATACTCCTGAATCGTGTGGCGTTGTTCTTGCAGTAAAGATTGAAGGTAATAAAGAAAAGCTTCCTGTGGCAACGCTTTCTTTTGCTTTTGGCGGAACTTATAAAACAACATGGTGTCGGAGTACGCTTGACAGATTCAAGGAAGGAATCAATTCGTACACATGGTTCTTTGATGAGCGACCAACAAAAGAAGATTGTTTTGAAGATTACTGCATTAAGGGGTGATAAAAATGTATTCTGAAAAGGAATTTGTTGAAGCGTTTTGCTGGATGTATGGCGTGTCTAAAGCGGAAGCCGATAAAGCATATATGACCAGTAGTGAAAAGCACATTGAAGCAATCATTGATTGTTATAAATCGAATTGTAAGAAGGCATTTTACGAAGATTGAGGTGATAAAAATGGATACTAACATAAACCATCTTAACAGTAGAAAAGAATATATGGAGCTTGTTTATCACAATTCTAGTCCGTTTGATTTTTGGGAAGAAGTGCGAAAATTTCACAAGGAATGTGAGCAGGAGAAAAAAGAACATGACCAACACTGAAAAGAATATTGTTCTCGCAGCTCTTTCTTCCTATCGGCGTAAGCTGATGGATCAGAGTATTTCATTTCTTAGAGCTGGCAATCACGAGGATGCAAAGCAGTCAACGATGGAAGCGGCCAATGTGAATGCATTGGTGATTAAGTTTACAAGAGAAAAGGAGTTTGCAATATGAATAATGAAAATAAGATTGTTGTGACTAGCTGGAATGGGAAGTCTTGGGAGATGACACCTGAACAGGTTGAAGCAGCTTACCGTTATAAAGAGCGTCAGTATCGTATTGATGACGCTCTTTATCAGCTCGAACTTAATGCAGACTGGATTGAAGAAGAATATGGCTATTCATACAATGAAATTATCGAGTTTTCAGAAGAGTTAGCTGAACGATTTCAGGATTATTTCGATTGCAATGAATCAGAAAATGACGCATGGATTGACCGTATCACAGAAATGTTTGACAGACTTGGAAGAAAGGAGAGCAACAATGACTGATCCTTGCCGTTACTGTGTGGCACCGGAGCGTTATCCTGGTTGTCACGACCATTGTGAGAAGCTGAAGGCTCATCGTGAAAGCGACGAGTATAAAAAGCTGTGTGAGTATAAAGAAAAGTATTTCAGAAACAATATGCCGAAAAATACGGTAGCAATCTATTATGATATGCGTCGTAAGAAGCATAAAGGTTTACATATGATGGGCTATAAAGGAATGGGTGTTTAATATGGACGAGAATGTTTTTAATAACATAATGGATTTTTTCGATGAATGGGAAGATACGTTAAATCATCGTATCGACGCTACCATTGAAATGACAAGTGGGAGACCCGAATTAAACAATCATAAAGAAAGAGTTATTAACAAAATTACGGCGCAGAAAAAATTTCTCTGGGAGCTAGAAGAATCTTTCTATAATAGATTTCAAAAGAGCAAGTGAGGTAATAAAATGAGAGAATTTGAAGGTTTTATTTTTCCTAACGGAAGAATTGTAGCGATTCCTGAAGAGGAATATATGGCAGCTATCGAAGCAGGAAAAGAAATTCTTGTGTTTTGTGGTGGATGGGCTGGTGGATATGCTAGAGCGTTTGGTGCAGATAAGGAACAGGATATTTATGAGCCTGATAAAACTTGTTACATGGTCTATTCGTATGATGTCATGAATAAGACCTTTACGCCAGAAGATATGAAGCGGTTCGCTAAAGTGATTGTCACAGATGGTATCCGCGTGTACATGAAAACAGGTGAGTCGGCCAGTGATTATTATTCTGGAACCTTCTGTGACTGTGATACGAAAGACAGGCTCGAAGAACATTACCCTGACACTTGTAGCAACGATATTGAGCAATACGATTTCAGTGATTGTCAGACGGTTGATTTTGATAGAACGGTTTGTATGTTGGGCGCAGATGATAAGGACCGTGAAGGTATGATTAAGATGCTTAAAGAACTTTTGAGGTGATAAAATGTGGGATTTAGTTGAAAATGAATATTCTAAAAAATATGGGATTGGGTGCGCAACCTTTTTTCGTGACAAACAATTAAAAACAGCAATGGTTATGTATAAATATAATGGCCGTAGCATTATGTTTTGCTATTCCGAGTACGATAATAAGATTCTATCTGACGGTGATAAAGACGAAATTGAGATGACAATCAAAAAGAAACTCAACTTTTGGAGGGATTAACTATGTGGGATTTAATGGGTAACAATTATTCAGAAGTATATGGTATTGGATATGCTTTACTGAATGGAATTTCAGCTGGGTTTTATGTGAGTGTCATGTACAAGGATCTTGGAGATGAAATTTACTTCTATTATCTTGACAATGCTCCTTACGGAAAACTTGATGATAGTACCAAAAATAAAATTGAGGATATTATCCGTGATGACCTTAACAAGCGTCATATCTTTGGGGAGGACTGATTATGTGGGATTTAAGAGAAGTTCATGCACTGCACGATGGTGATGGCTGGGTTTGGAATGAATCTTTCCATCACAAGAATGTGTTCGTAGGAGAGAATGAAGATCCGAAAGAAATCTTTTGGCAGGAATGTCAGCTGTTCTTCCTTCAGGATTATTTGAACAAGTGTGAGATTGTGGATGACAGTAATATTCTGGAACTTCAGTTAAAGAATTCTGGTGAGCCGGTTCTCGCTATGATTATGGCTGAGTAAAGGAGAATGAGTTATGCAGCAATACGAAATTGTATTTTACCGCAATGATATTCTCGATGAGTTGATTCCGTTTAAGAAAATGCATAAGGAATTTAATTCGTATCAGGAAGCTAGAGTGTGGGCACAGAATGAGTTGTACGACTTGCCTACGGCAGTCGCAATGAATGTGTTTATGGATATTTGAGGTGAGAATATGGACGCCTTACATACGATTATGAAAGAACTGAGAACCGGTAAGGTTTATGGAAAAACTTGCGAAGGTCGAATCGAACCATATTTCTGGTTTGTTATGTATAAGGATGGCAACCTTATCCATTGGAGACATTTTGGTGAAAGTTCAAACCGTTGCAATTTGAAAGACCTCAAATGGATAATAAAGGTCATCTTCAAGACAACGCCAGAGAAATTTATTGAAGAGTACGAATGCAAATACTGGGGGTGAAAAGGGAGATTGATATGAATTTACTTACATTTCTTTCTTTGGTCACTGATGGCACAAGCGTAGCTCTTTGGGATGATTACAAGGAGCAAAAAATCAAAGATTATTGTAAACGTGACCGGATTTCAATTTCAGAAGCCAGTCGGTACGAAGTGTCGTTCTTTACGGCAGATTGCGAAGGTATGATTACAATTTTTGTGCATTAAAAAGATTGATAAAAGGGAGATTTTAGATATGACAAACTTATATTGCTACGATAATGAAATCATAAAATGGACTTACGGCGATAACCTGTATTGCTTACATATTCAGCACGACGACGTTGCAGACAATAACCCTCGTTGGTGGGACGACCACGATTCTGTGATGGCTTGTTTCCATCCTCGTTACTGTCTTGGTGATAAGGTCGATGCGAGTACGGCAGAAGAATTTTGGAACAATCTGGTTTACAAGTATTGCTCTGATGAAGAAATTCTTGATGCACTTTTTAATATGAAGCTGGAAGATACCTGTGTCGTTGTTGATGAAAATTATAGCGACGAAAAACGATATGCCATCTGCGGTATTGGAACTCTTTTTGATGAAAAGGTTTCTGAAAACCCGATGTATGTTGGTTTGAAGTATAACGAAATTGCTACATACGTTGCAGGTGAATTCTCTATTTGTGATTGTCAGATTCTTCTTGATAAGCATATTGCATGGCTACCTCTTTGGCTGCATGATCACTCTGGTTTATCTATGGATTGTGATACACGGTTCAGAGGTTCGTGGGATGACAGTAATGTTGGTTGGATTGTGACAGCTATTACGGATGGTTCAGATAATACCAAAAACGAAGCAGAACGAATCATGCGTAACGAGGTAAAGACTTACAGCGATTATCTTTCTGGTGAAAACTATGGCTATACGCTTTATAAAGAAGAGCATGGAGAGTGGAAAGAAATTGACAGAGCATTCGGATTTATCGGTGTCGATGTGTTTGAAAACGGCATTGCATATAGTGCTGGTTGTGGCCTTGAAACAGCATTGAAAGAAGATCGATGCCGTATCGGTGATGCAAAGAAGGTTGTTACAATCACTTACAATTTTGATGAGGTATAAATTATGACATATATTAGAGAAATTGATGGAAAATGGTATGCTTTTGCAGCAAATCCTGATAATGGTCAGGTGTATTCTATCGGAAAAGATAATCCGAAACACGGACAGTGGTTTGCTGGTTTAAGCGATAATGGAATTAAATATGTTGCTTCTCCATGTCCTTCTCGTAAGGCAGCTTATATGAGAGCAATGAGAAATGGATCGTATGGCGGAGTTCTGTAAAAGTTGAATTTTAGGAGGAGAATAAAATGGATAACAATATGATGGAAAGAATTAAACTTCTGAAGCGTGAGCTTTTTATGGATGGATTTGATACAATTGAAACTTTTGTTGGTTATAAACTGAATGAAGACGAGGATGATGATGTTATTGAACGCCGAGTGGATATTGCAATTGATTCGATGTCGGAAGATGAGTTGAATATTTGGTTTGTAAAGTATAATATCGTTTAAATTTTCGGATGAAAATATTCTCAACGAGGTGTAAAAGCATGAAGATGAATATTGACATTGATATTGAACGTGTTGGAAAGGGTTTATTTAACGTCTATATCAGCGACAATGGAAATTCTGGTGCCGAATACAAAAATGTAGATTGCGATCAGATTGGTGAGTATGTAGCAGATTTGATTGATTGTTTGGAAGAAAGTTATGAGGTTTAAAGTATGAGTTACAACGGTGGACCTTGTTGGTCATGCATTGAGAAATCTTGTAAGAACTGTCCGTGTGCTATTGCAGAATCTTTTGATGGAACTTATTTTACGGCACAATGGATGTTAAAACTAAGAGAAAATAAAGATGATTGCGATAAATTCGTTGAACGTCTTTGGAAAGAGAACACGGATTTTGCATGGGTTGAAAACAAACGTGGAGAATTAGTTCTTGATCAGAATTGGAGAGGTTTTCCAGTTGGCAGCTTCACACAGGATGAATGGTTTCATTGGGTAGATGAGTTCCATAGTAAAGGCGTTGGCTGGGTTTACGAGAACGTGAGCGTGTAAAAGGAGAGTTCTATTATGAAATATGACACTCAAGCGATGGCCGAGGTCCTTTGTAAAACAGCAGGAGTTGAATATAGCTCTGGGAAAAATTGCTGTACCATTTAGATGTTCAAGCACAAAATCCTTACAATGCAGATTTTCGGCGTACAGGTTTGGATATCATTGTAAAAGTGTGTGAGGAGTTGAAAAAACGATAATGTATTATCATCTTGAATATTCCGTTAGAAACTTTATATTTGGCGATACATACAGAGGGCATAGAGTCTATCCTACAAAAGAAATGCGTGATGCGGAAATTAACTGGATGAAAACGTATAACGGCAAGCCGACAAAGCTTATCTATACAACATATGAAACCGAAACGCTTGGTGAAGATAAGATAATAATATAAAGGAGAAAGACGAATGATTAACGTTAATGAACATGATTTCAAAATCAAGATTCATAATGGTTGGTTGATTGCCACGGGGTCGGCAGACAAAGAATGCTATCCGGGTATGCTGATTTTTTACTCTAAAGACGGAAAGACATTTTCGTGGTACGATTTAATTACGGTTATTGAGCAAGATGCAGTAAATGATAAGATTCAAACCGACCTGTATAAGAAAGGCTGCGAAGATTGTTGTCATGTTTTTGATTACGAGGATGGAGAATTGATGGAGTGAACGTTATGATGAAAAGTTTCTTCAATAAAAATTTTTTTAAATTTAAAACAAAGTCTGGGTACATTGTTATTTTGACTTCAATGGATAAAAATGGGCACATGACTGCATTTGCATTTAACTCAGTCGATGGAAAAACCTTTCATCCGTGGGATTTGATTAAGGTTTTTGATAACGAGGACGAACGTATGGCAGATTTTAATTATGACGACATGAGGTGAGAGTTATGACTGCACATGAAATTGCAAGAGATTTTATTCGCAAGATGAACCCATGTAGATGGAATAGACGTGGATACAAACCGGATACATTTAATGATAAAGATCAGATTAAATATCATGTAGATGGTCACTCCGAAATTGATGTGGATGTTTATTATGAATATGATGCTGGCGATAATAGTTGGTGGCATTTTTGTGATGCACGTGATAATGCTTCTGGCGATAAAATTCTTGGTGTGTGTAATCCTAATGTTTGGTCTATTGATGCAATTGAAGAATCTGTTAAATTTTTATTTAGCAAAATGAATATTGAAATTAAATAAAATCGAGGTCTTAAGAAATGGGAAAAGATATAACTGTTATTTATTGCGATACATGGGGTAAAGGACAAGAGTGTATAATATGTAAAACTATGACAAGTGCTTTGAATCTTGTTGATGCGGATATCGAAGTAACAATGTTTGACTTACTCTGCGAAGGTTACGAGCCAAAGCTTATTTATGGCGGTTTTCATATCGCTAAAGTTTATGTTCCTGATACATCTATTTGTGCTTGGTGGGATATTAAATAAGGAGGATATTAAAATGGAATTGTGTAACGAGATTTGGTGTGTTATTGAATGCAGTGACGTAGGTGAAGTTTTTGAGCCGGAATTTTTCAAGAGTGAGGAAGAAGTAATGAATTACATAAGGCAAGATGCTGAAGAATGCCGTGCTACATATTCCGATTATCCTGATTTCGACGTGTTCTTTGACGAGGAAGGTCTGTGCGCAACGGTTGGAAACTCTGAGATGAGTTGGACGTGGCGTGGATTTCAGGAGAGCCGTAAAATTGAGAATCTGTGTGAGGAGTAATAGATATGGATGTCAATGATATTAAGATGTTTGAGCAGATGATGGTTGATAGCGCATTTATTGATGCCGTTGATTATGATTCAAAGGTTGCTGCACGAGCTGTGGAAGCACGCAAGATGAAAATGAAGGGTGTGTGCTCCTTTAATGAATATATTGGTTATTTGCAGAGCATTACCGGCAATGCAAAGTTGTTTTGGAAATATCAGTTTTGAGGTGACGATTATGAGTGAATTTGAAAATCATGTTTTCGATGTTTGGAATCGTTTTGTAAGAAATATGCCTTGTTGTCCAGAAGATGGTTGTGATCGTTGGTGTGATGGTGAGAATATTCTATGCAAAACATATGAAGATGCACAGAAGGTTGCTGATTATATTGATGAAAAGGCTGGACGAGCAATATCTGCTACCGGTTTTTATGATCCAGAAGAAGATAAGAGAATGGGATGTGTAGATAAGTATACTGGATGGTATTATGTCACGATTTGATAAAACAGTTCTTCTAAAAAAATGAAATACAAAGGAGTAAAACAAAATGATTACCAACAATCCTATGACCGTAATAACCTCAAAGTCCTTTGGTGCACTGAATGTGGATGTGTACCAGAATGACAAGCACCAGTATTACATGACCCGTGAACAGATTGGTGCTGCGCTAGAGTACAATAATCCTAATAAGGCAATTCAAAACATCCATGTTAAGAATACGGATCGTCTTGACCCTCTTTCAACATTCCTCAAACTGAGGAAAGTTGAAGGCGGAATCACGAAAGAGCGTGAAATTATTTGTTACAGTTTGCGTGGCGTTATGGAGATCTGTCGTCTGTCTCGTCAGCCGAAGGCTGATGCGTTTATGGATTTCTGCTGGGACATTATGGAATCTTTGATGCGTGGCGATACCGTTTTAGCTACTCCTAAGATGGATGCTGCACTGAGCAAAGAATTCATTGACGTAAGACTTCATGCTCTGTTTGATAGTATGAAGAATCTTCAGAGTGAACTTGATTCCACTCGCAAAGATCTCAGTGAACAGATTGAGGAAGCTCGCGCCACCAGCAATGAAGCACTGAATGTGATTAGCAGCGTATCTCAGTGTGTCCATCAGATTAAGGACAAGCAGATGGATGATGCGATTCGTTCTACCAGAAACTTTACTCCTCGTAAGGATGTAACGAGTGACTGGCGTAAGAAGATGTATGAACGCATCAATGTGATTGCGGCAATCAATGAGATGAAGGTTCAGGATGTGTTCCGTGATGTTTACGAATACATGAATCGTGTTTATACCTTTGTCATCGAGGAAGAGCGTAAAAAGTATTGTGTAAAAACTGGTCGTACTGGTCACATTCCTACGATTGATGTGGTTGAAGCAAGTACGATGTACAAGTCTATCTTTGGTGCTCTGGTTGAGGATCTGTACACCGAAGCGGTCAGCAAGAAGAAGGAAGAAGCTACTGAACGGAAAGCTTTGCCTGAAGCAAAAACTATTGAAGCAGCTCCTGAAGTGGCTGTCTGTGATGCTCCTGTGATTGAGGTGGAAGTTAATGAAGTTGAGTCTGAGCCGGTTGCGAAAGAAAAGCCCAAGAAGCAGAGCGAAACGGCGAAGATTCTTATTCCGATTCTGTTACCTTTGGCAGAAAAGCTTAATGATAAGCCGCAATACAAGCACACTTACACTCTGATTTACGAGCGGATTGGCTATAAGAAAATGAATAATTTATTTATTGCTTATGAAAAAGCTCACGGTAAAGCACCAAATCCGAAGACTAAGGTGTTTATTGAAAATGAAAAGAACCTGGCACTGTTTAAGAAAACTGTAAAGCAGTTGATGAAGGAGCAATTTGAAAAGAATTGAGGTACATATTATGAAGGTTTATGTTCTGCACGAGTGTGTTGATTATAGCGATTTCTACGCAGAAGATTCTGTAATCACGGTTACAACGGATAAGCTCAAGGCGCTTGATAAAATGGTTCATTTCTTTAATGACTGTAAAGATAGCAATCAGCCGGTAAGCGATGACGAGACGTGGTGCGTTGCTACTGAAGCATCCGTTGTTAGTGGGGATTCTGGAAATTATTATCGCCATCACTGGAAAATTGATGAGTTTGAGGTATAAGAAAATGATGAAATATGGAAACATAACGTGTAAACGATGTGGGGCTACGTGGTATGGGCCAAAGTGTGGAAAGCTCTATTGTGATAATTGCAGAAGGATTGTGGATAGAGAAAAAGATATTAGATGTAAAAATAAAAAGAAACACAAACCGACATTTGTTGAAATTACAAGAATGGCAGATGCAGAAGGATTGTCCTATGGCAAGTATTGTTTAAAATATGGAATCTAAAGGAGACGCAAATATGAACGCAGTATCTGAAAAGAACGAAAATAACGCAGTTGAGTTTAATCCGCCAAAGGTCGATCCTACTCCTAAAGTAAAACATAACCAGGCAAAGAACTATAATATTAAACGCCAGGAAGCTTGCAATGGAACGGTGCAGCCTATTAAAGATGTAGAGGATATTAAACGAATTTCGGAATATTTTTGGAATCGTGGGATGTACCGTGATTGGTGTTTGTTTAATGTTGGTGTATGTACTGGTTTTCGTGCAAGCGATTTGCTTCGTTTTAAGGTTTCAGATGTTACAACGCAGAGGGTAAATGGAAAGTTGCAAGTAAATGCAAATGCAAAAATACGAATGAAGGAAAAGAAGACTGGAAAATACCGTATTGTTTTTCTTCCAGAATCTGCTTTGGAAGTGATTTCTACTTATATCAATAAAGTTAAGCTCCATTATGACGATTGGCTTTTCCCGTCATGTAAAGGCAGCTCTCGCAATTCGCTGAGGAGCACAGGTGGGACATCAATTAGTAAAAAGACTGGAATTATGTATACACACGAGGCAAATCCAAAGGTAGCCGGGGAGCCGCTTGATGTGGATAGTTTTGGACGAATTATGAAAAAGGTTCAAAAGGATATGGCTCTTCCATATAATCTTGGAACACATAGTTGCCGTAAGACATTCGGCTATCAGTTTATGGTACAGCACCGTGATGATGTTATGGCTCTGGCCTGGCTTCAGCACGCTTTGAATCATAGTAGTCAGGCAATCACTCTTCATTATATTGGTCTTGATTCAGAAGTGGATGAGAGATATTACTCTGGAATCAATTATGGTGTGAATACTCATAGTGAGAATTCTTGAGGTGTATGATGGCTGATACTTATATTAAAATCTGGGATACCTATGAGAGCTACTTTGAACCACTTAGTGCTGCTGAGGTGGGGCGTTTGGTACTGGCGATGATGAAATATAAATCGTTTGGAACGGAGCCTGAACTCAACGGAAATGAGCGGTATGTGTGGCCTGCTATAAAGAGAGATTTAATTAAAGATGCTGAATACATCGAAGGTAAGCGTATTTCTGGAAAAGCTGGTGGCGAAAGCAAACGCAAGCAAAGCGAAGCAAACGAAAGCAAAAGCAAGCTAGAAAAAGAAAAAGAGAAAGAAAAAGATAAGATATCGTCTTCGTCTTGTGATGGGACGACAACGACGAAACCTATCGAGGATGTTTTCCGAGAGAATATCGGGAAGCTTGGTGCTACTGGTCAAAAGGCTTTAGCAGAATATGTTGAGCGCATGGGTGACGAACTTGTGCTTGCTGTGATCGGAAAGTGTTCCGATCTAGGTGGTAGCACGTGGGCTTATGTGCGAAAAGCTCTGGATGAAGCAGAATCTCTTGGCTGTAAGACAGCTGATGATTACCGCCGGGTGTGTCCGATTGGTTGTGGCCGTAATACAAGAGTGGATAGGCAAGTTCCTAGCGGAAACGATTGGTTAAAAAATGCAACAAAACGTCGTCCATTGGTAAAAAGAGAGTTAGAAACGACGTAAATGGAGGTTTAAAATGGGACTTTTACTTGGTTTGGGTTTGCTTGGTGCAGCGTTTGGTATTGATGCAGTGAAGCAAGCACCGTTTGACAGGGCGTATCGCCGTCTGGAAAATGAGTGGGGAACTTGCACATCAGAAGAGAGTAGACGGTGCGATGCTCTGAAATATGCCGTGCAGAACGGCTTGTGTTTCGAGGATGAGAAGAAACCTGTGATTGAGTGGCAGAAGCTGAGAGATCTTCAGTGGAAGTATCAGCTGGCCGGTATCTCTTGGCCGAGAGAATCTGCGATTCGAGATGTGTGCCGTCTGGCGGCTCGTGACCGTGGATTTGAGTACAAAGGGTATCTGCGAAACACGTTGACGTTTGGTTATATCACCGATCCGAAAAATATTTGCAAGCTTGGCATCGTAGATTGAGGAGATTTGAAAATGAATAACACTCGTAGAAAAGCTATTAAGCAGACTATTGATCGTTTTGATTCCATCCGTAAAAAACTGGATGAGCTTGTTGCGGAGGTCGAAAGTGTAAAGTCCGATGTTGAAGATATCCAATGGGAAGAAGAAGAGTATCGTGATAACATGCCGGAAAATCTGCAGGGAAGTGAGCGGTATGATAGAGCAGATGACGCTTGCACGAATCTATCTGATGCTGTGGATGCTCTGGATGATATGATTGGTGCTCTGGATTTTGATTTTGGTGACGTGACCACCTCTCTGGAGGAAGCGATGGAATGACTTTTATTTCAAATCCGTTGAAAAGAAGTGCTTGGGCTGTATTTTTGTACAGAGGTAAGCGAGTTGCTTCGTATATTTTACGAGAAAGCAAATTAGGAGATAGGGAGCTAATGGTAGAACGGCTGGCACGAATGTATATGACGGAGCCAGAAAACATTGTCGTAGATATTGAATTCAGAGATTGAGGTGATAAAGAATGACTGCGTTTGTGATGTTTGTTTTGAATGTAGTACTGATAATAACGGTGAATAATAATCCGTTTGTGTTTTGATGAAAAAAGGAGATTGGTCTTATGAAAAAGTATGAAGTAGTTTGGACGGAACTCGAAGATGGGAGTATTAGATGTAATGCGAACAACGATGGTTTTAGCGGAATGGAAATCCTGAGTCTTCTTGAGGTAAAGAGAGATGATGTAAAGGCACAGTTGTATAACGATACGAAGTTCACAAGGACTATTCTTGACATGAATGGTATTCGAGAGAAAATTGCAAATAAAACCTAAATTCTTTGGAAGGATTGAATAAAAATGTTTGACCGCGAATTATTTTTGGAACTTTGTAAAAAATATAATGTTCCATTTTCGTCGAAGTATAAGGTGCCAATGATTCAAGAAAAGGATGGAACGATAAGAGAACTAACACCAGAATATTTAAAACAAGTGTTGTTAAAGAAGGATGATGAGAAATGATTATTACTATGTATAGAAGAAAATGGAAATTCTCAGTGATGAACGCAGAAGATGCGGAAGACTTTATCAGACAGCCACATTTTGAACGGATTCGGTTTATCTCAATCACTGAAGCTAATGGTCATCATATTGATTTTCATAAGTGTGAAGGCAACATCACATTCCTGCCATTGAAGTTTGATGATTGCACTACTGATTTAGAAGGCACTTGTATTACTGAAGTTCAGGCCAAGAACATTGTGAAATTCGTTCTGGACAATCATGAAGCAGATAAAACTGATTGGTTCTGCGTGAATTGTGGTGCTGGCGTATCAAGATCCGCAGCTGTATGTGCAGCTATTATGAGAATCCTGTGCAATGATGATATGCCGGTATTTACAAACAGCTACTTCTGCCCGAATATGACGGTGTACAGAGAGGTGCTGAATGCTTGGATTAACCGTCTGTCTGATGAAAATGAAAGTGTTTCGACTGAGATATGGAATACTGTGAATGCAATGAACAAAGATTGATAGAATCCGGGTTCTTGTGGATATTTAACAAAAGGATGTGTAGATCGATGATATAACTATTGATGACGTAGGATTATTAGTAAAATTTTGGAAAATAAAATTGTTTTATTGAAAATTACATTCATGTGGTGTATGATTTAAGCAACCTCAACACAAGATGTTTAAGCCAAAAGAAATGTGAGGTTAATATAATGTGGATTATGATAATATCGTTTATTGCATTTTACTTTATACTGCTTGTTCCTTTTGGGATTTTTGTAATGGGCCTACTGAAAGTGACGTCTATTGCAGACGATCAGAGTGAGCGGCTGGAAATGGAACATGGAGGGGATGGTCAAAATGGATAATTTGAAATCGTGTCCGTTCTGCGGTGGAGAAGTTGCCATTGCCGAAACAGGAACTGATGCAAAGAAGTGGATGTTTATTTCGAGATCGCATGGCGAAAACAAATGCACTTGCCGTGTTTTTATGGAGAGTGGGGAGTATTGGTTTGATTGCTCCGAAAAGGATAAAGAAAGAATTAAAGCCGACCTTATCGAAGCATGGAACAAACGAATTTATAAAAGTTAAGTTCTATAAGATTTTCAAATGAAATTTATAACGGTATTACGTCAATAATTAAAAGGGGAAACTGATATGAGTGACTATTATGTTGAGCGACTGAATAAAGTAAGGAATATGTCGTGTAAGCCAGTAGGGATGTCTCTTGTAAAAGAGGGATATGTGTTTGACGAAGATAAATCCGTAAAATGGAATCGTGAACAGGTTTCTAAGAACAATCAGAAATATCAGGACGAAGTGAAAAGGCTTAATCAAGCTAAAATGAAAGCTCGTGAAGAGACTTATGCTGCTTTCTATAAAGATATTGCCGATGCGTTAAACAGAGCGATTGGTGGAAAAGAAAAAGTTACTACAGAGCAAGCAAAGGTTGTTTGGAAATATCTTGAAGAACATTTGACTGACTCGTATGATATTGAAGGCCCCCTGTATGATTTAATTAACATGATTGCAGATTTCGTTGCCGGGGGGGCCAGACAATCACTAAATCGATAAAAGCTGAGATTTAAGGAGGACGGATATGAAATATCGTGTTGACATCCAATTGATTACATGCGTTGATCTCGAAGCAGAAAATGAAGATCAGGCATACGAGCTTGCAAAGAATGTTCCGCTCTTAAATCTTGAGTTTGCGCGCGGAATTAGAGTTCGTGAAGCAACACAATCTGATAAAAACTAAGATTTAGAAGGAGATAATAATGGGCGTATTAGTAGACCGGGAAACGGCAAAGAAAGTCGAAAGAATCTTTGAACATCCAAACGAAATTTACTCTGTATATCTCAAATCGTCTGACGAAGCAGTCTGGCTCCAAGGAAAAGTTGAACTATACAAATATTTAAGAAGCTTGTAAAACCAAGTTCTACGGAGGAAATACATTATGAAAAAGTTCGTTGCTCTTTTTGAAGGTTGGAATGATAAACACGACCATGAATGTATGTGCTATGTTATTGATGTGGATGATGACTTTGAAAGCATTTTGAGTGTTGAAGAACAGGCAGAGAAGATGGCTCGAAACGAGTATCCTCATCTGAAAAGTTTTGAGACGCTTTACATCAAAGAACTGCTTAACAGATAAAACTAATCTTTTATAGGAGATGACTTCGGTGATACTAACATTAGGTATCGACAATTTTGATAAAGACAAATTTGAAATTCCTCATAATTCAGAAAAATCACAGTTCTTGAATAAGCCGGTAGGAGGTTTGTGGGGTTCAACTTTTACTCCAAATTACAATTATGTAAGTGATTGGGCGATGTTTGTTTTTGAAAACGATTTTGCCACTTCTATATACTGCAATGGAATCGCATACGAGCTAAATTCTAACGCCAGAGTTTTAGATATTGATACTCGTTATGATTTCGTCAAACTGTTGAAGAACTTTGGGTGCCTTTCGCTTCCTGGATGTGCTTTAATTTGCAGTCAAAACAAACGATTTATAGATTGGGACAAGATTGTTAAGCTTTATGACGCAGTTCATTTTAGTCGAGAAACGGTTATGTCTTGTCGTTTTATAATGAATGAGGAACGATTAGATAATGGCGAAGTGTTTACTGTGTCCAATTTATACTCGTATGATTGCGAGAGCTGGGTAGTGTGCAACCCCGATGTGATTGATATGACATCGATTCGCAAGATCGAAATGGATGGCGAAGGCCGATTGGTGAAAAGCTAACTAAAAGGAGATGGCTACAACGAAGCGAAGGGTAAAAAGAGATAAGTTTAAGCGTGCAAAACAGTACATTGACAATAATCTGGGTCAAACTGAATTTTTGGCTTTGTGTTATGACTTGTATGATTTTGAGCATGGCGTAAATAATAAGCCGAGTGGTCCATTTAATAAGACTCTGGATGTTCTTGGAATGTGGGATGAAACAGACTCTGTGGCCGCAGCAATCATGGACTCTGCACACAAGATGTTTGGAAAAATGGTGTTTATGCTGCTGGAAGACAATGTGACGGAATATCTGGATTATGATGCGGATTGTTTGTACCGTAATTGATAAAACCAATATTTTAGGAGTGATATTATGAAAACTTTTGATGTTTTAAAAGTTGGACAGACTATTGTGGCCGAAGACGGGGACACAATGAAAGTTATTGATTATGATTTTTATGGGACAGGGCAGAATATCATGTGCTTCATGTCGGATCGTTGTGTATATCCATCAACTGAGTTTAATGCAGGCGATTGGGAGATTGAAAGTTGAGAGGAGGTTTTATTTATCACTAATAAGTTGTTAACAAATCGTGAGCAAAGCGTTGCTATTGTGTGTATAATGTGCCTGCTGGCAGGGAATTTAGTAATAAAAGCGTTACCGAATACTGAAGTTGGAGGCACATATACATATTATAATGATCAATCAGTTCATAATGTTACACAGGCAACAAAAGAAGATGAGAACGATGAACCTACAATTTTTGTAAAGGAAATCGTTGAGACGAAGGTGGTGAACTTTAGCCAGGATAAACATGAACTCACTGATGATGAGCGTGCTCTTGCAGAGCAGATTGTTGCTTGTGAAGCAGGTGCTGACAGTTTGGAAGGCCAGATGGCCGTTGCTCAATGTCTTTATGATTCCGCTGTACTTGATGGTCTAACCATCCAGCAGGTCTTTAAGAAGTATGGTTATAGTTCCTTATATAATAGGAAGGTTACGGCAGAGAATGAGCTGGCTGTCTCTATGGTGTTTGACTATGGTGCTAAAATTTCAAACAAACCTATTCAATGGTTTGTAACCCCGACTGCAGCTCCCGGCAGTTGGCACGAGCGTGGAGCAACCTTTGCTGGACAATTTGGCGCACATAGGTTCTATTATGATTCGAAGTTGGTTGTGGATGATGCTGAGTGAATGGCGTCATCTAAAATTTTGATAAATAATACAACAAAAAGATGTGTAATATATTGACTAAAACAAAAGGCTGTGTATAATATATCTTGAAAGTTGTTTGTGTGAGCGGAAGGCGGTTATTCTTGATGAGCGATAGAAAGGTTTTGAAAGTTATACGGGTTGATGATTTTTTAAAGTACATAAGAAAAAAGCGAGTGTGGGTCTGCTTTGTTTGTAATGGTGTGGATATTCACATGATCTGCAAAAAGATTGACGACATTGGCGTAGAGACGGGTGGGATTGTTAATGGCGTGGGGTTCTTCGGAAATGAGAGTCACATCGAGTTGCGACAAAAATGCCATGAAGTAAGGAGAATTGAACTTAGGTCTGGCTGTGCAGAGAAAGCGTATGAGATGATCTTCGATAATACCAGTGTGTTCGTATCAGAGAATCCTGAGTTGTACGGGCACTAAAAATATTTTCAAAAACCTCTTGACTTCTGTAATTGTATCCTGTATAATGTAGCTATGGAACGGAGCTACATCATTGTAGAGGAGAATGACTATGGATAACAATATTGACCCAAAGGTCGGAGAGGTTTGGTTGGTTGATCTATCCAATGCGACAGGTCATCAGCAGCGCGGCATTCGACCGTTCGTTGTGACAAGTAACAACAAGCGTAACCTCTTCAGCCCAACAATCAAGGGGAATCCGTTATCTTCAAGAACGTATAAGCGTTCTCCGGTTCATGTTCTACTCTCAAAGGAAGACTGTGAGTTCCTAGAGGTTGATAGTATCGTTCTCTGCGAAGAGACTGATACACTTAACAAAGGACAGTTCATCAAGAAACTTGGTGTCTTGTCGGAGTGTCAGATGAATATGATCGCAATGGCAAGATGCAAGGATGAACCGTTTTTGCTCGCAGCGTTCCTGAGTGGCGTACAACATACTATAGATTTTCAGAATTTTGCCGCATTTGCTTGATTTGTTCTCAGGTTTAATGGTACACTACATAATAAGAAGGAGTGTGCCACTATGCTTACTGAAGAAAAAATCAAAGCTTTTGCCGAAAAGTATTCTGATAGAAGCGGTGAGTTTGTTATATCGACACTGCGTCACGTTATGGACTATGAGGCTGAACATGGGTATGAGTTGTTTGACTTTACAAAAGATGATTTTGTAAAGATGTTTGCTAAATACAATTGGGTGAACTCAAGTCGGTCGTTCAGAAATGTAAAGTCGATAATTACAGGGTACATCAAAAGTGAGGATCGAGCGAGCATGTATGACTTAGCTGAATTCTCGGAAAGCGATGTGAGTTCAGACAATATGTACGAGGACAAGTATTTTGCGTCAGTTGATGAGTTTGTTGATTTCTTGGATAAGTATGAAGAACCATATCAGATTCGTATGAATGTGATTGCTGCGCTGTACTGGATTGGCCTTACTTCTGAAGAAGTTTCTAATCTGACGATTAACGATGTTGACTTTGAATCACGTACTGTTTTGAATAAGACCGGTGTTGACGCGAGATTGATGAATATCATCAAGCAGTGTTATGAAATGAAACAATACGATGCTCCCAATATGGGTGGATACAGAACGTTTTATGTCATAAATGGTGATTACATCCTTCGCAAAACAGAGGATAGAACTGGTGCAGACAGTGATTCAAGAATGTCTACAAACACAATTCATAGTTATTTCACGCGCTTGAATGATATTCTCGAAAGAAGATATCATTCAAAGGCTTTAGATCGAAGACATCTGACCAGAAACGGCGAGTATGTCAAGGTTTATAACTACTGTAAAACTCATCCAGAATTTAATCTTGCAGAACTTAGTTTCGGAAATGGTAAAGATCCTCTTGCGGACATTATCGGAAGAAAGTGCAGCAAGGTTGCCTACATTAGTTTCCGGCAAGGATACAAGGGCTGGATCGAATACTTCCACAAAAATTAAAAACAGGGGGCTTCGGCCCCTTGATTTTAACATGGTAATTATATAACACAGGATACTTATTAGAAAGGGAAATGTAGATGAGAACACTTTTGCTGTTCCGTGGAGCACCAGGTTGTGGGAAGTCCACCTATATTAAAGAGCATAATCTTGAGCAGTACGTATTGAGTGCTGATACACTTCGCCTTATGTGCCAGAGCGCACAGGAAACACCTGCCGGACAGATGGAGGTTTCTCCGCAGAATGATGATGTTGTATGGGAGATGCTTTTTAAACTGCTTGAGGTGCGTATGAGTCATGGCGAGTTTACCGTGATTGATGCAACGAATTCCAAGACGGTCGAAATGAATCGTTATAAGAATCTTGCAAAACAGTATCGTTATCGGATGTATGTTATTAACATGACGGACCTTCCGATCGAGGAATGCAAACGAAGAAACGCTCAGAGAGAATGGCTGAAGCGAGTTCCTGAAGCGGCTATTGATAAGATGTACGCTCGGTTTGCTACTCAAAAAGTTCCTTCTGGCGTGACAGTTCTTCCTTCTACTACGGATGTGATGTCCGATTTGAACTACTGTCCGAATGACTTCAACCAGTGGAAGAAGATTCATGTCATCGGTGATGTTCATGGCTGTTATACTTGTTTAAGTGAATACCTTGGTGAGATGAAGGATGACGAACTTTATATCTTCGTTGGTGATTATCTCGATCGTGGCATCGAAAACGTTGAGGTATTCAAGTTCTTGTGTGATATTGTAAATAACAACCGCAAGAATGTGATCCTTTTGGAAGGGAATCACGAGCGTTGGCTGAACAAATGGGGGCATGATGAACCGGTTCAGAGTGAAGAGTTTGCAAACTACACTCGTCCGCAGCTCTTTAAAGCCGGTATTGACAAGAACACTGCTCGTAAGATCTATTCCAGAGTTGGCCAATGTGCTTACTTTGAGTATGATGGGAAGCGGTATTTCGTGAGCCACGGTGGTTTGAGTTATCTGCCTTATTTTCTTCCTTTTGTATCTGCTGATCAGATGATTAAAGGTGTAGGTCGCTATCCTGATATGCTAACCGTGGCTGAGTCTTGGGAAAAATCGATGCCGGATAGCTACATTCAGATCTTCGGTCATCGAAATGTGCAGGATGTTCCTATTGATATGGGGCATCGGTGCTACAACCTCGAAGGAAAAATCGAGTTTGGTGGATATCTCCGTTGCGTGGAACTTGAACACGGTCAGGCAATCAAATGTGTAGAAACAAAGAACGATGTGTTCCGAAAAGAGGAGCCAAAGACTGAAACTGCCGTTGAAATGAAAACTGAGTTCGATAACGCAGAACTTGTCAGTAAGATGCGTCAAAGCAAATATGTGTTTGAGAAGCGATTCGGAGATATTTCTTCTTTCAACTTCTCTCGTGAAGCATTTTATAAGAAGCACTGGGATGAGGTTTCTACCAAAGCAAGGGGATTGTTCATTAACACAAAGACGAATAAGATTGTAGCTCGAAGCTATGATAAGTTCTTTGCGGTCGATGAGCGGAATGAAACGAGAATTGGAAATCTACAGAACACTTTGAAGTTCCCGGTGACTGCATATCTGAAGGAAAACGGATTTCTTGGCATTGTCTCGTATGATGCAGAACAGGATGGTCTGTTCATTGCAAGTAAATCCACTCCTGAAGGGCCTTTTGCAGATATGTTCCGAAAGATTCTCATGGATACGACTTCTGATGAAGACCGTAAGAATCTGAAGGAAGTTGCAAAAGAGAATGGTTCCATTATTTTTGAGGTGATTGATCCTGTAAATGATGCTCATATCATCGAATACAAGAAACCGCACATTGTTTTGCTGGATATTGTTGCGAATGATATGAACTTCAGTGTGATGGATTTCGATGATCTGAAGCGTGTTGCTGAAAAGTGTCATTTGCAGATTAAGGAGAAGGTTAAAATCTTTGAGAGCTGGAGTGAATTCTATCCTTGGTACGAGAAAGTCATGAACGAGAACTATCTGCATCATGGCTTTGAACACGTTGAAGGTTTTGTTTTGCGAGATAGCAACAATTTCATGTTTAAGATGAAGCTTCCTTATTATAAGCACTGGAAGTTCTTGCGTGGTGTTATGCAGAGCGTTCAGAAGCGTGGCTATTATGAAAATACCGCAAAGTTGTTTACTGCTGAGGATAACCTGTTCTATGGTTGGATGCGTGAGCAACGAGAGAAAGACCAGGAATCTTTTTGCAAGAAGGGTATTATTCAGCTGCGGAATGAGTTCTATGCAAGTCAGCAGAAGAGCTGAATTAAAATAGACATTTTATCGTGATTTTCGTTAGAATAATTAACGAAGTATCGTGATGTTTCTTCCTCCAAAAATGCTCTGCGCAGGGCTGACAGCCGGGAAAGACCGGCAATATATGCCCAAGTGATGGAATGAGGTAGACATGAAGCTCCCAAACAGCTTTGCGTGAGATATCGCGTGCGGTTTCGAATACCGCCTTGGGCACCAGAGTCCGAATATTCATTTATTAGATGTTGGAGGCATTTTATGAAAAAGATTGATAAACTTACAAAAGAAGAAATTGAGCAAGCTTTTGAGGAAAGCAAAAGTTAGGCTGCGGTTGCGGAGAAGCTTGGATATTCAAAAAATGGTGGAAGTACGAATCACGTACTTCAAGATTATGCAAAAGCGCACAATATAAATACTTCTCATTTCACTGGGCAGGGCTAGAATAAAGGGAACGTGGATTTGTCTCGTTTTAAAAATGGAAGCCGAATAAAGGATTTAAAATCCGCACTTCTTTCTATCAAACCATATAAGTGTGAATGTTGTGGAAACTCTGAATAGATGGGCAAACAGATTCCATTGCAAGTACATCATATTGACGGAAACCACATAAATAATGAGTTAGACAATCTTCAGTTGCTTTGCCCGAATTGTCATGCACAAACTGATAATTGGTGCAAAAATAATATCGGAAAATACAAGACCGTGAGCGATAAAGATTTTCTTGATGCGTTAAAAACAACATCAACTATAAATGCTGCTCTTGAAAAAGTTGGAATTTATTATTCTGCGAGAGTGTGGTATGACAAAGCAAGGCAACTAATGATTGAAAACAACGTAACTCAAATTCCACGTGAAAAGGTTATCCGTGAGAAAAAAGAAAGGAAAAGAAGAAAAATCAAATATTGTTCAATATGCGGAAAAGAAATGAGTCCGCGTGCAAAAGGATGTCTCTGTAAAAATTGTTTAAAAGGAAATCCTTACAGTAAACGCATTGATTTTCCTGATAAAGAACAATTGAGGGTAGACACAGCTTCAATGTCCTTTCAAGATGTTGGAAGAAAATATGGAGTATCAGGAAATGCAATACGTAAATGGTGCAAGTATTATGATTTACCATACAGAAAATTAGATATGAACAGTAAAGAGGAAAATTAACGTTGATAAAAAAGAAGCTGTAAAAAAAAAATACAGCTTCTATATATGCCGCAGTGATGGAGTGACATACATTTCCCGCTTAAACCGGGACGCCTGAAATATGGATCGTGGGTTTGAATCCCACCTGCGGCACCATATCGAGAACGTGGTGTAATGGTAACACGCCTGCTTTGGGAGCAGGATTTGCAGTTCAAATCTGACGTTTTCGACCAGTTGGTTTTCCAACATGCTTTTCATAAAATACCTTTCCTATTATTCTTGGCTCTCCAAAAATGGAGCAATAGGACACAGCAAGCCAAGTATATAATGCGTCGTAGCCAAGCGGTTAAGGCAGGGTCCTTTGAAGTCCCGATTGCGAAAGTTCGATTCTTTCCGGCGCAATTTATATGCCACAGTGGTGGAATTGACCTACACATCTATTTTAGGGGTAGACGCCGAAAGGCTTGCGAGTTTGAGTCTCGCCTGTGGCACCACGGTCATAGAATGGTTGCATACCGTTTTGTTGATCTCCTTTGACTGCCACTATTATTTCCGGCTCGCCAGTGATGGTGCAGTAGTGCTTTGTAAGCTGGGTTCTTATGCGACTGTAGTTCAATTGGCAGAGCGTCAGATTTCCAATCTGAATATTGCGGGATCGTGCCCCGTCAGTCGCTCCACACGCAGCCCCTTACGCTGCACCGGTTGCTCAGAGCCGAAAGAAACCTATATGTTACGACATGGTTGCCAAGAGTGATCATATTGGAACGCGACGTAGCTTGGATAGTGAGAATTAAATTCTGAGGTATACGGCTGGATAGCTTAATGGTAAAAGCGCTCGGAAACGCCGAGAGATAAGGTTCGATTCCTTCACTGGCATCACGCCGATGAAAGTCGGCGTTTGCATGGGACAGTAGCTCAGTTGGTCAGAGCTGGCGGCTCATAACCGCTTGGTCGCGAGTTCAAATCTTGCCTGTCCCACCAGCCCGAAAGGGCGTACATAAAATCTGCTAGAACTTTTGTTTTATAAGCGTTGAAATAATATGACGTTGATACGTCTGTTATTTTTTCGCTTATTTTCTGAGATTTAGCTATATAACACAGGATACGAAAAGGAGGTGGTTTGGTGAAACATTATGGAAGTATTTGCGAGATTGATGGTTCTAAGATTGAACCTGTCTCGTGTATCACTGGTGGTTCACCTTGTTAGCCAAGATCTTTCTATTGCCGGTAAGCGGGCAGGTTTGGCTGGAGAACGGTCTGGTCTATTTATGGAAATGATTCGTGTGATAAAAGAAATGAGGGATACCACCAATGGAGAATATCCAAAATTTGCAATCTGGGAAAATGTTAGAGGAGCACTCTCCTCAAACAACGGAGAAGACTTCCGATGTGTCTTGGAAGAATTTGCACACATCGTCGAAGCAGACGCTACAATTCCTAAACCTTCGGAAAAAGGTGGAAAATGGTCTAAATCCGGCGCAATTTCCGGTAATGGATGGTCTTTGGCATGGAGACTCTTCGATGCTCAATACTGGGGAGTGCCCCAACGTCGTCAAAGAATCGCGCTTGTCATGGATTTTGGAGGACAACGTGCCGCAAAGATATTATTTGAGCGCACGGGCGTGCCAGGGAATTCTGACGAGAGCATCCCGACGTGGCAAGGCGCTGCCAGAATTGCTGAAAAATGCATTGTTGGAAATGATCGAGTGGTGGGAGAAAAAAGCTTTTGTATCGTCGGAAACATGATTGACAGAGAAACCAACATGAATGGGACTGGTGTAAAAGAAGATACTGCTTTCACTATAAACACTATTGACCGTAATGCTGTTGCCTACACTTTAAAGATTCGTTCAGGATGCGAAGGCGGTGGCAAAGGCGCACTGGTACAGATCGAGAAGAGCGCAACGCTTTCTACATTGCAAGATCAAACGTTAATTTGCTTGGCAGACAACACCTCTTTACATAATTCAAAACAAAAGATTTCGCCGGTGGTGTTTGAGAGTCACAGTCAGGATGCTCGATACACTCAACAGGGCGACACAAGTCCGGCTTGTACGGCTCAATGGGGAACTGGTGGCAATAATATGCCGCTTGTTGCTGAAAAGAAAGCCTTTGCAATGCAACGCATTGGTGAATACAAGGAAAGTGAACAAGCTAGTACGATGAAATCTCGTGACTACAAGGATGCTACTGACTTGATCGCAGAAAAGGAAACGAAGAATCTGCAATGGATTGTTCGCCGTTTGACTCCTGTCGAGTGTGAACGACTGCAGGGTTTTCCAAGCGGATGGACTGATATTGGCGAGTGGGTTGATGAGAATGGTAAAAAGCACAAACCAGCTGATTCTCCTCGTTATAAGGCACTCGGTAATTCGATTGCATTGCCTCAGTGGTATTGGATTTTCCAGAAGATGAAACCGTATATCGGTGAGAATCCTACTCTTGGCAGTCTCTTCGATGGAATCGGCGGCTTTCCGCTAGTATTTCAAAGCACATATGGTGAAGGTACTGCCATTTGGGGGTCAGAAATTGATAGCTTTTGTGTTGCGGTAACCAAGAAGCATTTCCCAGAAAAAGAAATCTCATAAAAGGCTAATTTTAGCAAGAAAATAACGAAAAATTACAACGTAGATGCGTTAAAATATCGTGGAAAGAAAGTGATAAATCAATGAATCCGGTTGAATTTCTTAGTAACGGACAATTTAAGGCAAAGAATGGGGAAGATAAGTATTCTGTTAGAATCGCAAGGAAAGGAATGCCATACAAGACTATTTTTGTTCATTATAAAAATGGTTTTAATTCCGAACTGATGCTTTCTAGTGAGGTCATTTCTGATGGAACACTTTATTTTACTTACGGAGCTATTAGAGACGTTATTCTGAATGCACTTTCTTTAGCCTATGATGAAAACAAGGCTGTTATATTAGGAGATGTTTTAATTAGTTCTGAAACTGGAAATTTTGGAACAAAAGAAAAGCCGTGGTTATGTGATAAAACCGTTGTACGATTACCATACCAATTAGTTGAGGAGTGACACGATGAACAGCAAAATTCCTGTCAATGTAACCATCGACCCCGGCTCTTTGAGTATTCCGGCAAGTCCTATCTTCCAAAAGGAAAAGAATACATATCTTTGTCCGTTTTGTGTGACGAAGCTGGAAAAGTTCGAATACAAGTGTTCTGATTGTCATCACAAGATGGATTGGAGTAGGTTTACTGAAAAGAAGGAGGAGATGTTCAGTTGAATATAGATTTCTTCCAACGGCGCAAGACACAGCTTGAAGATACTCTTCTTTTGAAAAATCAGGCAGTCGATATGCTTGATTATCTAAAGACGCATTGTATCAATAGCGACCAGTATTGTACCATTCGAGATTACATTGAAGAAGCTGCGAAGATTCTGGAGAGTGACCTCGAATACGCAAACAACAAGCTGCAGTCCGCATTCAGACCTAAGTATGGTCGGAACAACAGACTGACTCGTGTTCAATCTAAAATGTTCCGTGATAGAGAATATTAAAAATGGGGTGATGCCGCTATGGTGATAAGTAAACATGTTTGTAACTGGTGTGGCAAGGAATATTCCAAGAATCCTTGTGGAGATACAATCTCTATGTATCACGAATTTGGTTATGAAAGCCCGACATGGGATGGCGCGAAGCTACAGTTCTCTTTGTGCCAGGAGTGCTCCGATAAGTTTGCAGGAGTACTCCGAGCGATGTTTACATACGATCCCATTGAAGATTCTCAGTGTTAACGACTCGAAGGGTTGTTAAATATAAGCCATCAATAAACCAGACGGAGGATAATACATAAAATGAATAGTGCATGAATTGATTCAAGACAATAAAAAGAGACATAAGTGATTACAGATGAAACAAAATTACATAAAGGAGACTTGATATGGCAGATAGAATTTTTAATCTTCCTCAGACCCGTGGTTCTTTTGAGATGGCTGGTAAGGTCACCGGCACCCAGCGTAGCAATTTCTATAACGAGAAGGAGACTAAGAATGGTGCTATGCGCCGTGTTCTGAGCTTTGGCGTTCAGACTTCCAATGAAAACACTTTCTATGTTGATCTGGCTGGTATGCCTCGTGATAAGGTTTACTTCTTCCGCCGTGCCGATAAGGACAAGGGCATCGATAAGGATAAGAAGGAAGTCGCTTGGAAGGATCGTCTGACTTATGTTGCACCGGAAGGCTATGATATGATTGGCGTTAAGGTCGGTGTTACCAAGAAGACGAATGAGTCTGGTAAGGTTATCAATGATAACAAGACTCTGACTGATTTCGATGCAGCCAAGGAGATCTCTGAGAACCTGCATGACGGTGATAACGTGTATGTCCGTGGTAACATCGAGTACAGCACTTACAATGGCAAGCATCAGATTCGCTTTGTTCCTACTCAGGTTTCTCTGAGCTCTAAGGAAATTGACTTTGATGCAGAAGGTTTTGAAGAGCTTGCTCTGTTTACTCAGACCATTGTTTATACTGGATGCCGTAAGAGTGATGAGGGCGATGAAGTAATTGTCGATGCCAAGATTGTGAACTACAACACAATCGAGGACGCTGAGTTCTTCATTGACTATAAAGCAAACGCTCAGAATAAGGTCCTGGCCGATTCTATTCGTAAGCGTCTGAAGCCTTACACCAGCTTTGAGTGCTTTGGTCCTATCGTCAATCAGCAGAAGGTTGAGGAAGTTGAGACTGAGAATATTTGGGGTGGTCCTAATAAGATGAAGCGCCAGAGCACTCCGGCAGTTCGTAAGCTGTATATTGAGGGTGTTAATCCTGATTCCTTTGATCCGAATCCCGGCGATAAGGATGCAGAGCCCACTTACACTGAGGATAATATTTCTGAGGCACAGGCAAAGATTGCTGCCAATACTCAGGCCAAGAAGGACTTCGACGGCAAGGCTGTTGAGAACGACACTTCTTGGTGGGGTGGTTCCAACAAGTCTACTGCGACTCCTGCTGATGAGGAAGAGGTTGACTGGGGTTAATTTATTTTAGCCTTGGCTATGTAATACAGGATACATAAGGAGTTTGGTTATGCAGAATACTCTTGAGTATACCGCCTATAATGGCATGAAATTTTACATTGTCTACATCGAAGCTCTTGAAAAGGAGCCTGAAGAAGATTCTCCGATGATGTCTATTGTGTTTACTACGCATCCTGAGATTATTGCAGAAGCTAAAGCTGACGCGGAATGCAATGGTGGTGCTGTTCCGGTAGGGTGTAAAGACCTTCTGGTTGATAGTGTGGATAACATCACCCGCCAGTTGGATTATGTTGCTCATGCAGTTGAAACGGGTGATCCGTGGTATGAGTGTTTGAAAGTTTAATAAAAGAAAAGATTTAGAGAGGAATTTACATATATGGCTATTGTTTGTGATGCATCTGCTATTCGTAAGAAGCTTCGTATGCTTGTGTATGGCGAGCAGGGAACTGGTAAGTCTCGATTTGCTATGCAGTTCTGCTACATGAAGACTCCTGAAGGTCGTCCGTTCCGTGTTCTGTATCTGGATACTGAGTCTGGTTCTATCGACGATTATCGTGAGGAACTGATGGAGAATGGGCTCGACCCGATGAATCTCCGTATCGTTTACACTCAGTCTCTCGCAGAGGTACAGGATTTCATTCATACCGTTGCTGACAACGAGGACTTCGAAGATGAGGATGGTAATGTTTGGCTGGACGCTGACGGTAAGCCTTTCCGTGCCGATGCTATCGTTGTTGACTCCGCAACCATTCTTAATCTGACTACGAAACAGGGCTTGACCAATTTCTCGCAGAAGCGTGCAAAAGTTAAGGCTGCAGCACAGGGTCTGACCGGTGATGAGAAGTCGGTGAAGATTGAGGGTGCTGGTATGGAGTTGAAGGATTATCAGCAGCTGAACTTTAAGGGTCAGTCCCTGATTCTTGATCTGAATGCAACTGGCGTGAGCTACATCGTTATTTGCCGTGAGAAGGATGAGACTGAAACCAAGCTGGTGAATGGTTCTTCTGTGAGCGTTTCTACTGGCCGCAAGATTCCTGATGGCTTCAAGGGCCAGGAGTACAATGTCGGCACCGAGTTCCGTATGTACCATCCCGGCGATGATAAGTCTATCAACTTTGCTTATTTTGATAAGGATCGTACAGGTGTTCATAATGGCGGTGAGGTTGTCGAAGACCTGACTCTGCTTGAGTATCAGGAGTATCTTGACCGCTCTGCAAAGAACCGTGAGGTCATTATCAAGAATGGTCTGAATGATGCAGTTAAGACCGAGATGAAGCTTCGTGCTCGTGAACTTGGTCTTGATGACAATGACATCAGTGATGATGCTCCTGCAGAGAACGCCTCCGAATCCAAGGCGCCTTCTCTGGACGACATCAAGGCAAAGCTGAACGATCTGATTGCTTCCGCTTCTCCTGTGAAGAAGAGTGCAGCACAGAAGGCAGTTAAGGCGGCTGGTCTGTCTACCGCATTCCGTTCTATGACTGATATCGAGGAACTGAAGAAGGTTGCCGCAATCATGGAGAAGGAACTGGCTTAATGGAACTAACCCGTAAATGCAAGATTTGCGGGAAGAACATTTTCATCGAGCGAGACCGTAGCACTTTTTTTTACGACAAGACTGGTTTTTACCACAAGGATTGTTTTGTAGAAAAAAAGAAAAATCAAAAACGCCCTTGGACAGATGACCTGCTAAGGGCATTTTTTGACAAAATGAAAGATACTACGGATAAAAAAGTCGATGATCTTCTTTCCAAAAAGAGAGAGCAAGACCACAATCGTGAGCTTGCGCATATCAAACAGGAAGAAAAAAAGATTCTTTTCGACCATATTCGAGATACATACGCCCCAGCGGTTGTTCCTGGCAGCTTCTACTCGAAACTTACGCAGTTAATTTCCGGTAATTATTACAAATATAGAGGTTCTATTCCTCCGCTAGAACTTTACGATATGTGGGTTCTAGCGAAACCCCGACTAGATAAAATAATTGCCGAGAAAGAAGCAAAGGGCTGTGATATGAGTCAGCGATGGAATTACGACTTGGCTGTTTTATTGGCTCAATACCCTAGTTATCTCGAACGAAAAGAAAGACTTGCTTCGATTCGCAGTGAAAGCGAAGACAAAACGAAGGAAAATCTGACTGAAACGGTACTGAAACGGATGAAAACAGCACCGAAACAGAGTAAAAACGAGAATGAAATTGATATAAATGCAATTCTCGATGAGATATAAAAGAGGGAGGTGGATGAGTGGAACTCATTTCAAATATCCCGAACGAAATTTTATTTGTTGGCGCAATTTACAAGCATCCTGACTATTTGGTCGAGTATGGGCATTATGTCAAGAGCAAGTACGATTTTGCCGATGAAGCAACAAAATTTTTCTACGATGCAGCGTTGATTATTTACGAAACTAGGACTCAAGAATTTAATAAAACGTCTGTTTTAACGTTTATGGCTGAAGATGAGTCCAGATTGTCCCAATATAAGCGACTAAAGGGCTGGTCAACCATTGAATACTACATGAGCCTTGCGAATGACGATGATATCAAGGGATACTTTAATATCCTGAAGAAATATTCGCTACTTCGTGAGTACCAGAGAAACGGATTTAACATTGAAGGAATCTTGAAGCATCGACAGTTTGAAATGTTTGGTGCTCAGGACATTTACAAATTGATTCGTGGTAAGGCCGACAAGATCAATACGGTTATTATCACAAACGATGATGCTGAAATTTTGAATAATGGTCTGCTGCCAATGGTCAATGAACGTCTGAGTGTTCCTGATATGGGTTTGCCGTTCCAGTATCCTATCATGAATGATTTGTTCCGAGGATTGAAGCTGGGCACTGTGATGTTCAATGGTATGCCATCTAACGCTGGTAAGACTAGATATATGATGGCGATTGTTGCCTACGTCACATTGGTTCAAAAGCAGAAAGCTCTTCTACTGCTGAACGAAATGGATCTTGAGTCCGTCCGGTACTGCTTACTGGTCACTGCCATCAATAATCCTGAGTTTCAAGAGCTGCATGGTCATCGCTTCCATAAGGATGAGCGAGAAATCACCCTTGGGATGTACCGGGACGCAAACGGAAACTTTATCTTCCGAAAGCAAAACGAAGACGGAGAATACATAGAAAGCATTGATGAGTTTACCGCTCGTGTCTACGAGGAAAGCGAAGAGTATCGCAATGTGCTTGATGTTTGCCAGTGGATTGAGAGCGAATCACAAGGCTTGATTATCGCAAAAGACGTTTCCGCTGATTATAGTGATAAGTCCTTGCGATTTGAAATCCAGAAGGCAGCTCTCACCCAAGGAGTTAAGTATGTGTTTTACGATACTCTAAAGAACGATATTGCTTCGATTGGTGAATGGGCAGCGTTCAAGGTGACAGCCACTGAGCTCGAAGAGATTGCAAAGAATCTAAAGATTTTTATCTACGGTAGTATCCAGTTGGCTGAAAATGCCCATGAGTATCTTCCTGATGAATTGAATTCAAATAACATTGCTGAGTCAAAAATGATTAAGCACGTTGCTTGGACGATGGTTCTATTTAAGGAGATTCCAAAAGATAAGTTCGTGAAGTATCAGTATATCTCTCATGACCCTGAATGGGGCGGCGACTGTGCTCATCGGTTAAATCCAGACAAACGATATTATGTTGGAAACATTGATAAGAACCGTTTTGGTGAGAAGAAGAAAATCATGTTTGAAGTAAATTTGAACCAAAATGTCTGGAAAGAGGTTGGTGTCTGCACCAGAAAGTAATAGGAGGTGGCTGAATGGATTGCCACTACATAAAAGTTACAGAAGGTACTTTTAAACAAGATAAAGAAACTATTCTCAGAAATTTAAAACGACAAGCAACAGATGAAGAGTGTAACAATACTATTGTGACTGACATTTGCTGCAATGATGGTTCGTGTTGGGAAGGTAAGGTTGCATGGCTGACTGGTGAGTATGTTTCGCTCAAGAGTTTTTATCCTGATGACCCAGAGGGGCATGTGATTATCCCACTGAATAGAATTCAGTATGTCTGTTTAATGAGATCTATTGAGACGTGTATTGACGAGTGGGAATCTAAAGTATGGTAAATATCGCAGATCTGAAAAATTACATTCTTGAAGAACAACAGATTGAGCCGATTCTGGAAGAACTTGGTTGTCATCATATTAGTCATAAAGCTGGTTATTACCAGTGTGCAAATCCAGATGGTGACAATAGAACGGCACTCTGTATCTACGAGAATGAAAATCTTACTGCGGTAGATTACACACGAGACATTGCCAATGGAAAGACCAGTTATGATTTGATTTCTGTCGTCCAGTTCTTTTTGGAACTGTCTTTCCCAAAAGCTATTAAGCAAATCTGTGAATGGGTTGGTCTTGACTACTATCACAACTTCGAGGAAGACCTTCCTAAAAGTATGTTGATTCTAAAAGAACTCATCGCCATGCAAAATGAAGGTGAAGAACACGAGGATGACCGCCCGATAGTCCCCATCTCCGAAGCCATTCTCGGCTATTATAAACCTTATGTGAACCAAATTTTTGCTGACGATGGGATATCTTATGAGACGCAGCAGGAGTTTGAGATTGGCTTTGATGAACTGACAAATAGAATCACGATTCCAATCAGAGATGAAATTGGTACTCTGGTTGGTGTAAAGGGAAGATACTTTGGTAAGCCGCCTGAAGGTGAATTAAAGTATCTGTATCTTGAGCCGTGTGCCAGAAACCGTATTCTGTATGGTCTGTATAAGACAGAGCCGTACATTAAGAATAAAGGTCTGGTATATGTTGGTGAAGCTGAAAAGTCTGTCATGCAGATGTGGAACATGGATGTCTGCAACTGTGTGGCGACTGGCGGTAAGAAGGTTTCACAAAATCAAATTGAAATTTTGACACGCCTTTGCGTTGATATTTGTTTCGTCTTTGATAAAGACGTTCAGCTTAGTGAGCTTATGGTTCTCGCCAATCGATTTGTCGATGGCGTAAGTGTGTATGCTGTAGTAGATGATAAAGGGATTCTGGATGAAAAGGAAGCCCCGACTGATAATCCTGAAAAATTTAAGGCATTGATTGAGAACTGCGTTAGGAGAATTAAATGAATGTAAAGCTATGGAAGGGAAGTAGGAACGACCTATCAGACCCGATTAGAACGATTATGGAGAATAGAGGGGTCGAGGATTATAAGACCTACATGAATCTGGATGATTCTTGCTTAAATTCTCCGTGGTTGCTGGACAATATTGAGTATGCAGTTATGATGTTAAATAAGCACCTTTGGAAAAAGTCTACTATCTCTATCCTTGTAGACTGTGATGTGGATGGTTTCACAAGTGCTTCAATGATGTTTCAGTATTTGAAGGCGATTGGTTATTTTGGAAAAATCAATGTTCTGCATCATAGTGGTAAAGAACATGGACTCTCTAAAGAAATCGAAGTTCCACATGAAACAACTCTGCTGATTATTCCTGACGCTGGTAGTAACGATGTTGAGCAATGTAAGGAACTTCGTGATAAGGGTATCGATATTCTGATTCTTGACCATCACATCTGCGACAGAGAGAATCCTTACGCAGTAATCGTCAACAATCAGAATGGTACATATCCTAACAAGGAACTTTCTGGCGCTGGCGTGGTGTATAAATTCCTTCAGGCTGTTGATGAAGATAATTGGACTAATGTTGCAGACCGATATCTTGATTTGGTGGCTGTTGGAAACATCGGTGATGTCATGGATATGCACTCGCATGAGACAAAGCGCCTTTGCACGAAAGGTCTGGCACGAATTGTAAATCCGATGATTTGTGCGTTGATTGAGGCAAACAGTTTCAATATCAAGGGTGACCCGACCATCAATGATGTTCAGTTCTACATCGTTCCGATGATGAACGCACTGATTCGTGTTGGTTCATCTGAGCAAAAGAAGCGGATGTTCCGTGCAATGGTCGGTGAGGAACAGACGTTCCAGTATACTCCGACTCGTGGCAAGAATGCCGGTGTCACGATTGACGAGACTCTGGCACAGCATGTGGCTCGTGAGTGTTCGTCTTGCAAGTATCAGCAAAACAAGACCAAAGACAAGGCTGTCGCAGAGCTTCAGGAACTGATTGAAAAGCATGGCGCAGACCAGAATAAGATTCTCTTCTGCAACTCTACTGGCATTCTTGATAACACTCTGACTGGTGTTGTGGCAATCAAGTTGGCTGAAATGTATGCAAAACCGTGCGTACTGCTTCGCACCTTCGCTGATGAACCGGATTATTACGGTGGCTCAATGAGAAATCCTGACGGTTCTCCGATTGAAAGTTTAAAGGAGTTCTTGATGAGTACCGGAGATTTTGAGTCAGTTCTTGGTCATGATAACGCTGCTGGTGTGAAAATCAAGAAAGAAAATGTTCCAAAGGCGATTGCGGATTGTAACGAGCTGCTTAAAGATGTCACGATGAGTAAGGAAATCGTGGTCGATTTTGATTTTGACTATAGTAGGTTGACTGTTACATTGCCGAAGACCATGTATGAAATGCATAAAATCTGGGCACAGGGAATCTCCGAGCCGTATTTCTACATTAAAAACATTCCGCTGATTCATAGTGGATGTGCTCCGATGGGCAAGAACGGCAATATGTGGAAGTATTCTGATGAAGAAAAAGGCATTGATTTTGTGTGCTTTGCTGATAATGGACGACTGATTGATTGGATCAATAATGACTTTTATGGTAGTCAGGAAGAGAAATACATCAATGCCGTATGCCGACTGTCTTTGAATCAGTACGGAAACAAGGTTACGCCGCAAGCACAGATTGTTGATTTTGAGGTGATTTGATATGGGAAATTGGAAACGTGCTATCGCCATCGACTTTGATGGAACTCTCTGTGAGAATAATTATCCTGATATCGGTGAGCCAAACTGGAATGTCATTTATCAAGCAATTCAGGAACAGAAGCATGGTGCTGGGTTGATTCTCTGGACTTGCCGGGAAGGAAAGCTTTTATATGATGCAATGGAGGCTTGCTTTGATTGGGGTATTCAATTTGATGCAATCAATGAGAGTCTTCCTGAGTGGAAAGAGCATTTTGGCACTGCTCCTAGAAAGGTCGGGGCTGATGAATATTGGGATGATAAGGCTAAGGTTGTAAAAAATGGAGAGTTGATTGACAATGCTGATGCCTGAACAGTTTGAAGCAGACGTTAAAGAATTTATCGCAGAATGCCAAAGCCATCCAGTGATAGATTTATCAAAAGATGACCCATGCGAAGGATGTCGCTTTGAGGACTTTTGCGATAGGTTTTATCCGGGCGATGGTAGCACATGGCATTGGCGAGTTTATGAGAGGGGTGAATGAATGGTTTACATTACAGGCGATATTCATGGTGATTACAATCGGTTTTTAGAATTGGAAAAGTTTTGCCATAAACACAATCTTGGAAGGAATGACTGGATTGTCTGCCTTGGCGATGTCGGTTTGAACTACTACGGCAAGGATGACCCTCGTGAATGGAGTATCAAGACTATCGCCGCAGATATTCCTGCAAATCTGTTTTGTATTCATGGCAACCACGAGCGCCGCCCGTCTCGTAAGGATGGTTACAAATTAAGGAAGATTTGTGGTGATATTTGCGGAAGAGTGTGGTATGACCCGCAGTATCCAAACCAGTATTTTGCTATTGATGGCGAAGTCTATCAAATTCTTGCTGATATGGAAGTATTAAACTGTCTTGTTTGCGGCGGAGCATATTCTGTGGACAAGTATTATCGGCTAGAGTGGGGATATAATTGGTGGCCGGACGAACAGCCGAATGAGAAGACTAAGAAAAAGATCTGGAATATTACACATGACCCTCAAATCGATGATATTGATGTTATGCTCACGCATACCTGTCCATTCCGGTTCATTCCAACTGAATTGTTTATCGGTGGTATTGATCAAAACACAGTAGACCAGTCAACTGAAATATTCTTTGATAATATATACGAATGCTATCCTAACGATTGTAAACCATTCTGGTACTTCGGCCATTTCCATGGTAACAAGTACACCGATGACTATGTGATGCTTTTCGACGATATTATTAAGTTTGGAGATAAGAGGAAGGAGTAAGAATGTCAAGTAGTTTACACACGCACTCGAATTACAGTCTGCTAGATGGGTACTCTTCTCCTGAAGAAAATCTAAAAAGAGCATCTGAACTCGGTTTAAAGGCCGTTGCTATTACAGAGCATGGTGAGGTAACAAGCTGGCCGTACTACTCAGAACTAAAAGACAAGTATCCGAATGTAAAACTTCTTTATGGTATTGAGGCATATGAGTGTGAGGACAGGGAAGTAAAGGACAAGAACAGTAAATACTGGCACTTGATTATCATCGCAAAAAACGAAGCTGGTCGTCAGGCGGTCAATCGTCTATCTACACTTGGTCATCTTCATGGCTTTTACAGCCGTCCTCGTATCACAAAAGAGGATATCGCTAAGGAAGATACGAATAATTTAATTATCCTGTCTGCTTGTTTGGTGAGTAGGCTGTCCAGAACGGATGATTACGACACTTGTGTCAAGCTGGTTCAAGAGTATAAGAGCTTATTCCCTCACTATTATCTTGAGGTTCAGGCTCACGCAAACAGTGAACAAGCAAAATACAATCAAAAAATCATGCGATTAGCAAACGACACTCATACAAAAGTAGTCGTCACAAACGATGTACATGCTGCTACTAAAGAGGATCTTTATTATCAAGATTACTTCCTTCGTATCGCACATGATACGGAAACTGCTGCAGAAATTTATGAAGGATGTTATTTCATGTCTCGTAAAGAGCAACATGAAGTCCTTGATAGTCAAATTGGATACGATGCGGCAGAATGGTGTATCAACAATACCGATGAAGTTGCCGACCTATGTGATTATGTGGATATGCCTTGGCACGAACCTGAACTTCCAAAGATTGAGATTCCTCCGCAGTATTCTAACTCAGCAGCTTACCTGAAAGATCTTGTAAAAGGGGGATGGAAGAAACGTGGTATCGATAAGTTTGATGCAGAAAAGCAGAAAATCTATCGTAAGCGTGTTGATGATGAGTTATTTGTCATTGAGAAGAAAGACTTCTGTGACTACTTTTTGATTCTGGTTGATTACATCAACTGGTGCAAGCAAAATGATGTCATTGTTGGCCCTGGGCGTGGTTCTGCCGCTGGCTCACTTGTATGTTATCTGATTGGCATTACGCAGCTTGATTCTATCAAGTATGAACTTGACTTCGGACGATTCCTTACCATTGAGCGAAAAGACCTTCCTGACGTTGATGTTGATGTTAGTGACCGTGCTAAGGTTGTTGAGTATCTGACACAAAAGTACGGTGAAGATCGAGTGGTTCAGGTTATGAATATCGTGTACACTACTCCGGTTACTTCGATTCAGGATGTTGGTAAGGTGCTCGGTTTCCCGTATGCTGAGATAAGAAAAATCAGCGAGAAGTTCGTTCAAAAGACATGGAAAGATTGCCTTGAAGCCAACCCAGAAGTAGCTGAGAATCCAAAATATAAGGAACTACTTGATATCGCAAGTCATATCAATGGTCGCCCACGAGGGTATGGTATCCATGCTGGTGGTGTTATTGTTTGCCGACATCCTTATTACGAGTATATCGGTATCCGGCATGGTACTGACGGAGAGCACGTTATTTCCGTTGACAAGGTGATGGACGAGAAGATTGGACTTGTTAAGTTTGATATTCTTGGTGTTGCGTCGCTGGTTGCCATTGATGAAGCAAAGCGTGAGGATAATATTCCAGACTGGGAAATTGATATCAACAATCCTGAGTTTGAAAATGACAAGGCAGCTTACGATTTGATTTGTTCCGGTAAGACAGACAATCTATTCCAGATTGAATCGTCTGGCATGAAAGATCTGGTTGCGCAACTTCAACCTAGATCGATTGAAGAGTTGTCTGCTTTGATTGCACTTTATCGTCCTGATGCAATGCCGTCGATTCCTATATACGTTGATTGCAAGTATCATCCTGAACATATTCACTACTTCCATCCTGATATGGAACCAATTTTCCGCAGTACATATGGCGTGAACATCTATCAGGAACAGAGCATGAAGCTCACGAAGGTCTTTGGCGGTCGAAACGATGCCGGTGCTGATAGAATGCGTAAGTGTTTGGCAAAGAAAAAACCCGAGAAGGTTAAGGAAGAAGTTGAACTTCTTCATGATGAAATCATTGCGAATGGATATGACAAAGCGACCGCTGAGTACATCTGTAACGAGTTGTCAACGAAGGGCGGCTATGGTTTCAACGCCAGCCATTCTCAGGCGTATGCCGTCATTTGCCTTCAGACCGCATATTTAAAAGCGCATCATCCGCTTGCATTCTTTAAGGCTATGCTGAATCTGAATAAAGCAAAGGTCGGTAAGGTCAACAAGATTATGGTGGACGCACGCGGTTTTGATATTCAGATTCTTCCTCCGAGTATCAATCGTTCCGGTATGGATTTCACTGTGTCAAATGGTAAAATTCTGTTTGGCTTGTCTGCTATCGGTGGTATTGGCAATACACTTGCTGAAACTATCATTGGAGAACGAGATAGAAATGGAAAATTTAAGGGACTTGATGATTTCACGAGTCGTGTCCGTGCAACGAAAGCACAAATCATTGCATTGGTTAAATCCGGTGCGATCCCTACAAAGAACAAACGAATATTCTTGGAAAAGTACATTGCCAGCGGTTTGGAACAATCTGAGTTTAAACCAGTCAGTACACTTCCTACAAAGGCAGTTTTGCTGAGTAAGTGGGATATTGATACGGAGCATTATAAGGTTGGTAAGAAGGTTGACAAAGAAACCGTCCTACGAATCTATAATGAAAAGCGTCGTGTCGTACATGAAACCGAGAAGCTGAAAAAGAAGGAAGCATATATGGCCGAGCAGACCACAAAATATCTACAAGATGAAGAACTTTGGGAGTTCCAGACTTTACAGACCTTTATCAGTGACCCGAATCCTTTCGAGAAGGCTTTTGCTTATATCAAGGATTTCTCTGAAATTGAAGAAGGTGATTCTTGTGTGCTTGTCGGTATTATCGCAAAGATCCAAAAGAAGAAAACAAAGACTGGTATGCAGTTTGCATTTGTAAATCTGTATTCTGGCGATGGTATCATTGAGCTGACAGTATGGCCTAGGGTCTTGTCAGATTATCAGGATTTGATTGTAAAGGGAAGTCAGGTGGCTGTGCTTGGAAAGAAGGAAGATGAATCGCACGTTATTGCAAACAACTTCAAACCATACAAGCAGTGGCTGCGTGATAGAGAGATAGCATAAGAGGGTTGTAAAGTGGCAGATAAGAAGTTTAATGAAAATATGATCCGTTGCTACATCAGGATAAAACGAGTCTTTTATCCAAAAGATGGGAGGCAGGTGGAGCCCGGCGGCTTCGCCACTTTCTCTGCCGAGGTGGTAAAAATCAAGCAGGGAAACCCTGTTATGAGTCGATACAGTGACCTCCGGCTAAAAGGCAACGTTCCTAGCCTTGATATGGATAAGACTTATTCGTTCTGTGGCGAGTATGTTCATCATGAAAAATTTGGCGATCAGTACAAAATCATCTATATGAATGAGTTTCAAGAGATCACTGACCCGGAAGAACAAAAAAGCTTTCTCCGTTTTATCTTGACTGACCATCAGTTTGAGATGCTTTATGAAGCATTCAAGAATCCGTATGAGATTATCAAGAATGGTGATATCAAGTCTCTTTGTACTGTTAGCGGTATTACGGAAGGTCGAGCACGAAAGATCATTGACTCTTTTGAAAACAACATTGATAACAGTGAAGCGTACACGAAACTGATTGAGTACGGTTTGACCACCAGTGCTATTGAAAAGCTTGTTCGTCAGTATCACGGTGCAGACACTCTGGTAAGAAAGATTGAGGAGAATCCTTACGTCCTGATCGATGATGCGTATGGCATCGGCTGGAAAAAAGCTGACGCTCTTGCTTTGAATATGGGTTTAAAGCACAATTCGCAATTCAGAATCGAAGCTTACGTCATGCATTTTCTTGCCGCCCGTGCTGAAGAAGGTAACTCTATTATTCCGGCAAACCAGACAATCAATAGCTGTATCAAGGAACTTGATTTGAACGAGGGTGACCAAGAAGTTATCAAAAGGGCACTTTTTCATCTGCATGATGTCCGTGAAACGCTTTGGTGGAGTGATGACCGTCAGGAATTTGCTTTAACTAGAGTGTGGAATCTGGAAGATGAAATCGCAAAGGAAATCAAGCGATTAGCGGATGCACCTGTTGAGCCGATTGGTCGAAATATGGATGCAGCAATCAATGAAGCCGAGGATGCGCTTAGCATCGAGTATACTGAAGAGCAGAGAGATGCTATTAAAAAGGTATGCTCTAGTAACGTCTGTATCTTAACAGGCTACGGCGGAACTGGCAAAAGTACCGTTGTTGCTGGTGTTCTAAAGGTTCTTCATGGTAAGTCTTTCGCTCAGACTGCACTCTCTGGTCGTGCCGCAGCTCGTATGCAGGAGATTACTGGTCAGGATGGTAAGACCATCCATCGTCTTCTTGGTTATGATATTGAGAATGGTGGGTTTGTTCACGATAAGGACAATCCTCTGGATGAGGACATTATCATTCTGGATGAGACCTCTATGGTTGGAGCTCAATTATTTTATGACTTGATTCAGGCAATCGAGACCGGCAAGCGATTCATCATGATTGGTGATGACGGCCAGCTTGAGAGTATCGGTATGTGTAACATCTTCAAGGATATGCTTGCATCTAAGGTTGTTCCTGTGGCTCGTTTGACTAAGATCCATCGTCAGGCAGCTAAGTCTGCAATTATCACCGAGAGTATCAAGGTTCGCAATGCTACGCAATTGGCTCCTTATGGCTGGGCTGGCAATGAGATTCGTGGTGAACTTCGTGATTTGGAGCTTGATATCTATAAGGACGCAAGTGAATCGTTCAACCACATCATCAATCAGTACCGTACCTTATATAATAAGGTAGGGAATGATAGTGCGAAGATTCAGATTGTACTCCCACAGAAGCTGCGTGGTAGTATCTGTACTTATGAAGTCAATAATGCTATTCAGGAAATTGTGAATCCGAGTCGTGGTCAAGCAGAAGCAAAGGTCACAATCTATGGTGATGGCAAGGATAGAGTGTATACTCTGCGTGAGGGCGATCAAGTCATTATCAACAAGAACAACTATGAGCTTCACACATACAATCTCAAGACAAAGAAAAAGGAAGAGAAGTGTCCGGTGTTCAATGGAAACCGTGGCATTATCCGAAAAATTGAGAATAGTTTTATTCTGGTTGATTTTGATCAGTGGGGCACGATCTTCATTCCACATTACTTTGGTGGGAATAACATCTGGGCAACGCTTGAACTTGCTTATGCTCTGAGTTGTCACAAGTTGCAGGGCAGTGAGGCTCCATATGTGATTGTTGGTATGGACAACTCTGCATACTTGATGCTGACGAGAGAATGGCTCTATACGGCCATCACTCGTGCCAAGAAGTATTGTGTGATTTGCGCCGAAACTCATGCTCTTGATCGGGCTGTAAAGACTTCGAGAGTGCCATATAAGCGGACGTTCTTGAAGGAATTTTTACGGAAAGAATTTTCAGAAAAGCATTGACAATTATATTTGTATCCTGTATAATATAGTTATAAAAAGTCTCCATCCCGGAGGCTTAAAATTCTCTCTTTAACTATATAATACAGGATACGGGAAAGAAATGGCTTGCTCGTAACGACAAGCCTTTCTTTATTAGCTATAACTATATAACACAGGATACACAAGGAGGTTTTATGACAGATAAAGAGCTCATAGGTAAGCTTGATGCGGTGGTTAAGGCATTGCAGAAAGCAAAGAAGAAGACGGACAAGACCCGCATTTTGCTGGATGCACGTAAGGATTTTGGAGATGAAGTTGATGAGTTGATGGCATTTTTCCGATTTCTGCTTAACCCGGCAATTGTTACTGGCCTGTCTGATGCAAAGATCAATAAGAAGGTAGCTGTAAAGCCAGATATCGACGTTCAGTATCTCAGTTGCGGATACCTTTATATTATGGGTGCTGGTCACAATACAGGCTCTGATACATCCATCGCAACAATCCAGAATTATTTACATAAAAATCCTGAGTATGAAGAGTTTCTAAAGCGACTGTTCACTAAGAACCTGCCGATTGGAGTCGAGGCAGCTACCATCAATAAGGTGTACGGCGAAGAAATTATTCCTGTCTGGGAGGTTCAGCAGGGGTATCCGATTGATAAGGTAAAGCTGAAGGATGGCATTTGGTTCAGTTTAAGCCAGAAGATGAATGGAAATAGGGGAACCATGTATAAAGGCGAGCTCATCTCTCGGCAGGCTCAGAAGTTTAAAGGATTAGACCATATAAAGAATGATCTGCTCGCTCTATACGATGAAGACGCCTCAAGGCGAGATGCGTGGGTGTTTGATGGTGAGCTGATCTACAAGAACCCAGAAAGAATGTCGGACGGAGAGGCTTTTCGTTATGGCACTGGCCTATTGAACTCGGATAGTAAGGACAAGACGGGTATCAAGTTCGTTATTTTTGATGTGATTCCTGTTGTAGAGTTCGACCGTGGAAAGTGTACTATCCCATATAAAATCCGCCGTATTGGGTTAAATTGTCTTCGCGCAGAGATTACTCGCAAGCACCTTGAGAATATTGAGATTGTGCCGATGGTCTATGAGGGTACTGACCAGAGTGTGATTCCTAAGTGGCTCGATTATGCGGTTGAGCACGATTGGGAAGGTCTTATGTTGAACACGGACGTCCCTTATCGCCGGGCTCGTCACAACGGATGTCTCAAAATTAAGCGATTCTACACTGTTGATTTACGAATCACCGCGATTGAAAAGGGTCAGAATCGTCTGGCTGGTACGATGGGCGCTCTGGTTGTGGACTACAAGGGCAACGAGCTTCGTGTCGGTTCTGGTTTTGATGATGCTACGAGAGCTGCTGTGTGGGCGAATTCTGATGACTACATTGGCAAGATTGTTGAGTGTAAATACAAAGAGGTCACCCAGGATAAAAAGACAGGTCTTGAGTCCCTGCAATTCCCAACTTTTGTGCAATTCCGAAACGATAAGAATGAAGTGAGCTACGGCTAAGGAGGAGTTATGAATCTTTCAAAGAAAACAATTAAGCATATTCTTCGGATTCTGGATAACAAATGTGTCGAAGTTCCTACAAAGGTATCTGCTTATAGCAGCAGTGGACGTAGAATTTTAACTCATGATTTTGAGCCAAAGGATTCACACGGAATGAATGGCTGGCAACGGATCGTCTATGTACCGTCCGAAGGATATTTCTACGGAATTTATAACGGGAAATCGGAAGAAGATTGGGACATTCCAGATATCTGGTCTCCTGCACAGCTTACCGATTTGTGAGGTTTTGCAATGTTTATTTTAACACAGAATCAAACCGGAGTTGCTGACACCAGTAAATGTTTTGGAATCCATATTGTAGATGAATCAACAGTAATCAGAGCATATACCTTTGATGGAGATGGATGGATGAAACTTGGTAAATATAAAACAGTAGAACGAGCAAAAGAAGTAATTCAAGAGATTAACACTGCTCTTTGTGAAAACCGTATTAGCTTCGATATGCCGGAGGATTAAAATGCTACTTTTAACGCAAGACGGAGAAATTATAAATCTTGACCGTATGGCAATCATTGATACCGCAAGCCTTAATGTTTACGCAAGGCAAGGTATGGGCGAGCGCGGAATTGTTCTTGGTAGTTATAACTCTGAGAGTAGATGCTACGATGTTGTCGCACGTATTTTTGATTGCTATCGGAAAAATGAGAAAGCATACATAATGCCAAAATGAACGACTTCAGAGAGCTAACCGTCTCGAAGAAAGCAAAACAAGAAGAAATCATATGAGAAATATGTCAAAGAACACTCGTAAAAAGGTTATGCGAGTTATCAAGGCAAATTGTCATTCGAATAATGGGTATTGGTGGGAACCATACAAAAGTAGTCGGATGTTCGCGATTTGGAACTATATTATAACAGAAGATCGCTTTGGTTTGGGCGAATTTGCAGCAGCATATGAGGATTTGGATGAGAAATTTTCTCCATACTTTTATGTTAATATCGTGTCTCCTGTGCAGTTAACAAATCCACGTCTTCCAATCAATGTCAACAAACAGATTGTAAAGAAATGGGAAGAAGGTGGTTTTATCTGACAGACTTCCGAAAACTAGCCATCCCAAAGAAAGAACGACTTGAAGTTCGACTTACCGATGGCACAGAAGAACACAATATATTGTACATAATCACATCTCTAGCCACTATTAAAGGTGCTGAGATTTTTAAAAATTTTCGTTTGTATTCTGTAGGCTCCGCCGGGGAGCTCAACTTATTAGAAAAGCGAGACGGCGATCCCTACTTTGATAAGCTGAAAGGAACAGAATATGAGTAATTCAATGAATCGAGAAGACCGGCGCAGAGAGCAGCGTAAGGCACGAATCCTCGCCCGGCGAATCAAGAAGGCCGGTGGTCCCGACTTTCTGGCTGGAATGCCAGTTGAAGAGTGGGAGCCAAAGATTGGTGAGGAGGTCACTATTAAGGTAAAGAGGATTCAGGGCAAGAAGGACTTCTTTAAGATGAGTCCTCAGTATCAGGACTTTATCAATAGCCTTGAGGATGGAAAGCCTTACAAGATTACCAGTACCGGTATGAAGGGCCAGGTTTACGGCATTGACGCACATCCTTATTTTCAGATTTGGAAGGGTGATATGGAACCCTACAAGGAGCCCTAATGAGGATGTACTTCAGAACGGACTATTACAGTTATGTTGCTACAATAGATACTTTTGTTCAACTTAAAAATGGTAACGCATACGAAGTGTTCGCAGATTTGGATGAATATTACATTATTATGATGGATGGTATGCCATTTGAAAAAGAACTAGGCATCGTAGTTGTGATTCCAAAAGAAGATCTCGAAGATGATGTATATGTCGTAACTGGCAAGAGCGAAAAACTTGAGGAAGGAGGTGGGGCGATATGATTGGTATTGACCATCGTGAACAGGGACGTAAAGAACGAGCCCTTGCAGAATATTATAGAACCTTGGCTCGATATCCGACTGAATGTGAAGAGCCGATTACATATCAGTTGTCAGAAGAGCAGCTTAAACAGATTCTCTGTGGAGAGATTACTGTTGATGAATTGATTGAAAGAGGTGAGGTAAATGAGAGACAGGATTAAGATGTGGATCGCATTCATTAAGATTTTTAAGGATTATCTTATTGCAGTCGGAATCATGATTGCGTTGTGGTTGCTGTCTTGCCTTATCAAATATGAGATTTCAGTATCCAGTTTTCCAGATTGGTTTAAGTTTGCACTTCTAAAATAAAGGAGGATTAAATGGTAACCGATATTCTTAATAGAGAAATTCATATTGGCGACACAGTTCTTAGAGCTAGAACTCGAAAAGGTCGCGGAGTTCTTTGGAGCATTCATAAAGTTGTCTCCATTATGAACGTAATGATTAAAGTTCAAGATGGAAAGTACACTTTAAATGTCGCACCTAAAAATTGCATCGTAATTGGTGAGAACGACATTCCTGAAAACTGGCATGACGAATATTAAGGAGAATTAAATGACAGTTGATTTGATCGCGTACACACAGCGAGTTGTTCCTACAAGTGATAAGAACCCTTTAGATATTGTGGAGGAAGCTGCGAGTATTTGTTATGACTCTTCAATGACTGACGACTACAAAATCGCCAAGGGATGTAAAGCCAGTGGTCACTATTCTGTGCTTGAACACATCAACTTTACGTTCTACGTCAAAGATGTAAGTCGAGCACTTCTGGCACAGATTAGTCGTCATCGACATATTAGCATGAGCTGCCGCAGTCAGCGTTATTGCAGCGAGGATGGATTCAAGTATGTGAACCCGTTTACCGGTGAAGATGCTGATGTTTTCGATAATATGATGTCGGACATTGATACCGATTATCAGATTCTCAAGAAGTATCACAACGCCAAAAACGAAGACGCTCGTGCAGTTCTTCCGAATGCTTGCTGCACAGAGTTTTATATTACGATGAACGCTCGTGCTTTGATTGAGATGAGTCATCTGCGGCTTTGCTCTAGGGCTCAAAAAGAAATCCGCGAGATGTTCACAAAAATGAAGAAGGAAGTTGCACAGGTTTGTCCCGAAGTAGCAAACTGGATGGTTCCTTCCTGTGAGGCTAATCCGAAGTATCCGTTCTGCCCAGAAGGTCGTGGCTGCTGTGGCCGTCATCCTCGGTTGGCAGATGTTTATAAGCCTATTGAAAAAAACAAGGAGGTTATTGATGCAAACACTTGACGAAATTAAGAAGAACGTCGAGCACCCGTCTTATTACGGCGGTGCAGACAATCCATATGAGGCTATCAAAGTGCTGCGAGAGTGGCAACTGGACAAGGATGCTTATCTTTGGAATGTTGGTAAGTATTTGAGCCGGGCAGGACACAAAGATGGTAATTCTCAACTTCAGGATTTAACGAAGGCTCGTTGGTATTTGGACTATAAAATCCAGCTTTTAGAGGAGCAACAGAAGATTACTGAAAGTGTCGTAGATACGCTAAAGAAGATTCCTGATGAGACTAATGATAAGCTGACTACGATGCCCAATAGTTCGCATGATTATCCTACTGGCCATGAGTGGGATGGGCTTACTTGTCATCCAATCAACCAATCCGACAAATTAGCAAAAGCAGAGCCGATGTGCAACATCGAGACTGCCGTGGTTCCTGATTGCGCCGATGAGGTCAAGTTTTAAGAGGTTTACATAAATGAGATACAACTGGAAGTTACCTATTATCGTTATTTGTGTCGTGCTGATTTCCATTCTTGGCATGACCTTTATGGTGCAGGGGCCTAAGAACACGGCCATCTCTTATGAAGAGCAGATTCAGGAAGCTAAGTCTGGCATTGAGATTCAGGAGAAGCGCAGAGCTGATCTGATTCCAAATCTGGTTGAAACTGTCAAGGCTTATGACCAACATGAGTATCAGACCTTGATGGATGTTGTGAATGCTCGTGGCACTTCCGGCCAGACTGCTCAAGAGATTACGACTCAGATTGCAGCTATTGCGGAAGCATATCCTGAACTGAAGTCTAGCGACAACTACAAGGAGCTTATGAATGAGCTATCCGTCACTGAAAATTTGATTGCAAACTATCGTGGCGATTATAATCGTGTCGTGAAGGAATATAAGCAGAGCGTTCGTAAGTTTCCGAACTCCTTTCTGCTGGGTCTGACTGGATATGAGGTTCAGAATTATGAGTATCTGTCCTATGAGGGGAATGAGGCGGCACCGGCAGTCGGCAACCTTTTTGGAAATCGGTAATGCTGAAATTACTTATCGTGAATTGATCGTCAGTGTTGGTATTGTGTTCATTATGCTGATATTTGGTAGCGTTATCGCTGGAAATATCACCAGAGATTCACTTGAGCAGAAAAAAGAATATAATACAGCAATTTCGATTGAGTCCGAAAATATGTTCGATTATGGAATGAGAACCAACGTAGGTAATGCGTTTTGCCAAGGCGCACTAGAAGCAGTAGATACCGTAAGCGATCCGCGTATCGACGGTCAGTGGATGTACATCTATTGCGAAGAAAAGCATTACACGATGCATACACGAACTGTCACTACTACAGATAGCAAAGGCCATACAAAAACAAGAGTCGAAACGTACTGGACTTGGGATTATTACAGTTCAGAAGAACACAATTCTAAGAATATTACGTTTCTTGGCAAAGAATTTGAGTATGGTGACATCAAAATGCCATCCAGCAAGTATCTGACAACTGTACAAGTCAGTTCTCATGTGAAATTCGAGTTTTATGTCAAAGATGTTCATTATGATGGTACGTTGTTTGCAAATTTGAGCGACGAAAGTATACATAATGCACAATTCATTAAGGATAAAAACATCGAAGAAGCACGAGATTATATGATTTCTGCAGCTGGTACACGAGTGATTTGGTTTTATGTATTCTGGATCGCATTGATTGTAGCTGTGGTCGGAGTTTTTTATGTGGCCGAAAATCGTTGGTTGGAAGATTAAGAGGTGATTGCATGGAATATGTGATTAAACGCGATGGAACGAAAGTTCCTTTTGATAAGAGTAAGATTGTAAATGCGATTGAGAAGGCGATGAATGATTCTTCAGATCCTGTTGACCACAAGCTGAGTGATAGTATTGCATCTGAAATCGCAGCCATTGACTCTACTATGGATGTAGAAGCGATTCAGAATGCAGTTGAGAATCGTCTTATGCAGAGTGGCTATTACGAGACGACTCGTTCTTATATGAATTACCGATATCTACATGGTATTGCTCGCAGCAATTACAAAGAGCTGATGGATGCAGTCGAGGAGAAACTTCTCGGCAAAAAGATTGATAACCAGAATGCCAATGTTGATGAAGCATCTTTTGGCGGTCGTATTGGCGAGATGAGCCGGGTGGTTTCCAAGCGATATGCCCTTGATTATTGCATGTCTAAGATGGCTCGTGAGAATCACGAGAACAACGAAATTTATATCCACGATCTCGATAGCTACGCAGTTGGTATGCACAATTGCTTGAGTATTCCGTTTGATGACCTGCTTGCGAATGGTTTTAACACTCGCCAGACTGATGTTCGTCCTGCACAGTCCATCAGTACGGCATTCCAGCTTGTCGCAGTCATTTTCCAAATTCAGAGTCTTCAGCAGTTCGGCGGCGTGAGCGCAACACACCTAGACTGGACTATGGTTCCTTATGTACGGAAGAGCTTTTCGAAGCATTTTAAAGATGGAATTAAATACATTCAGCCTGAAGATGACTCCAACAGAGTACCAAAAGAATTATCTTTTAACGACCTAGAGGCTAATGATCCAAGGAATGCAAAAGTGTATCAGTACGCAATGGACATGACAAAGCGAGAATTGAATCAAGCCGTTGAAGGCATGTACCATAATCTGAATACACTCCAGTCACGTAGCGGAAATCAGCTTCCGTTCACGTCTATCAACTATGGCACATGTACATTGCCTGAAGGCCGAATGGTTATCGAAGCATTGCTAAATGCTTCCATTAAGGGTATCGGCAAATTACATAGAACTAGCATTTTCCCTTGTGGTATTTTCCAGATGGCTAAGGGAATCAATCGTGCTCCCGGAGACCCTAATTACGATATGTATCAGCTGGCACTGCGTTCCACTGCACAGCGTCTTTATCCTAATTATGCCAATGTCGATTGGAGCGGTAATGAAGGATACGATAAAAATAATGTAAAAACGTATTTTTCGACGATGGGCTGTAGAACTGCAAATGGTTGGGATGTCAACGGCTTTGAGCAGTTGAAGGATGGCCGAGGGAATATCTGTCCTGTTACGATTATTCTTCCTACTCTTGCAATGGAAGCGAAGGAATATACCATAAAAAACGCTACTGGAGAAGACCTTGAAGGACAAACTGTAGCCAAGTTTATGTCCATTCTTGACCAGAAGTTGCATGAAGCAAAAGATATGCTGATTGAACGCTTCGAGTGGATTTGCTCTCAGTCTCCTGAGTCTGCAAAATTCATGTGGGAGAATGGAACAATGGCCGGATATGACGGAAAAGATATTCGTTCTGCTCTGAAACATGGCACGTTGGCTGTTGGTTTGCTCGGCATGGCTGAAACTCTTCAGATTTTGATTGGAGAAGATCAAACTTGTGATAATGGCCTTAATCTTGCAAAGAAAATCTGTCAGCTCTACAAAGATCGCTGCGACGAATTCAAGCACAAGTATTCTCTGAATTTTGGTGTGTACTTTACGCCTGCAGAAAACCTTTGTTTTACTGCCATGCAGAGATTTAAGGCTAAATATGGTGATATCAAAAACGTTTCAGACAAAGAGTTCTTCACTAACAGTGTCCATGTTCCGGTATGGCGAGAAGTGACACCGTTTGAAAAGATCGATATTGAGTCTCAGCTTGACGGATATTCAAGCGCAGGCTGCATCGCGTATGTAGAGCTCGACTCGACTGTAAAGAATAATCTCGGTGCGCTAGAAACAATTGTGAACTACGCAATGGATCATGACATTCCGTATTTTGCTGTGAATGTTCCGAATGACACTTGCATGGAGTGCGGCTATTGCGATGAGATTGGTGATACTTGCCCTGAGTGTGGAAGCCATAATATTCGGCGTCTTCGTCGTGTGACGGGCTATCTCACGGGCGATTACACTACTGCTTTCAATCTTGGTAAGCAGCAAGAAGTTGAACTTCGTGTTAAGCACAATCGAGTGATTCATTAACGTATAAGTGGTGGGTTGGTGGGATTACATATGAAAGAAATTATTGTTTTCTTTGTGATTGTATGGGTTATCGCCTATTACATTTTAAAAGATAACTACAAAGATTGAGGAGATACTTATGAAGAAATTTATGGCAATTTTTGTTGCATTCCTCGTTGCGGTTGGCGCGGTGATTTGTACCGAGCGAGTGCATACTGGTTATGTTGGTGTTGTTTATTCCGCGAAGGGAGTCGAGCAGCAAACTATTTCTCAGGGCTGGCATTTTATGAGCCCTCTGAAGCATGTGTCTGAGTTTCCGATTACTCAGCAGCGAGTGGTATTTTCTAATTCTCCGTCCGATTATGGCGCAAAGGAACACGCAGATTGGCACATTGATGCTCCTGCTAATGGTGGTACGATTGCAATCAACTTGACTGTCAATTATAACTTCCTGCCGGAGCATGTTGTTGAACTGTACACCAAGTTTGGTGGTATGGACGGTGAGAGCCTGATGGAGAGCAAGATCCAGAACGATATTATTGCTTATGTTAAGGAAGTCACTCCTCAGTTCAGTGTCATGCAGATTTATTCTGATGATCGCGCAGGTGTTAATACTGCAATCACCAACTATCTGAATGAGAAGCTGACCGCAGAATATGGAATCAATGTCTCTTCCGCGCTGATTGTTGACGCACAGCCTGACGATACCCTGATGCAGAAGATTCGCGCAAAGGAGCAGGCAAAGCAGGACGCAGAAATTGCAGAGCTGAATAAGCAGACCGCTCTGGCTCAGGCGGAGACTGACAAGGTTAAGGCACAGACGGAAGCTGACGTTAAGATGATTGAAGCACAGGCCGAGGCTGATGCAAATAAGGTGCTTTCCGAGTCTATCACTCCTGAGTTGATTCAGATGAAGGAAGCAGAAGCTCGTCTGAAGCATGGTTGGGTCACCGTTCAGGGTGCAGATACAGTTGTCACCAAGGGTGAGTAAATGAGGCTTTAAAAATGAAAATTTTCGCAAATATCTTAGGATTTATTTTATCCTGGTTTATCACAGTCCTTGTTCTCTATGGTGTTTGGAAAATGCTTGGGCCAAATTTTAGACTGTGGGTTGCAAGTGGAATCTGGTTAATTCTGCTTGTATTCGGAGGTTTCAAAACTAACAAGAGTCAATAAATAAATTAGTAGGGTGGGTGTGGTGGCATGAAAGGAGTTATATGGATTATTGGTCTGTTGAAGTAATGTACTACGATGATGGACATCAGGAACTCAATACATATATGGTCAAAGCGCAGGATCAAAATGATGCCATGAACAAAGCACATCATCGCTTTGAAAAATCTCATCCCGGTATGAGCTGTATGGTTCAGAATGTAGAAAAGGCAGGTGGCTGAGGTGGACTTTAAATGTAAGTGTGGCAGTGAATCTTTCTTTATCCAGAGCAAAGGTAGCCAGATTGGTCTGTATTGCTCTGTTTGTGGTAAGTGGCAGAAATGGCTCACTAAGGATGAAGTGAGACAGTTTGAGTACGAGACGAATACATTGGACTCAAAAGGAAACAATCCTAAAGGAAACAATCCTGATGATGATTTTTATGAAAAATTCGCCTTAACTCCATGGGGCTGCCTACACTGTGCTTTTAGAGATTTTGGCTTAGACCTTCCTGAAATCTCTGGTAAGATGGCCGATGCTCTTATGGAAGATTTCTTCGAGATTATGAAAAAGCATGGATTGTGGAGAAAGAACAAGAATGATTGAAAACATTGAACACGAAAACAATCAAAATAAGCAGACAGATTTGTACAATCGACTACTGGATAGAATCAGCCAAAGCGCTATTAGAGTATCAACTGTAAAAGAACCTCATACTTATATGAAAGCAGTTGGAACAAATGAGCTCAAACGAATTCTATCGGAAGAATTTAATATCCAATAAAAGTGCCGTTTTGTGAGGTAAATATATGAAGAAATGGACAAAAGACCTTCTTGAAGCTAATGGATACGAGCTGAGAAACGCATACATTAAAAATGTATCTTTTGGAATAGAAGATTACGGATTTATTTCTCTTACACTCACTTTAGAAGGTGATGGATGGGGAGTAAATTACACAGGTCCTTCCATCGGTAGAAAATACTACATCAACGAAGAGTCTATTAAAGATGGAAATGCTGCAAATTTTGAAGGTTATGAAGACGGAGCTGAAGCTATCGTAAGGATTTTAGATGTTGTTGATTGTTCTAAACTTGAATCACTTAAAGGAAAATACATCCGTGCAGCTATCGAAAGAGGAGAACCTGTGAAAATCATCGGTAACATCATCAAAGATCGGTGGTTTGATTGCGGTTCATTCTTTGATGATATGAAAAACAACACTGCCGATGATAAGGGTACTGAGGTAATATGGAGAAAAAATACGTAAAAATTTTCAAATGCCGTGGATGCGATCGCAATATCATTTTTAATGATGTTGATTTATCTGCTGTTGAGGAATGGAGTCTTTCCGAAATGTTTAAAGATGGTTATGAATACGCTGAAGTGTCTGGCGGTTCTAGGCTTTCTGGACAGAATAAATTCCTGCTCCACAGGTGTGATCCAGAGAAACTTTGTATTTGTGATTTCATTGGATGGAAAGAAATTGAGGCTAAAAATGATTAACAATCCTTTTGCAGAAGATGGCATCATTTCCTGCCAGTGCTGTGACAGTGGTGAATATCTCTTTAATGAAGATGGTAACCGTAATGGTTACTGTGGTAACTGCGGAGCTAGAATCGACTGGCCGGAAGATAAAGACGGTTGGAAGAATACAAATACTGACCTGCCGAAATATGGAGTGCTGTGCAAGATTAAATATAAAGATGGTCGAGAGGATACGGCTGTTTTAAGTTCTTGTGTTGGATGGCATACTGAAGGCGTACTTAATACTCTCAAAGAGCCGGATTATTGGCGATACATGATTGAGGAAGAGAAGAATGGGGCTTAAAGAACACAAAACCGGATGCGCTTTCTAAAATTCCGCTTTTAATAGAAAGGAAAAATGATGATTGATATTTCTAACTGGCACACTGTTGCCGACAATCCACCCGATAGGGTCCCACTGCTTTGCTATTGTGACGCAGATGGCAGTATGTTTCTTGGGTTTGCTATTCATCCGTATTTGTCTCTTGATAGAACAGTGAGCCTCGTGAACTGGTACAAGCAAACTGGTTTGCACGAATGGCAGCGTGCAGAACACATTGTAACAAGATGGAAGGAAGTGACGTAAATGTTGACTGAGATTGCTTGGCTTATGACCAAAGCTTATATTATTTTGATTTTCTCCGCAGCGGTAATTCGCTCTGAGCAGATTCTGTATGACACATCTACATATATTTTCCGAGGCGACAAGAAGAATGGAATGTATGGCTGTATTGCGCTGAACATTTTTATTATCGTATGTGCAAGTATGTGGACGAGGTTTATTTGAGATGAGAACACTAGAACAAGTAGATCGCGACATTGAGATTGTAAGATACGACATGCACGAACTCATGAGGATGCGTCAGCCAATTTCTATCGTCGGAGAGGAATTAGTGGATCTTTATGAAGAACGAAATAAAATCTTGAAATCGATGGGTGATACAAAATGAACTACGCTAAAATCGTTCCATGTGATATAGCAAATGGGCCGTCGGTGCGCGTCACACTTTTCGTGCAGGGTTGTGATCACCATTGCCCCGGCTGTCAGAATCCTACCACATGGGACCCGAATGACGGTCAGCCATTCACAGATGAAACACTTGATAAAATTGTAGATTTACTTCGACCTGATTATATTCAGGGGCTTACGCTTACTGGTGGAGACCCACTGTATCCAGAGAACAGGGAGATGATTTGCAAAATTCTAATAAGAGTCAGACACGAGTTTGAAGGAAGCAAAGACATTTGGATGTGGACTGGATATACATGGGAAGAATTGATTCAACAAGCGGCAGAAGAATTGAAATATCAAACTATTCCGACAACGGTAACAATTATTCGAAATATAAACGTGCTAGTCGATGGCCCATATATCGAATCCAAACGAGATATCTCTTTGCCGTACATGGGGAGTTCCAATCAACGTGTAATCGGCTGTAATAAGAGTTTTGCTTTACGAAGACCAGTCCTTTGGTGGACTCCAGAAGATAAGAAAGGAAAATAATATGGATTTAGGAAACGCAACTAAGTATTTTGGACGTAACGGAACTATTGAGGCTTGTTCTCGTGCTTATCGCCCTAACATTAAAATCAATAAACTGTACGAAGATGCTTATCTGCCGACTTATGGCTCAAGAAACGCTGCTTGTGCAGACCTGTACGCTTATATTGGTTTTGATGATGCAACGATGGTGAATAAGAACGGTGACCGTTGTATTATGATTCAGCCTGGCGAAACCGTTAAGGTTCATACTGGTCTGCGGATGGCTCCGCCGGAAGGTTGGTATGTCGCTATCTATGCTCGCAGCGGTTTGGCAACCAAGCAGGGACTTGCTCCTGCGAACAAAACAGGGATTTGCGATCAGGATTACCGTGGAGAGTATATTGTAGCACTACATAATCATTCTAATATCCCTCAAATGATTACTCACGGTGATCGCATTGCTCAGATGGCAGTTGTTCCGTTCTGGCAGGCTGATTTTGAAGAAGTTTCCGAATTGGACGAAACTGAGCGCGGAGCCGGTGGGTTTGGGAGTTCTGGAAAGTGAGGATACTATGAAAGTATTTCACAAAGAATGTGATGGGAATACGGTTGGTTTTGCCTGTGTTGTTGATGGGGAGAATTTTATCGAAAAACGGTTTTCCTCGGAAAAAGAGACTTTAATGTATTGTATGGCATTGGAAGACCTTGGATATAAAGAAGTAGACGCGATCTTTCTATGTGCGTGGAACAAAGAAAAGTTGGCAAGAGAAGATCTTGAGAAAATTTGTAAAGAGCGTGAGAGCTTTCAGAAAAGATTATTCTATGCAACGCAAAAATTTTTAGAAGCTAGTAATGAGTTCGAGAAACATAAAGAAAGATATAATATTACAGAGTAAAGGAGAAAATGATTATGGCTAAGTATTTTTATGTTTATCACGTTAATGATGGCACCACTGATTGCATCGTAAAGATGTTCAACACAGACTCTGTTGTCAATGGCAAGAAGAGTACTTATATCGCTGAGAAAAAGGTTGCATCTAGTGATCTGCAGGGCTTTACCAGTGGTATCAAGGCGGCAGGTTTTCAGCTGAATCAGGAACTCGCAAATGCTGATACTGCCGAACAGGAAGCAAAACGAATTCTGGCAGCTAAGATGGCCGATTATCATGCCGCACGCGACGCATATGCTGAGGCTGCCGATAATCTGAAAAAGGTAAACGCCAAGTTTGGTATTGTGTAATGAAGTATTATTTGTAGAGCACTATTATGATAAAGGCGCACCTTTTGGAGTGTCAAGTAGGGTTAAGCTGTATTCAGGAAATGATTTGATTGCTATACACGAGCACATTCATTACGATCAAATAAAAGGATATTGTAAATGTCTTGAAGATCTTGGGTACGAGGAAATACGTAATTATGATGGCGTTGAATGGCTAATTGATAAGTGCAAGAAAACCTTCACTGATGAAGATATAAGCATTATCGAGTCATGGTTTGAATTGACTTGCTGTTGGCCTACTGAATAAAAGGTGAATTTTACGGAGGTTTTTATGATTGTTATTGGATATCCATGTATTGGTAAAAGTACATACGCAGTTGGTCATCCGTATCGTGCAATCGACCTTGAAAGTAGTAATTTTGTAAAGGATGATAATTGGGTAAAATCGTATTGCAACGTTGCTATTGATTTATCGAGACAGGGACATGTTGTGTTCGTATCTTCACATGATGCAGTTCGTAGACAGCTTTTGAAGAGTGATTACGAATATGTTTTTGTGATCTACCCAGCTCCAGATATTAAAGAAGAGTGGCTTGAACGGCTTCACGAAAGATATTTAGAAACAGAACTCGAAAAAGATTATCGTGCATGGCAGCGTGCTCTGAATCATTACGATGAAGATATTGCAAAGCTCAAAGAAGATGCAAAGGGCTTTAGTGGTTTTTATGAAATTGGTCGTGGTCGATATGACCTCACGGTAATTCTGGATGAATTTGACTATGGTTCGACTTGGGACCATTCGTAATTGTTAATTGAGTTTAACGGGTGGGTGGGAGGAATAAATATATGAATGTTATAAAGCATGGAATGCATCGGGCAAAAGATTCTGAAAAACTATATAAAGTAACTTGTGACTCTTGCGGGTGTATATTTGAAGCTAAAAGATCTGAATTTCATGTATGGCCTTTACCGGCACGACCTGTTAGCGAAACGGTAAAAAATTATGATAATACAGGACGTCCGGCAGAAATACAATGTCCTGAGTGCAAATGCACTTGTGGAATTAGAATGAGATTGCTTGCAAGAGAATCTGCCTTTTTACACGCATATTGTAGGTGATAGTATGAAAGCACATATTCGAGAAGAAGAGAAAACAACTCCATTAAAACTTGGTAAAGGAACTCTATTTCAAAATAAAGACGGCAAACTGTATAAGATTTGCGACACGGCAGAATATGACGAGACGCATACTGACGATGAAGTTATCAAGGTTGCTCTATCCGAAGAGAATATGATTCAAGAAAGAAATCTCCAAGATATTTTTAATAGGTCGTTTGTGTTTGCAGCGAATAATATTTGAGGAATAAAATATGGTTTACGACATTAAAACAGTCCCAGAAGATACCCTTCTATGGTGTACTGGATTTAGATTTGACGATACAAAGGCTGGCATCAAATGTGAGCCTGTCTTTGGTACTTTTGAAGAAAGAAGTTGCTATTCTAAGTTTCATACCTTGAGTAACAAAACGAGATCAAAGACTTTTAGCGTTGGGGCAAATCCTGATTATTATCGATTTGCAGACACTTATGAAGAAGCCGCAACCGAATATAATAGTATGATTTTCGCTGCCAAATACGAACTTATGAAAAAACAAGAATATCTGGAGCAGTGTTTGCTGGCTGATAAGAATGGGTCAGTATATGGTCGTGTGAGTATTCAGTAAGGAGTATGGTATGGCAATTAAGATTATTGAACACAAACATGAGCGAAAGAAAATAAGATATGCCGTTAAATTCCTTTGTAAATGTGGATGCGTATTTTGGGCTGATGACGAAGATACGAAAATCCCAAAAGAATTTGATTGGACTGAATACTCACCGGTCAAACAGGCGATTTGCCCAGAATGCAACACAGAAGTTTCATCTTGTTTCCCGGCAGTTCCAAGAGAAAAGATTTTTGTAGATTGAGGTGAAATATGGCGACTAAGATTGTCAAACACGGCCATGAGCCAGAACCTCAGAAATTTGCTATCGAGTTTAAATGTCCTTATTGTCATTGTGATTTTTATGCCGACGACACATTTGATTCAATCTACAAAGACTATTATACCACAGCTGCTAATTTCGAGTTGCGATACGCTTGCCCTGAATGTGGAAAAACCGCTAAACAAATCGATATTGCAGATTACAATGAGGTATTCGGTAAACCAACATTTTTTGAGTGGCTAAGAGCTATTTTTGAGACACCACTCGGTAGGTATTATAGGATTCAAAAAATCTTGAAGAGCCTGAGCGAAGGAGAAGAATAATGGCGATTAAAATTATTCAACATAAAAAGAAGTCTGTAAGATTCGCTCTGCACTTCAAATGCTGCTGTGGATGCGAGTTCTGGGCAGACGATAAAGAGGCTTTCGATTATTGCATGGGAAATGATATCGTATCACAACATCTTTGTTGGAATGCGTATTGCCCGGAGTGTAAACGACTCGTCCAAAGTAGAGAAAGTCCTGTGCCGAGAGAAAAGATTTTTGATGATTGAAATGTATGTTTTAAAGTGTGGTGAACGTAATGGAAGTTTGGGAACTAAATCTTCTGCATGATGGGGATATAGAACGAATATGTATGTGCTCTGACGAGCAACCACTATTTGAAATGGCGATCGATAGGGCATTTGACTTATTTGCAAAAATAAATGAGTGGCCTCTCAAACAAGAAAATTGTCATGCTTCCGTAAGTATAAACGACAAGCTTCATTCTATTTTAGTGAAGATTAGCACACAAGACGATAATACAGTTGAACTCTGGGAGTATAAATGGGAATGTATTTATAAAGAACCTCATGAAGATAAGTCTAGTGACACCTTACTTCAGGAAGTTGTTTCTCGTATACGAGACATTCCAAAACTATTTTATGATTGGGCAGAGAATTTCTGCTGGAAAGCGAGAAAAAATGGCTATTTGCAGTAAATGTCTACATAAAGAAGTATGCGCTTATAGAAAGCAAACAAGAGATAGTTGCACAGAATCTTGCGAAGACTTCCTAGGTTGGGTCAAGGTCTGTGATGAACGTCCGATCCCTTTAAAAGACAATGTTGTAATAAGCGATTGCGGTCTGTCGTTTATTGGATATTACGATTACAATAAGAGAGATCAAGAACACTTTTGCGATGCAAACACACTTAAAAAAATTTACGAATGCCCATCTTACTGGTTGAAAGGACTTGAATTGCATGAGCAAGAACGAATCGCGAGCAAAGAATATGAACAACGATTGGTGGCTCGCAAAGAAGAATAATATATTAAGAACTAGACTTTTATGAGGTAGATTGAATGGACGATAGATTTTCAATCGAAAAGAATCACTGGGAAATACAAAATCCAGAATGGGAAAGCTATTCTCATTTCATCTGCACTAAAGACCATTATTGGACTGGTGTACACGGTATCAGCAACTATTTTCTTCAATATAAGAATTTTAGCAGAAGTAAACCAGTTGAACGATTTTCTGTAGAATGGCCGAACTTCGTAGAGCACATGTGGTTTATCCATTGGCGTGGCCCATGGGATTATATTTTTGCTTCATATAAATTATCCGAGATCAAACGATTTTTAGAACTTGATATTGAAGCCATTAAAAAGAACCATTGGCCGGATGGCCGTTGCACTTGCTACAGTATTTATGACTACGTGACGAAAAAATGGTACTATTTTAAAATCGAAAATTTGGGAACATTTTATGGATGCACGTGGCCGTTGGGTGATGATACGTGGGAGGTGATTAGTTGTGACTAAACAAATAGGCTATTATAAATCCGACTGGTACATTATGGGCATTGATGGAAAATATAACAATGCCTGTATCTCGCATACAGAATCGCAGCTTCGATATACAGTTCCAAGGTCGCCAGAATGGACAATCAACGGACTGGGTTTTGCTTACCTTAGAGAACATGGATTTGAAGATTATCCTGAACTCTATGGTATTGTATTCTATGATATGGAGTGGTGGAGACGAAAACGCTATCCGGGTGACTTTTATGTAGAGATACCAATTTGCGATTCATGTGCGGATACCTTTCATTTAAAATGGCGTTGTAAGGAATTTCGTGTACATCAGTGGTCTAACTTGAGAAAAGAAACAAAGTGGGTGAAAGGCAGAAGTAACTACACTATTTGTGAGCTCGCCCATAAATTACCACATGAAGAGTTTATTGAGTATTTGAAAGACAACGACATCTATATTGTAAACGAAAGTGGTGTTGAACTTGGATGGTAAAGATATAAAGCTTTCTCTTGGCGAGAAAATCTTGTTATCAATCATTGTTATATTCGCAACTCTCTTCATTGGATATTTTGTATGGGTAATTGGCGACAGTATCTATCGTCATTATAATCCGATTGAGTGGACTGCCACTATTGAAGAACTGGAATCTGGCATCTACGGATATACATCTGCTATGGTATCTAATGTCCCAGCAGAAAATTATGAGATGCTTACGGTTCTTTGTAATGGCACTTATATGAATATCAAAGGACATGTAAAAATTGTATATGATAGCAACGCTCCATATATCGAATATAAGTCAACCAATACTGTTAATGCTGATTCTGTAATAATTCATGTTCAAAAAGGACAGATTAAAAATAATGGAGTTAGTACAGTAACGAGGTGATTTTTATGGAAGAATTAGGGTTTTATAAAGACCAAACAGAATATTACAAAAGATCAATCGAAGATCTACTGCACCATTATACTGATAGCTGTGGCATGTGTACGGCTAATTTAGATTGCAGTGAATGCGTTGTGAATGATTTTATCAATCAGCTACGAAATATTCTGTATAGTAGCAGCGAATATAAAGGAGAACATCGATGAAAGAACTTGGATTTTAAAGAAAGGAGAACTTGATGCTTGTAAAAGATTACGGCGGTGAAATCGATTGGAATATCGGCGCGTTTTGCGGCCATGATGAAATGATGTTTGATATTGACAAAGCTTGTAAAATGGCTTGTGAGAAAAATGGCATCAGATATGTGTTTGGAAGTATATCCACAATCCTACAGGGTGGTCGTATCCCACCACAGAAAAATCTGCCTGTGTCAGAAGTTTTATCAAGAGCAGATAAATATAATGAACTTGGTATTGGAGTTCGTTTGACATTCTCAAGCCCGTTTGTTACACGCGGCGATCTCGTTGATGAAACTTCAAATATTATGTTGCGGCACCTCGATCATAATAATCAGAATGGCCTCACAAACCGTAACGGCGTTATTGTTATGTCCGATTTACTGGCTGATTATATTCGCTATATGTATCCCAATCTTGAGCTGATTTCTTCACAAGTAAAGCCGTCTGTCGAAGTCGGTCTTGGGAATGATTCTGTCGAATATTATAATCGTCTGCTTGACCGTTTTGATATCGTCGTTGTGAATCCATTTAAAATCCATGACGAGCAGTTTATTAAAAACCTGCATGACCATGATCGAGTAGAATTTATTGTCAATCACCGGTGTCTACCGAACTGTCCCATGGCTGGCCGTCACTATCAGCTGAACACAAAGCTTGGTCAGGCCATCGCAAATGGTGATGATATTACGGAGCTGCAAAATCAGTTGGCGACAGTATATAACTATTGCGGCTCTACTCGAAACAGCAATCCTCTTCTTGGTACATCTATGAATGAAGATGAAATCAAAATGCTGGTTTCACAGGGATTTAAGCACTTCAAAATCGAAGGCCGTGAAAATAATATCATCTCTTTTGTGCGTGATCTGGGCGACTATGTTTTTAATCACGAAATGTTTGAGCGAGTCGTTCATGCCATTGCCGGTATGATGTTGTAAGGAGGTTCACAATGATTATTGATTGCAAATCTATCGCACAAGATATCAAAGATAAAATCAAGAATATTATCGCAGAAGATGACTATGCTCCTATTTTACATATTTATCAAGTAGGGGACAACCCTGCATCCAACGCTTATATTAAAGGTAAATTACGTGACTGTGAAGAGGTGGGAATCGAAGCGGAGCTTATCAAGTTATCAGAAGAGATTACTGAAGATGGGTTGAATGATAAGATACAGGAAGATTATAATTATGAAAACGTAGATGGTATCATTGTTCAGCTTCCGTTGCCAAAACATATCGATCCTAAAAATATTTGTATTCCAGATGAACTTGACATTGATGGCTTTAATTCTACATCACCATTTCAGCCTTGCACTCCGCTTGGCGTTATGAAGATTTTTGATTCCATTGGTTACGATCTGGATGGCAAGAATGTGCTTGTGTGCGGCCAGTCTGATATTGTGGGTCGTCCACTGGTTGATATGCTGATCGGGAGACACTGTAATGTGATTTCTGTAAATAGTACAGGGAGCTACATGAAGAATACTGCTTACGTTACAAAACTAGCAAATGTTGTCATCTCTGCGGTTGGAAAACGCAATTTTATTTCTCATATAGATCTATTCAACACAGACGTCTGCATTGACGTTGGTATTAACTACGACGAGAATGGCAAGCAACATGGAGACTGCGCTGATGAGGTTTACAACATGAAAGATATTATGGTGACCCCTCGTATCGGAGGTGTCGGCCTTATGACCAGGGCGATGCTATTATATAATGTGTGCGTGTCACGATACGGGTCGGAGAAGATGGAGGAGATTCTATGAAAGAAGTCCCAATCTGGGAAAAAGCCACCCTTACAATAGAAGAAGCTGCAGCATATTCGAATATTGGTCAATGCAAACTTCGAGAAATGGCGGAAGAACAAAACTGTCCGTTTGTGCTTTTTGTAGGCCGAAAACGTCTTATCAAACGTAAAGCTCTTGAAAAGTACATAGATCAGTCTTATTCAATTTGAAATTTGAGCTTTGGTGTGGTATACTCATGTTGTCACATCAAGGCTCTTTATTATAATGTAAGGAGTCTAATATTATGGAAAGACGTAAAGATAACAAAGGGAGAGTTTTAAAAGAAGGTGAGAGTCAAAGAAAAGATGGCCTGTATCAATACCGCTGGACAGATAAATTTGGAAAACGGCATACTATGTACGCAAATGATTTAAAAACACTTCGAGATAAAAAGAAACAAACTTTAGAGTCTGACGTGGAACAGGCCGATGTGATAATAACAATGTATGAGTTGATAAAACGATATGAAACTATTCACAAAAAATCACTTAAGGAAACTTCTGCTTATACACGAGGGCAATATCTTAGAAAAATAAAAAACGATCCATTCGGAGAAAAAAATATATCATCAATATCGACATTAGATGCGAAAGAATGGTTCTTATCTCTTAACGAAAATGGAATGAGCCAATGTGCTATCGGAAATATGAAAAATATAATTTCTCCTGCTTTTCAAATGGCTGTTGACGAGAATATGATTTCTTATAATCCGTTTTCATTTAGCTTGAATAAACTTATAAAGCCTACGAAAAAGAAAAAAATTTTATTGTCAGAAGAGCAGTATAAAAAACTTATTGACTTTTCTAAAACGAGTAAAGTCTATAAGAAATATACAGATATGCTTATTATACTGCATGAAACAGGAGTTCGTGTTGGTGAGTTATGCGGAATAACAATTGATGACGTTGATTTAAAAAATAATTGTTTAAACATAACACATCAAATATCATATGTCCCAGGAATTGGAACATTTGTGCAAGAGCCAAAAAGTGAAAGCGGGAAAAGGAAAATCCCCCTTACTGATAGCGCAAGAGAAAGTTTCGAAAGGCTTATTTGTCAAAGAGAAGCATTAAATGATCCTGGTCCAGAGATGGATGGATATACGTCGTTCCTATTTTTGAAAAGAGGAACCCTTTCTCCAAAAGACAAAGATTCCGTCAAGTCAATTATTGAAAGTATGATTGGAGCATACCATAGAGAAACAGGCGACACTCTACCAAAGACGACACCACATACTTTTCGGCACATGTTCTGCACAAGACTGATTTCTGCTGGTATGAACGTTAAATCTGTTCAGTATTTAATGGGTCACGCTAATATACGAATGACGTTGGATGTATATGCAGAGTACAATCTGCCTGTTACAGTTGACGATTTTTTAAGAATAGCAAATGGCTGA